TATCAAGGGTTGCATTTGTTATATGGCAATGCCATGATAAAGGTGATTTTTTTGCCAAACAATGGAATAAATGGTTTATGACTAAAGAAGTTCCAGATCAACATATCATTTTGATTCAACCACGTGAGATTGAGGTATAGAGCGGGAGGTTTGGGTGGGAATTATCAGGAGTTATGCAGCTTATCTTATTAAATATAGATGCAAGAAAAGAGATAAAAATGTTTTTTTGAAATCTGTCAATAAATTAGTGGATAGAAAAGTGCGGAAGGAAAGAAGAAGGGGTTTTTGGGTAGGTTTTGGAAGTATACTGGGGAGTTTGTTTTATCAAAAAAGGCGGTATAAATGAAGATAACTGGGATTAAAGCTGAATTGATTAAAGCGAAGGAGTTAAAGGTTGGTGAATTATTCTCAAATGTGGGTCAAAAATATTGGGATAAGGCTATAGAAGCTGAAGATGGTTGTGTGGGTGAAAGAATATACATACGCACTCAGGCAAAAACTCCAAAAGATCAGGGAGAGGTAGATGTTTTTAGGATTATTGTGGAGGAAAAATGACATCTTCTAATGAAAACGATATTTTTATATATATTATGGCGGGTGGGAGTGGAACGCGATTTGCACCACTTTCTACACCTGAGAAACCGAAGCAGTTTCTTAAAATAATAAATGACAAAAGTTTGTTGAGACAAACGTATGAGAGGGTAAAGGGCATAACAAGTAATGTTTATATTGGTGTAAATGTCAGTCACATCAATCATATTTATAAAGAATTGCCTGGTTTTGATGTAAATAAAGTGTTGATGGAGACTGAGATGAAAAATACTGGTCCTGCCATCGCGCACGCAGCTCAATTTTTCTTTAAAATAAATCCAAAAGCAGTGATGGTGTGTGTTCCGGCTGATCATTACATTCATGATGAGAAAAAGTTTGTGCAGGTTGTCGAAGAAGCATGCAGTGTTGCTCGATATTACCGGATGGTGGTTACGTTGGGGATGAAACCGACGTATCCGTCTACGGAATACGGTTATATAAAGAAGGGTGCATTAATCATTAATAAGAGGGGTAATCAGGTATATAAGGTGAAGAGGTTTGTAGAAAAGCCAAATCTTGAGAAAGCCACTGACTATTTGAAGGAAGGTAGTTATTATTGGAATGGTGGAATTTTTGTTTGGGGTGTATGCGCAGCTTTGTGGTTTTATAAAAAATGTTCCCCTGACATTTATAGAGCTTTGTCGATTTTAGGTGATGGAACGGATAAGAGTCGAATCATTAACTACTATAAAAGCGTCCCTAGGATATCTGTAGATTATGCTATTATGGAAAAAAGCGATAACGATATTGGAATGATACCTGCTGATATTGGTTGGAATGATGTGGGGACTTGGGAATCATTGGATCGTTTTATTAAAAAAAATAAATCAATAATTATGTCAGGTGATTTTATAGATTATTTGAATGGGTGGAAAAAGAAAGGGAGGGAAATATGAGGGTAATTGTTGGAAATAGGGGTGTGGGTAAAACTACGAAGTTGATGGAAATGGTTATGAAAGATTCTAATGCGATTTTAGTGGTTTTTTGTCAGGTAGAGAAAGATCGTATTCTGAAAGAGTTTCTTGCATCGGATCATTCTATTCCTGTCATTGTGTGGGATAATGACACTAATTTCAGAAGGGAATGTGCTTTACATGCACATAAGAATTTTTATATCGATAATATTGAGGTTTGTTTGAGACGTACAATAGGAAATGTGGAGGCAATATCCTTGACTGGTGTAATAGATATAACATCAACGATAGAAGGGCAACAATGATATGTGATGTTTGTTGTAATAGTAAATGTGTTCATGTGGGACCTAGCTGGATGAATATAGTTTGTAAAAATTATAAGGAGTCTACAATGAATAATAAAGTTATATATAAACACAGTGAGGGTCAATATGTTATATGGGGTAAAGAAGAATATTTTGAACCTTCCCATTTGGTCAGGAAGCATTGGGCGGTTCCTTATGCAGATGAGAAGTTTTGTCGTCATATAGTGGGTGAATACAATAATCTTTGGAATGCTTTTCGTGAAAGTGAGGAGATGTCTAATGTTGCGGTGGGTAAATCTATAAGATCTATTGAGGCATTGAGTGATATAAAGAAAAGTTTGCGCAAATTGATGAAAGAAAGGGTTTTTTTGAGAAAGAAAGACTTAAAGCATATCTTAGATGTTTGTGATGGGTATGTTCAAGTTTGAGGAATCAGGAGGAATAAATGGACCACATATTTAAGGTATTTCCATATATGTGTATGCAGATACCTGAGAGGCAAATTGAATCTCAGAAACCTCGGAAGGTTAAGCATAAGATTCTACCAGAGACTTGCGATCGATACTGCAGAGATAGAAGAAGAAGGATCGAACAGCAGGAACGAATGTGGAGACAACACTGGTGGATGAAACCTCAACGATAAAGGATGAAACCAATGACAATAATTGAGGAGTTTGATACCATAAAAAGTTTAACTAATTATTCCGATGATGAGATTGACAAAACTGTTCTAATTGTAAGTAAGACATTTTTAAAATTCTTCCTTCTCACCAAACTCAAAGAAGAAAAGATGAAGCTGTTGGATAGGTTAGTGTTGGAAAAGCAGTCGGTAGAAGGAGATGAACACGATATGACAGCAGTTCATCATGTTAGTGGGTTCAATGCTGCGGTGGAAAGACTTGAATTAATAAAAGAAGAGATAAGGAAGGAACTTTAACAATTGGGGAGGATGATATGCCGATGGATTTTTTAGATATGAAAAGTTTACAAAATGCTGCAAAAGTTCACGGGTTTAGAAAGGTTGGGGGGAAAGAAACAGAACAAGAATATAGAATTGCTCTGGCGGACCACGTTGCTTCTATAGATTTCATTGAATCTGAGGAAATAAGGAATGGGATTGGCTGGGATAAGTGGTCTGAAAAACAGAAATCAGATATGCTCAAAAGAAAAATGCTTGATCTTTAACAGCGTGAGCGTGCATACGTGGTGGGAACGCGTCTGTTGAGCCGCAAGCTCGACATTATATGAGAATTTGTCGACCTCGTATAGTATGGCATGGACATTTCACAGATTGCGCAGTCTGTGGTAAATGCAAGCAAGTTCGAATCTTGTCACGTCTTATGCTGTTAATTTATAAGGGGGAGGTGGAAGATGACTGATTTTTTAAACGATGAAGAATGTGTAACGCATTATATCTGCGATTGTTTAAATAAAAGGATGATTAAACTGGAGGCGGAGAATAGAAGGCTAAAAGAAAAACTAAAACATGAGCAAGAAGCTAATCACCAAGCATGGGATCGCATAAGAGAACTTGAGTTGGAGAATGCTGAACTTTTGAAGAATAAAGAGGAAGTAAATAAAATGATAGGAAATTGGTTCTGCACGAGGGCTAAAGCAAGCGTTACAAAAAATGAGGATATAAAATGAAAGGAGAAAATCGTGAGTATATATAATGATGACAATTGTTTTGATGCAGTAAGCTGATTATGGCCAGAGAACTGTGTTTGGAAATTAAACGAAACGTAGGGCGTTAATGAAGGAGGGCGGGATGAAGAAGATTTTGATGTTAGTAGCTTTAGTGGTGGCGTTGTGTCCGATGATCGTGCAAGCGGGGAATCTTACTTATTCGGATATACAGTATTTTTATCCACTAGTAAAAGTTTCAGATTACAATGGGAAGATTTTGGCTCAACGTATCGGTGAGCCAAATGTGGCATTGGTGAGTAACTGTTTTATGAAATGTATCACCAGTGGCGGTACGCCCAGAATGTGCGAAATGATTATTGAGAAACAGGGGGTAAGGGAGAACAATGCTCTTTGTGCTGATCTCACTGACGACAATGTTGCTACATATCTTGAGTTGCGGAGAGAGGTGCTTGGCTATTAAAGGAGAGTAATAGGGATGGATGATATTTTTGATAAGTTTTTTAAATGAAGAACATTATTTTTATAAGAAAGAGGGGGGGGGTACATGGAATTGGTAAAAGATATGCACAGTCTTGTTCCTGTTTTGGCGAGAGAATCGTTAAAAAGGTATGTTAATGATAGGGTTCCAACAGGGGGATTTCTCAGGGCAGTTCTTGAGCATGACTTATTTGAAGCAGTTGGTCGTGCTGATGCGAATAATATGAAGATTATTCCTGAGATAGTGAGGTACATCTACAATGAGTTGCCTTCTGTATGTCATGGGGATAAATATATTGTTAATGAATGGTTAAAAGGAGGGGGATAAAATTGAAACCAGCAGAAAAGAAGCCAGAAATCGTTTATAGAATTATAGATAAACAAACAGGAGAATCGGTTGGTTCTTATAGTCGCGCTTATTGTGATGAATATGATTTCAATAGTGTTGCAGAAGCAAGAGAAGCTAATTGCCATGGTAGGTTTGAAGATAGAGAAAAATATAAAATTGCTAAGTATAAAGTTACTTACGAGTTGGTGGAGGATAACTGAGGGAGGGAGAGATGATGGAAATCGTTAATATTATATTTTTATTTTTAGTATTACTTTGTTTTTTAGGGGTTGTAACATGCATTGTAACTGTATATAGAAAAGAAAAGGTTGATCGGAAGAAGAGTGTTGTTAAATGTAATACGTGTAAGATGGAGATTGATAAGGATGCAGATTATCGTAAAAAAGTAAAAGTTAAAGTATCGGAGGAAGGGAATGAAAATAAAAAAGGAACATAAAGCGTGGGAAATCTTCAAAACGCCAAGAAAAGATATAACAAATATGATTGCAAACGGGGAAATGACTACGTTAATTAGCTTTGAGACTAAAAAATGAGCGTTAGCTTGGAAAGAAAGTGAATTGAAAATAGGACAATTTAAAGAAGAAGATTTTTATCAACAACCAAAGCGGGTTAAGCTGCTTATCAGTTATGAAATAGAATAGGGGTGGAGCATGAAAGTCATGGTCACTGGAGGAGCAGGTTTCATTGGGTCGCATATTGTCGATGCTTATATCAACGACGGGTATCAGGTTATTGTTATTGATAATTTATCGACTGGTAAGCGTGAGAATCTTAATTCAAAGGCGAAGTTTTATGAATGTGATATTTGTTCTGATGAAGCAAAAGGAATCATTGAGAGAGAAAAGCCAGAAGTGATAAATCATCATGCTGCGCAGATTGATGTTCGAGAATCAACAGCCAATCCTTTGCATGATATAGATGTCAATGTTAAAGGGTTAGTCAGTCTTTTAGAGGTCGCAAAGGATTGTGGCTTAAAAAGGGTTATTTTAGCATCATCAGGCGGTGCAGTATATGGAGAGCAGAATTACTTTCCAGTTGATGAGAATCATTCCACAAGACCCCTTAACCCTTATGGAATAAACAAATTGATCTCGGAGAAATATCTTCATTATTATAAGACACAATATGATATCAATTATATAGTATTAAGATATGCGAATGTTTATGGTCCAAGACAAAATGCGGATGGTGAGGCTGGTGTCATTGCAACCTTTATTAATAAAATGTTGACAGGTGGGCAACCTATCATAAACGGTGACGGTAAGCAGACTCGTGACTATATTTATGTTGAAGATGTTGTTGAAGCGAATCGTGTGATTTTTAATAAGAGGGGAAGCGGTATCTATAATGTTGGGACTGGAAAAGAAACTGATGTGAATGCAGTTTTTTGTGCTATTAAAGAACTCACCAATTCTACATGTCTTAAGAAGTGTGGCCCTCCTGAGTGGGGTGAGCAGCAGCGGAGTTCTATTTCTTCAGTACGAATCAGTCGGGATTTTGATTTTGTTACAAAGACACCATTTATTGAGGGATTAAAATGTACGGTTCAGTGGTTTAAAAATAACAGTACAAGGAGATAGGTTATGACAAAAGATATTGAATTTATTCGTAGAGCTCCACCTGATGAGAAAATTGCACCACCAGAGGTTCCTACGCCTCGTCCACCGGATGTTTATAAGAGTGACCTTGATGTTTGGTTGAGTTTTGTTTTCCATTCTCCTCCTTTTTATTCGGGGGGTGGTGAAAACGATGATTTATCGGTCTTAGAAACCACTGCCATAAATTCTGCTAAATATGCAGATTTTATGTTAAAAGAATATAAAAAGAGAAAAAACAATGGGGAGGAATACTGATGAGAAATATAGGTGAAGTGATAAAGAAGGTTAAGGGTTGTATTCCTGTTAAACGTAATAAGGATGTAATCGATGGTTTAGATGAGTTGCAACATGATTTTAGTTATAAAGCCCCAGAACAGATGACAGACTGTTGGTGTCGGCTTGAGCATTATTTAACACGTGTCTTAGGGCCGACGGATGTTAAGTGGAAAAGGGATATTCAAGATATCATGGCTGATAAAGAGAAGGTTTTAGTTACTAAAGTGCAATTGGAATGTTTTAACGGTCCTTGTATTTATAAAGCCACAAGTGTTGAGGCTATTCTCGAGGAGGTAAAAGGTCTTTTGGGGGAAGATGATGAAGAAAGTGTTATCACTTTGACGACTGAGTATATGGATAAAAAAAAGTTTGAAGGTTTAAAAGAATTTGAAGGATATTAAAAGGAGGAATGCATGGAAATCGGTGATGTGCGGGTAATTTCTTATGTTTGTGATAAGTTGAGGAATACGTTGCAAAAGACATTTGCTAGGATTTCGAGGAGGTATGTTTTTAAAAATATGGCAAGTGTAATTTGCAGCACATTACAGCAGTTCCAGGATCAAGGAATACTGGAAAGTTTTGATATGAATAAAACCTCTATTAAAATGGTGTGGAATACGTGGAGTTTATGGGAAAAGATGTATTGGTATTATAAAATGAAATTTGGATTTGGTAAGAAAGAATATGAGGTGTACTCGGGATTAGAAAGTTTCTTATTAGATCAATTGTTTGATGAAAATAACAGCAAAGATGTGTGTAAGATTATGGAAGGTGTACTGTTGAATTATTGTGATACAAATAAGAAATGGTGGTACGAACTTTACCCGAAAAAGATAGTGTTTGTTGATATCATGATTTCCCTATCCCAGGGAGTCGATTGTGTAGTGATGAATGTTGAGATATAGGAATAAATAAAAGGAGAATAATATGAATCCAGAAAATATATGTTGTAGTTTAGAAACAGCGCAGGAAATTAAAGAAGCAGGATGGGTTAAGGAAACTGCATTTGTGTGGTTGGGACAATGCAATGAAAATTATAGGCTATGGCCGATTAACCATATTGGTTATGTATTAGATGATATGGACGATTTTTACTATGCTCCCACCACTTCAGAAATATGTATTCCAGATGACTGTACAATCAAGCAATTCAGTGGAAGATTTACCTTTTACAAGGGAGGAGAACATGCAACATGCATTTACTATCCCACTGAAGCAGAAGCTAAAGCTGGAATGTGGATGTATTTAAAAAGAGAGGAGTTGAAATGAAGATTAAAAAGACAACTCTCAGTATATGTATAAATCAGGATTTAGAAAAGGAAGTTTGTGCCCTTGATGATGAGGGTAATATAATAACTATTTTCACTGAACAAGAGGTAGATGATTTTATAGAGAAATGGCAGACAACTGATTGGAACGTGGGACAAGAGGCTATTCTCAATACTCGTTTTTTATTGGAAGAGAGGATGAAATGAATCCAGAATCAATATGTTGTAGCTTAGAGACATCTAAGAAGTTACAAGAAGCAGGATGGGGTAGGGGAACAGTGTTTGCGTGGGCTCAATTCAAAGACTTGTCAGAAAGACCTTTTGAATTATGTAGAATAGATATGCTCAATTTAGATGATTACAATTGGTATCCGGCCCCTACAAGTGCAGAGATAGAATTACCAGGCACTGATCAACATACATACTTTACAGATGGGAAATACCTTGATGGAACATGCGTGGAGGGGAAACCGTTTAGAATTTTTGATGGCGTCACTCATTTTGATGGGGAAACCGAAGTAGAAGCAAAAGCAAAAATGTGGTTATATTTAAAAGAAGGGGATTTAATATGAAAAATGAAGAATTGGATGCACTAAAAAATGCTTTAAGACATTCTCCATCATCGCTAAAGAATTGTGTCGTAGAAGCAATTCCCATTTATATGCATGGGATTGAGCCTGATACAGTTGATAACACATTTGAATGGTTTTATTGTCATTTTGCCTCATTAGAAAGTTGGCAGAGATACGGCTCGGATGTTAATTGGGATGGTTGGATGAAAAAACTTATTAAACAATTAAACAATTAGAAAAAGTAGAAAAAAAATAAAATTTAAATCAATAAAAAATAAAGATAAATTAGGGGAATAAAATTAAATCATTAAATAATAACAATTTAACAATCTAATAATGGTTTTATTTATTATTACCTTTTCTTTTTCGAAGAACTAAAATAAAGTTATTCTTGTGAATAGCATCAAGTCACATTGCCCAATCTTGATAAGAAATAAACTCCCTAATACAATTTGTCCTTTCGCTTTAAACTCTATCCGTAGAGCTCGCGGTGAGAATATTGTCAAATCTTTCTATTATGATATAGAGGTTTTAGAAAGGGATTGTTGTGATTGGTATATTTTAGATGAAGAATCATGTCATTGTTTCTGGAAGTTTTGGTCAAACCCTGATAATGTAAGGGAATATACGTTAGAGGAAATAGCAGCTTTAACATGTGTTACAACAGCAACGGTGTATAATATAGAGCAGAAGGCATTAGCGAAAATTGCATTAGTTTATATTAACAATGTCGATGATTTAGATTTTAAGATTGAAAACATACAAGAGTTGAAGAAGGAGTTTGAGAAGAGGTGTAGGAAGATTAAGGAAGTTGATGAGGAGATGTATGAGACTGCAACAGTAATAAGAATTAAGGCTTATCAAAAGGGGTTTTCGTTTCACCCATCTTATTCAGAAGAACCTACCTCAGATTTTCATTCAGTAATAAAGTCGACTCCGTTCATTCCCCAAAAACAGATGAAATTACCGATATCTTTAATGTTTGATTTTGTTAAAAATTAGTTAGCAAAATAAGTATACTTTTAGCTGATGATATCTATTGAACATTTATACCCAGATATTGAGGGTAGTGTAGATGCTGCCATACGTTTTCTTATTGGATTGTCTCATGACGAGACTATTGATAATCTAAAAATAACAATAGCAAAATATAAAAAGCATAATCAAAAAAGGTATCGTGTCGTTTTATCAAAGGTTTTAGTCAAAGACAAAGTGAAGGGATCAAAATGAAATCCAATTTTCAAATAAGTCTCCCAGTAGAATTATGTGAGAAGTCTAAGCAAGGGTGGAAGATTAAGGGTGTCGCTTCTACTGATGACAAAGATCTTCAAGGTGAAATAGTGAAGCAGCAGGGGCTTGACTTTTCTCATATTCGTAAAGGTCTGGGGTTGTTTAACTGGAATCATAAGAATGATCCTCAATACATATTGGGCAAGATTGATAAGGCATATCTGGATAAGCAGAATAGGAGTATCGTTGAAGGTTACCTTTTTGAGCATCAGGATAATGCTAAGGCAATCGTCAATATAATGAAGTCATTAGAACCAGAAGATAAGCATCGTATTCAGATGTCTATTGAGGGTAAAATAGTTCAAAGAAGTGGGAATAGTGGGAGCACAATTAAGCAGGCTAAAGTGGAAAAGGTTGCACTCACTCTTGATGCTGTTAATCGAAAGACTTACACTGAATTTGCTAAGTCTCTCTTATCAGATGAAGATGTCGACACCGACGAAGATACATTAAAAAAGGTTGATATCAAAGGACTTGATGATAAGATTGAGGCATTGACGAAGATGTTGACAGTTGGAGACGGTGGGGATAAGGCTCCGGGAACAAGAAGTGGTGGGAGTGCTATCGTTGAAGAGGATCTTGATGATGATTTAACTGATGTCGGTGAAAAGAAGTGTCCTGGCAGCAAAATACGTTCAAAAGGTAAGGGAAGGGGTAAGGGTGTTGGTGAGAAAAAAGGCCCCATTGGTCGTCATGGTGATATTGATAGAAAAGGTAAGGGGCCAGCTGATAAGGCATTTGTTGATGACGATGAAAACGATAATGATGATGAATTGAAGAAGCCAACTAAGAAGGCGTTTGATCGTTGTGAAGCGATAAGGCTGTTACATAAAGCCACATGGCTTAGGATGAAAAAGGCATACCCTGATCTATCATTAGATACTATCATGCATATGACTGATAATTTGGTTGAAGAAGCTCTAGAAAAGGGTTCTAAAAAGAATATCGTAAGTGATATTAGTGGTATTGTTTCTGAGATTGTGAAACTTAAAGCGGATGATGCTGAAAAGAATAAGAAGGAAATCATCAAACTCCATGGACAGATAGATGAAAAGCTCCATAATTATGTTGGCAAAGAGGCGTTGACTCCTGGTGAAAAAGATGGTACCAAAAAATCATTATCATTCGCTCTCGATCTTATGAAGGGTGGTAAAGGTCTTCCAGTAGGCACCATTCGCGATTGGAAGGGTCAAAAGTATAAGAAGGAGGCCGAGGGTAAGTGGGTACCAGTCAAGGATCCTGGTGATGGTGGAAAAGCTCCAGAAGGGGAAGAGAAGAAGCCAGGTGGAGTTGATGGTATCAAAGAAAAGGTTTCAGCTAAGTTGAAGGAAATCAATCAAACGATGGGGAAGCTCACGCAGGATCTTGAGGCGTTGAAGGTGTTTGATGCTGAGCAGCTTGATTTTGCTGAGGGTGACTTACCTGATGATGAGGCTCTTAATGGTATGATTGAGAGTTTGAAGGGGACGAGAGAGAAGTTGGTGACAGGACAAAAGACAAAAGATAAGAATTTGGCCAGTAAGATTGAAGGTGGAGAAGGTGTTGATTGGGAATGGTCTGAAAAATTGTTAGATAGATTAGTTGGAGATATAGAACATGGTGACATTAAATACACATCTGAGTATACCGATAAATTGAAAGAATTAGCAAGTGAAAGCGGGGATAAAAAGTTTTCGGAATTTGTTGACAACCTCAGTGATGCTTTGGATAATGCTGAGAAAGATGACGATGCTGACGATGAAATTGCTAATTTACAAGAATATGTTTGGAATAAGGGTAAGATTGAGGGTGGTGAAGATAAGAAGCGGTCTAGTGATATCCGTGATGCTTCTATTCATGTGGACAATATTGTTGATGAAATAAAGGATCTTGGATATACCAGCGGTGAACTGGCTAATTCAGCTAATGAACTTAGAGAGGCTCAATCGGTTTTAGAAGAAAAGAAAGATGCTCAATCCATGAGATCTTTGGCTTCTACGGCAAAAGAAATTAAAGTAAAATTAGAAGAGTACGAAGATGTTGATGATAGTAATTCGGTGTTTGAAGATATCGATGGTTTGATTGGAATAGAAATTACAGAAGGCGAAGATAAGAAAGAAGATAAGAAAGAAGATAAGAAAGCCAAACAATAAATGACAACATTAAGAAAGTCTAGAAGACTGTCGCCAGGTAAGAAGGTATTGAGACCTAACAGTTTAAAAACTAAGTTGACACGAACTAAGCCGAGGGAGATAGTTGAGAAGGAAGTTTTAGTCAAAGAAGTTGATGAAGTGGTAGTTGAAAAGGTGATCAAAGAAGAAGCAATTAAGAAGGTGGTGAAAGAAGAGGTAGTTAAGAAGGTTCCAACTAAAACTTCATGGTTCAGACGAGCCTATTCAACTGTAATTTCTTATTTAAGAGGTGGAGGTAGCAATGTTAAATGAAAAGAAGAGTCAGAATGTTCTTGATATGTATGCTGTTGAAGACTTAGCTAAAGGCCGCGTTAGCCTTGAGGTGATGCAGTATTTATTGAGAAAGGGTGGTCCAGGAAGTGGGGTAAAAGGGCATAAAACATCTAAAGACCAAGAAAATAAATTAAGAAAAGAATATAGCGATTTAGTAGAAGAGGTGGATCATCTTACATTGAAAAGAAAGCAATTTCCAGATAACAAAGATAGGTATAACAAAGAAATAAAGAAGTTAGAGGGTAAACAAGATAAAGTTTTGTCTGATTTAAAAGCATTGAGGTCTCGTAAGATTAATCCGTCTCACATAAAAGATACTGTAAGGGATGGTATGAAGCAAAACAAGGAGAATCTCAATTAATCATGACAGTCGATAAAAAACACATGGATTTACATAAAAAAGAAAAGATGAAGCAGGCACTTCTTGACAAACTTAGAGCGATTAGTACGATGAGAATAACACTTCAAAGGAAGCCGAATCTTGTTAAGTCTCAGGAGTTGGATGAGTGGGAGGGTAGGGTGATAGCTGAAATAGAGGAGATAGACGATGATAATAACACCATTTGATAGAAGTAAGACTGCAGAAATGAACAGACACTTGGTTCCCAAGATTTACAGGGAACTGAAAGCGTTTCGCTATGGTAAACAGGATGTAAAGAATTTCTTCAGTAGTCAACAAGGTAGATTCCTCGCTAATAAGATTGCAGCCATTTATAGGGATTCCATTTTACCTTTGAAGGAGAAAGAAAAGAATATCATGCGAATTGTCAGAAACACTTATGTAAATTATCGAATAGGGCAGAGAAGTTTATCTATCTAAAAAGTATTTCAGCTAAAAATAAAACTTAAAAAACAATATAATAAAGTGGTAGAGGAGGAAGACCTTGGCTTTAGAAAACTTTAGGATATCAGGAGGGTTATCGGTATCGGATACGGTTATCAGTAATGCCGATTCTTTTGATGCTATATTGGATACATTTTATGAACTCATCAAGCCCACTTCGGGTGGGGGTGAAGGAATCGTCGTAGTGGATGATGCTAAGTTGAGCTTAACTAAGGCAGGAGCTGATAAGAAGTTATATTTAAGCAGTGACGGTACATGGAGTGGAACTACGGTTGAGACTGCGGATGAGAACACTGAGATTGATGATATAAAGAGTGTAACCATTTATATAGATCAAAATGGTATGAAGATGATGGTGGATGTGAGTTCATGTGAAGCCGATATCACTGCTTAGGGTTTATATGCTATATGGCGATAGAGAAACTAAAATTTTTGAGTGCTGGAGAGGTTCAAACTGCTACTTCTGAAGAGGATATTGAAGAAGTTATAGGCGGTGAAGTCTATGACATGATATCTACAATAAAGGGTCGTGTGAGGGTGGACGATGCGAAGTTGGCGGTAACTAAGGCAGGAAGTGGGAAGCAATTATGGGTGGATAGCGATGGAACGTGGGTTGGTACCACTGTTAAGACGGCAGACGGTGTTACCACTTTTGATAATTTAAAGAGTGTGACGATTCGTCTTGATAGTAGTGGATTGAAAGTGGCTGTTCGTTGTGATCCAATTGAGGTGGATCTCAGTAATGTTTCTCAAGGAGTGATTATGTCGAAAGTTACAAAAGCAGTGACATTCAGCAACACCACTGGCACTGTAGATTTATTTACGGTTACGGGGGATGTTCAAATTAAACTGTTAGCTGTAGCTAAAACCACTTGCGCTTCGGTTGCTGATTGTAACGCTCAAGTAGGTATCGCTGGGGATCTGGATGCGATATTGCCTGATACGGATATCACTTTGTTAGCTGCTGAAGAAATTTGGAATGATACTTTTCCATCTTCAGAAATAGAAGCAATGGGGGAATCTTCAAGAGATTATAATATATCAGATGGCAACGATATAATAATGACTTTATCAGCCCAAGCAGATTCAGGTGCCATCACATTTTATTGTTTTTGGACGCCATTGTCTGCTAATGGAAATGTAGTAGCAGCATAAGGGAGGAAATATGGGTGGAGTGTATGTAGCAGGAAAACCGACTACGGGTGATAGGATTCATGTTATTAACGAGCATCTTCATGGAAGGTGTTATTGTTACCCCACATTAGCAGCGGATATAAATGTTTCAGATGGGGGGAGTTCATGGGCTGAGGGGTCTTTAACTCAAATTGTGGCAGCAGGGGTTATAACGATGCCATTTGATATTCATTATTTATCTGTCAGTGCTGTTTCTAATAAAGATTTGTATGAACTTTCGCTTTATTATGGAGATACTGATATTGAATGTGGGAGAATAAGGTTTGCGAGGGATTCTAACCAATATAATCCCCCTCACATTCCATTTATGACTCCACTTTTGCCTGCTGGTTCAAGAATAAGGGCAAAGTTGGCCAGTTTAACTGGTGGATTTGATGCAGATATCAGTGTTTTTTATCACATGTATTAATAGAGGAGAATATTATGGGCGGAAACATAGACAATTCTTTAGAGTTACTTTCTCAAACCTTACAAGCTGATCATCAAGCATACGCTGGGAGAGTAACTCATCCGTATTTTTATATTCAGCAGGTAGCGTCTGCCGTTGGATTGTTGGCTGATCCGTCCACTCCGATAGCTCTTGCAACTGGTGGAACTGTGGCAGGTACTTTCACTGTAGCTGGCTTGGGAACTTTGGTTGAGGGATTAAGAACGAGTGTTCGTGCTGATGGTGAAGAAACTTTGGACGTGATAATTTCTGATATCACTGGTTTAACTATCACGGTTGGATTAGCTGAGACTCCGGGGACTTTAGATCTCAGTGCTTATACCGTGGCAAAGAATGCATCCGTTTTATCAATGTCCGCATCTAACACTATTTGGGAATTGTTAGGGTTGCCATTTGGTATGAGGACTATGGGACGTTACGTCAATGTTGCTACGTGGCAAAATTTAGTTAACGGTCAATTCGGTTGTTTTCGTTTGACTCAAGATGGCAAGTTGATGACTGATGCTACCTTTTCTGGAGCAATCACTGTCAATACAGATCCCATTAGATTCAATAGAAGGTTTTATGTTGAAATAACTGTTACTGATGCAGATCAGGCTATTAGTTTCGTGGACGCGGTTCATGGAGCATTTTTAGCAGACTTAATCATGATTGCTAATGATGATGCTGCAAATGCTGTATATTATGATTATGGAGCAGCCGCAGTGGCAGATGCTAATCATGGGAAGGTTTTAGATGGAGAGGTTTTTGAAAGTCAATATCAGAGTGGTAATATTCATGTAATTTGCGCAGCAGGTCTAACTGCTCTCATTCGTGTTTGGGGTTGGGCGGAGGCATAATCAATGACTAGTCTTATAAAACCTGGTCTTAAATATGATGGAACCCCTTCTGTTGGTGATATTGTGGAGATGGCAGGTTCCAAGTTAGTTGGACAGGGTGTGTACAATAACGCTACTCCAATTCCGGTTACGATTGGTGGAATTTTAGCAGGTGATACATTTCTTGATGTTCCGATTAAGACACTGTTAACGAATTTGTTATATCCATATATCGCTCCATCTATCACTTTATCATCGAATCCAGCTCAAGGGTTAAGGGAAAAGGGTGACGACATTGTTGTGGGGGTGGATTTAACTGCTACCACTACGAAGAATACCAACAATATTACGTCGGTTGTGTTTCAGCGTCCTGTGGGGGTGTTGCTTTATAATGTACCAGTACCGATTCCAGCTGGTGGAGCGGAGCTTTACACTGATCCTGTTGGTATTTTATCGGTTAACACCACGTATAGGGCAGTTGTGGGTGACGGAGTTGTGACAGCAAATTCAAACACGTTATCGTTTAGATTTGTTTATCCTTTCTTTTATGGAGTTGGAGCGGCTGGTTTAACAGGTGCGATGATTTATGCAGCATTTAATCATGCTGATCCAAATGTAACAGGAGCTAAGATTATCCAGAATCAGGCGGATACAACAAGAACGATGTCTCCCACAGCTCAATACTACTATTTTTGCTATCCGGCTACGCTCCCTGACTTAACTGTTATCTATGATGGTAACGGATTCGATGTTTCGGCTGATTTTGGTGCTGGCCCATATGTTCCAGGAACGATAGCTCCTTTACGAACTGTAAATATTCTAGGGCTTGATGGATCGATTCAGATTTATAAAGTTTACGAATATGCGAATTTGACAAGTCTTTCACAGGCACTAACTTTTAATTTTTAAGAAGGGTAGATTATGTCCATTAATATAGCATCAAATTTTCATCTTTTTGCTCAGTTACCATTAGATGAAAGAACTGTTGTAGCTGATGTTACTGCTAGGGACGCCATTCCAGCTGGAGAACGGTTTGATGGGATGGTTGTTTATGTTACAACTGGGTCTGCCACCTATCAACTTCAAGGTGGAATCACGAATCTAGATTGGGTTGTTTTTGGTGGTAGTGCAGCTTATGTATTTTCAAATGGTATCACTGAAGCAGCCGGAGCAGTTAAGTTGGGTGGAGCTTTAACTGCGAACACAACGATTAATACGACTGATTTTACCCTTATTTTTCAAGATGATAATGTATCTCCAGGTACTCCGGGAAGTTACAGTTCGTTAACACCTTTTCAAATACTTTGCCCCAATTTTAGTCAAGTTGGCGATAAAGTCAGAGTTTTGCTAGGGCAGTCAGCAGCAGTTGGGCAAGCTGGTGCATTTGGATTTTATCGAGATAGTGGTAATAGCGACAACAACCATATTTATATGGGTGTGTTCGATGGTAATGATGAGGATATAGGGTTAGATATTTATAGAAGGACAAGCTTAGGGTATGGTCCGCAAGTAACTATAAATGCAAACCCTAAAGGGGACGCTGAATTCACTCTTCCTGGCCCTGCTGGTAAAATTTATTTAAGAGGGTTGTGGTTAACACCTGGTGAAATGGCTGGAATGACAACCACTGTAGTGGGAGACGTTGCTGGTGCTAGTGGTTTGTATGTTAAGAACGATGGGGTTAATAATGAATTGTTTTATCGTTATGCTAATGATGGAGCAGAAGTTCAATTAACTGGAGCAGGGGCAGGGGTCTATACTTTTTCCAATGGATTGACTGAAGCAGCATTAGCGGTCAAGTTGGGCGGTGCTTTAACTGGTGCAACTGCAATAACAGCCACCGCAGCTAACACGTTATCAGTTATTGCAACAACTGCTTCGGCAGAAGGAATATTTAGGCTTTATGATGCTAGTTTAACAGCGGGAAATAATATTACAGCATACGTTGGTAGGGATTTATCTTCCAACGAAGGGTTTATGTTTGGTTATCATTACGATGCTACTGATCCGTTTGCCTTTTTGATAGCGGCAGGAGGGAGTTTTGCTAACGAAGAAGGTCTTTATTATAATATTGCTGATAAGATGTTGGGGATAAATGTTTTTGATCCAGATGCAAACTTAGCAGTTTACGCTATAAGCGGTGAAACTGTTATAAAGGGGTCGGGGGCTACAGGTTCAAATTATTCTGGAGAATTTCACGGTGCTGCTGATAAGGTACTGATTGGGTCTGCTACGGTTGACGGATCTTATAGTGTTGTAGCTCAGACTTATCATGCTGGGATTTCGACAAATGAATATGCTGGAGTTATTGGATTTGCGGGTTATCAAACAGGTGTAACAGTACATCAGAGGGTTGGTGCTAGAATTGCAGCGATTGCGGCCGCAGATTGGACCACAGACCATGCAAATTGGGCTCCTACTCACCTTATTTTCTGCACTCAGGATGAGACAGTTAATGATACCCTCAACACGATAAGGATGAGCGTTAGTAGTGATGGAAATGTTTCAATTGCTGACAATCTTCTTGGACCTGTTGAAAAATTGAGGGTTCAAGATTTAACGGCAAGAACAAGTGATTTGGTTAAATTCGCGATGGGTGGGATTGCTGTTCCAGTAACAACCAATGACACTGCTGCATTATGGTTAGAATCTTATGTTGCTCAGACAGGATGTAGGAACATTCGTAGTGAATTGTATAGCGGTGGTCTTGGTGTTTTCGATGAAATAACTGGTATTTATTCCAGTGTTTCAACAAATGTTATTGATGATGCAAGCTCCCTTGCCTCAGTATTTTATGGGGTGTTAAGTGATGCAGCAGGTTCTTCAGGTAAATTTGGAGTTTATGTCTCTGGAGGTGGAGCAACATCGGGGGGATTTAATTACGATTTTACAGCTGTTGATAATTTAGGAATAAAACCATTCAAATCTACGGCAGGTTCAGGATATGGAACATATATCCAAGGTGGTGACGCAATAGCCATAGGGGATTGGAATGGAGGGTACGTTTATATAAATGGTGGAATTGAAAATGGAACGGGCGATGTTGGTAACGTATTAGTTGCAAACACTCGTGGTAGTTGTGCAATAGGTAGTGGGATTCCGTTATCTAAGTTGCATTTATTTGGAGGTATGGCAGCAAACAGGACTGCTACGGCTATAGATTATTCGGTTTTAAACACAGATTTCTTCATCGGTATCACAAACACGGATGCGTTACGTACAATAACGTTACCAGCGAATGTTACTTATGAAGATAAATTCTTCTTCTTTAAAGACGAATCTTATAATTGTTCATTGCATGGTATTTTATTGGTTGGTGTTGGTGGAGCAAAAGTGAATGACAGCGTATTAGGGTTTCTATTTCCCACAGATGGTTATGCGGCTGGGGTATATTGTGATGGCACCGATTGGCATGCGTTCTAATCAAGGAGAATTGAATGGCTTTTAATAATTATGTTTCTTTGACGACAAAAGAAGATCGTACAATATACGTGGATTATGATATTGGAACCGATGATTTTGATCATGGGGATGCAAGTGGTGCGGGTGCCTATAAAACACTAACATGGGCACTATTAACCATACCTAAGAATTTGAAACATGATTTCATAATCAATGTGGCTCAAAATACTGGCACTGCACAGGAGTATGCGAATCTCCAGGTAAAAGGTTTTTTCGGGGAGGGAAGTTTATCTATAGTTGGAAAAACAACAGGCCTTCCTTCTCACGGCGATTATATGTTAGCTAAAACAATAGCTGGCAATACGTTATTCGAGATTATAAATTGTGCGACGGAGATAAATATTCAAGGAATAGAATTAAGTGTTGCGCCTGCTGTCATTCAAGGTGGGTATGGGGTTAGATGTTATGGAAGTCCTAGGGTGTTTTTTGATGATTGTTTAATTTATTATCATTCAGTCGGAGCAGCTGCTGAATATTCTTCGGTAAGATTTAAAGATTGTGATTTTAAGGAAAATGTTGACGGATTGAGGTCAAATACTTGTGCATTAGTTGAAGTGGAAGATTGTACATCTTCAACAACCAATGTATCTAATGGCATGGTGGCCGATTCGGGTATTATCTTTAAGGATGGTACTTCCCCGACAGGTAGTGTGGCGAATGAAGTTGAGCAAAATGGTGGGATAATTAGTCCGATTAGTAGTGGTGGCGGAGATGAATTGTACGACGTTATAGTAGACGCTGCTGGCGGTGGTGATTACACTTCTCTTTATACCGCGTTCAATACCGAAGGTGCTGACACGAGTTTTTTTATTAAAAAAGGCACCTACGCAGAATCAGATATTGTTCAAATAGAGTCAGGTTGTCGAGTTTTTTGGGACGATGTTACTTTAGATTTAGACGACACAAAATATTTGAAAATTGAAGGTCCAGATATTGTGATGCGTGGCAATTTGAGAATTGAAGGCATCGGAGAGGCTCAGCAGCGTACCATATTGTGGATCGACACTTTAGCAAACGATAACGATTGGAAGGGGTTCACAGTTAGATTAGTTCCTGAATGTACCACTAAGGGATCCAATGCCATTACAGTAATTGGATACATCGAAAATGGTGCGGATAGGTCTAATTGGGGAACTTGGAAGATTTACGATTGGACAACTTGGGTTGGGAGCATTGCTGGTCAAGCAATTAGAGTTATTCAATCGGCTTGTAATAATTGTGAGCTGGAAGTTATTGGTGAAAATATAGATATAAGTAACAGTAACGTAAACCAATTGCCGGGAGTTCTTTATCCTGGCGGCACTGAAAATGTTTTCAAAGTAAACATCACTAATTGTATTGGAGATGCGGCTGCTCAAGGAACTGGAGTAACACTATGGGGTAGCTATAGCACTATTTACGGTGTTTGCAGAGATTGCAGCGGAACTAATTTTGTAGATAGTGGCTCTGGAGATAACTCAGCAGCTTTAATTACATAGGGGATAATATGGTTAAGAAATTAAGAGATACAACTACAGGGGTTATTTTTAAAGATGATCTCGGTGACGATATTATATTAAACGGTGAGACGAGTTTGTACTCGGCAGACGGAAGAACCACAGTTTACGACGAGAATACAGACGGTCAAAGACGAAAACGAATTGGTGGCTATAACGGAGTGTTGGAAGTATTTGAAGTTTGACAGGGTGAAGGTGGTGTATAGATTATTAAATAAAAATAATTGATCAGGTAAAAATAATAGAGGCAGTAAAGTATAGTTAGTTTGAAATTTTACGAAAAGGAGAAAAAAAAATGATTTATCCCAACCACACTTACGTTAATTTGACTGATGTAACTACAATTCGACTTCTTGATAAATATACGCCTGCCCTTTCTAAGATTCCATTATCGGTTCTTATAGATAATGCATTGACTAACGGGGCGTCTACATTTCTTGCTTTAACCGATACTCCTGCAGCTTATACGGGTCAAACAGGCAAGGGTCTTGCAGTGAATGGAGGCGAAACTGCTCTTGCATTTATTGATCTTGCAATTGGAGATATGACAAAACTGGTGTATGATACGAATGATGATGGAACAGTTGATTCTGCTGACAGTGCGACAGATGCGAATGGATTGCAAGGGTTTTTAGTTACTGCTCCTTTGGTTGGTGATAATGGAAAAGCTCTCTCTTACAATCATGCTGGAGGAACACTTGATTGGTCAGCTACATCGATGCCCACTCATTTTGGAAACATTTGGAATGTTGATTACAATGCGGTAGCTGGTGGAGATGGAAGTGTTTGGTCTCCTTTTGATTCGGTAACACTTGCTAATGCCGCTGCTGCAGTCGGTGATTTAATTCAAGTTGCATCGACTGGAGACATTGTTGTTGGTAAGCCTCTCACATTAGAGGGTGGAAAATTTTATAAATTTGAGCCAGATTTCGTAGCTGGTTTAATCACTCTAGATGTCAGTGTATCAACATTACCTATATTTGTTGAAGCATCAAAAATGACTATTAAAGCACCAGCCGATGCACCCATTTGTGTTTCGGTTGATGATTCTGTATTGATATTCTTTAATTCATACCTTATGATTAGTCATGCTGGTCCAACAACTGCTACAGGATTCCATTTACCAGCCGGACTTGGTAGCAATGCATCAGTGTCATTTATCAACACTATTCTTCTTGCAGATCTTGGCGGAGCTTCTGCGGATGTTAAATTAGTGCATTGTGAATCAGCGTTGGGAGGGGTTAGTATTGCTGGTAGAGCAGTGGCAGGAGTTTTCTTTGGTGGAATTTTCATGAAACTTGGTGTGCTTACTTCAGATGAAGTAGCTATAGATATGGTAGAAGGTACTCTTTATATTGTAGATGCACAAGTAACAAATATTTCTGCAACAAATTATACGATTCAAGTTGCAGGTGCTGCCAATGCTTATATTGATGGGCATGTAACGAATGGCAGTTCAGGCCAAGCAATTCTACAGGATGGTGCTACTTGTTCGTTACTCCTAGGAAAGAATGCTTGGGTAGAAAGTCTTGGTGGAACAACTTCTTTAACTAAGAACAATAATTCTTCAGTTATTTACACTTCTGGCGGTCATAGCACAAATATTATGGTTGTTGCAGATGGAATTAGGCTTGGTGAAGGTGCTTATTCTTATGTATCTGGTGATCCTGAGACAGCAGGCCCCGCTGGTGCGGCACTCGTGAATAATAGTGGGGCACCTGTCATTGATATTGTTACAGGGACTCAGTATATGTGCACTAATCAGGTTGGACCAGCTAGGAATTGGATAGCATTTTAATAAAAACTAAAATTAAAACTACAACCGAAAGGGGAACAAGATGAAAAAGATTCAAACTAAAAAGGTGTTGGAGACATTGGATGGTGAACCATTAAAGATGGGGGAAGGTGTTTTAACGATTGGTAAAGTGATAGAAGCAATAACGAGCAATTATCAGGGACAGGCATTTAAGGGAGACCCTTTAAAGGCATTAGAGATTGCGAGACGTTTTCATGATAGAGAAGAAGTAGAAATAGATGGGTCTGATTTTCAAGGTCTTATACAAGCAGTGAGAGAGAACAAACAATTCACTGCATTAGTTTTAGGGCAGATCATTGAAGCTTTTAATGAAGCAAAAGATTCAAATAAAGATGAAAAGAAAACTTAATAAAGGATTGAACTAAGGGAGGAATGAAAATGTCTTATTCTTATAATGTATTGACGGTTGCTCAAACTAAACTGTTAGATGATTATACACCTTGGGCTTATAAAGTCAGACTTTCTGAACTTATAGATGAGGCTTTAACGGGATCTAGTTTGGGGTTGTTTGAATCCATTACAGTAGAGAACGATGCTATTATTGGTCGTGATCTTCATGTGACGCGGGAAGGGTATTTTGGTCAGTCCCTCCATTGTGGCGGTGGTTATGGAGATACAGGATTTTCCGTTGATGCGGCTGGAAATGTTATGATGGATGGATTCTTAGATTGTACCGTTGGTGGATTGCGGAATAAGGATGAGTCAATTCCCAATATAGGAACTGCAGGTGTTAAAGGTGAGTGGACTTATGGAACGCCTAACGCGGGTACTAATTGGTATATATATATATGCGTAGATGATAACACGTGGCGTCGAGTTGAGATAGTTGTGTGGTAAAATAAAAATTTTATGACTAAGCGAGTATAGTAAAAATAAAATAAAAAGGTAAAAAATGCGTATAGGAATAGTGAGTACATTTAATGTAGAATGTGGAATAAGTACTTACACTGAGCATTTAGTTGAACATTATCCGGAAGGTCAAGTCCAAATTTTTGGTAATAAACTAGGTGTTTTAACTGACACTGAAAACTGCCTTAAACACCCTATTTGCAGATGCTGGAGTCGAAAGGATGATTTAATAGAGCTTACCCACGCTCTTATAGAATCTGATGTGGATATTGTTCATATTCAGCATGAGTTTGGGTTGTTTCAGAATCAATCAGCATTTGTAGAAATGTTGAAAAAGTTAAGAGAAAAGAAGATTCCCGTTGTAGTCACATTCCATACGATTTTCTCTGAAGACCATCTTAACAGTGCTATCCAACAAATTTCCACGTATGTTAACATAATCATTTGTCATGGGCAAGGAGGTAAGGATGCTCTTCGAAATGTTGGAGTTAACAACACCTCATTGCTTCCTCATGGTTCTGTAAAAGTACAGGCGCGTGGGCATGATGAAAGTCGTAAATATCTTAACATTCCTGATGATAAAACTGTTATCTTATCTTTAGGGTTCATCACCCCTAATAAGGGGGCAATGGATTCTGTTTCTGCAATTTATCGATTAAAGTATGAATTTGAAAATCTCTATTTCTTGATAGTGGGGATGCCCGTGGTTCATGACAATAACTTTGCCAACATGGAGTATTGTTTAAAACTTTTTAAACGAGTGAAAATGCTCAGTTTATTCGACACTGTTCATATATATCCTAAGTATGTCAGTGAAAAAGAAATAGATTATTATGCGGGTGCATCAGATATAGCAATAGAGAACTATTATCCAACTCATCATTCTACTTCAGGGATGAGTCATTTGGTTATGAGTTATGGCTTACCTTCTATTTCTTCAAAAGCCAATATTCTTGCTGATTTAGATTCAACAAGAAGTTTAAAATATAAAATTGGCAACATTGAAGAGATGTCGCAAAAGTTGCGTATTTTAATTCGTAACGATGATATTAAGAAAAAATTGAAAGAAAACTGTTTAAGTTATGCTGAGGAAACTTCTTGGGATAAAACAGCAAACATACACATCGGTTTGTACAGCTCGTTGGTTGCTGAATGAGAGGGTTATGGTAGAAAAAGGTTTAAGGGTGATGATTAACGGGTTTTACGGTGCTCACAATAGTGGTGATGAGGCGATGTTGCGCAATTTTGTTTATAACATGCAAGCTCACGACCCTGAGTGCATCACATTGGTAGCCACTGATAAGGCTCAGTCATTCAACTATAAGAATGTTTATTTTGTTTCTTCAGAAGATCGTGCTCAGCTAACAGAAACGGATGCTTTTATCTTGGGTGGAGGGGATCTCACTCCAGCATTTGGGAATCAGCTTTTATTGCATGCGAAGAAAGTTGGTAATAAATGTATTATGTTGGGAGCCAGTATCAATGATGATTGGTTGTATGAAAAGATGAGGGACATTTATGTAAAGTCTTTAGAATTATTTGATCTTATTTTTGTAAGGGATCTTCAATCTAAAGAAAATCTTGATAAGTTGGGAATAAAATGTTCAGTGAAAACTGATATATCAGTAGGTTTACCTTCTGTACCAATAGAGTTTAAAAAAAGTGATAAGCATGTTACTTTATGCATAAGGGAAGTTCATCCTGAGTATGAAGTGCGCATGGTTGCTTTGGCAAATAAGGTTGTAAGGTTTTTGTTAAAAGAAGGGTTTACAATCACTCTACTGCCTCTTTGTTATGAAGATAAAAGGTCTTATGAGTATTTTACGAAAATTGATCCTAAGATAGAGATGATTTACACTCTCAGCCCTCAACAGCATAAATATGTTATTGGTAATTCTGATTATGTTATTTCATTGGGTCGCCTGCATCCTTTGATATATGCTATTGATACGGTTACACCTATGTTGGGAGTGGTTTATCCTATTCTTGAAACTCCCCGCTATCATAAGATGCCCGCGTGGTTTGAGTATATCAATAATGATTATTTGCTTAATTTTAATTTGAAGATGAAGGATTTTGAGAAAAAGTTTAGGGAGTTGAATGATCATAAAGATGAAGTTAAAAAACAGTTAGTTATTCAAAAAAAATCTCATGATAAGTGCAATAAAGAACAGTTTAACGAATTGATCAATTTTATAAAGGGAAAAAATGATAACACCTAATTCGATTAAAGAAGGGCCGCCAGAATATTATGATAACGCCTTTTCTCGTGGAACTTACCCTAATTTTTTTCAGATAGCAGGGTATGTCATGGATTCTTTGGATCGGTTTAAAAGTGGTAAATTATGTGTAGCGGAAGCTGGCGTGAGACTTCCCGCATTTAAGCAGCCCTTTTTGGATATTGGATGCGGAATGGGTCGTGTTAGTCTGGTCGGTTATTATGGACATGGATTACGGATAGATGGTGTGGATTTTTCTTCTTATGGTATCAATCTTGCAACATGTTACCAATTGAAGAATGTTACTTTTTATCAAAAAGACGTATGGAATTTTACTGATTATGATAAATATTCAGTTTTTATTATGACTGAATTTTTAGAACACATTAAGGACGATGTTAGGTTTATCCGAGAAAAGATTCCGTCAGGGTCGTTGGTGATAATATCGTTACCCAGTCCATTGTTTGGGGATACGTATCATTTACGTTATGCTGAATCAGTTTCTGATATTGTTAATGCATATGAAAGTGAACTTAATTTCATCGAAGCCAAAGTCATTGGTACAGGGACTTATGGTGCAATAGCTTTGAAAAAATAAAATGAAAATAACAATTGCAATAAATACAGCTCAGGTGGATTATCCTTATACGGCTTTTCCAAACACTCATTTATTCGAATTAACAATGAGAAGTTTGAGAGAACAAACTTTCAGGGATTTTGAGGTAGTCGTAGCGGATGTAAATTATGATGAGCGAAAAGACTATTTCAAAGAAAATCCTGAAGATTTCCCAATTAACCATGTTAAAATTAAACCTAATGTGTGGATTCCGTTCAATCATTTCGCTATTTCAACGACAAAAAACACTTGTCTATTACACGCTAAAGGCGGTATTGTTGCTTCTATTGGTAGTTGTGTTAGGTTTGATAAGCACTTTGTAGAAAAGGTTGTTGAGGGGGTTGAAGATGGAAATTGTATTATAAGTAGATTTTCGATTGAACGAGGCGATGAAATTGTTTTTAAAGATTTGCGACCTGATGATGCTGTATCTGTTCACGGCAATGTGGCAGCTTCAATGGAAGATTGGTTACTCATTAACGGGTACGATGAAATGTATGACGGTTCCAAAGGGATAGAAGATTGTGATGTTGGAGAAAGACTTTTAAGAGCTGAGAAGGAAATTAAAATGATTGATGGGGGAGTGGTATACGAAGATCATATCACTTGTTATCCGTTGTTGACAAAATCTCCAAGATTTCAAAAGTGTCAATTTTTATGGTGGACAATTTCTGCTGATAGAAAACAGATTGCTGCGAATAAGAATTCCTTAACGGATCTTGAATATGATTATTTACAGTCTTGTAAGTATGGAGATACAAGAAGATTTTGTTTGAGAAATTTAAGGTGTATGTATTGTTCCGAAGATTTTGAATGTTTTTTTGGAAAGTCGGCTCATTTAACAAAACTCTATATGCATCCTTCATTGATATTTGATTTAAAAGAACAGCAAAAGAATCCAAGGTTAGCAGTTAAAAGGTTAGCGAAACTTTGTGAAATTGATAATCTTAAAAAATTTGTCGGAGAAGTGTGAGGGGTAAGGTCATGGAAGATCATTTTCAAGAAAGATATGTCAAGCATCAACAGCAAAAAGGGGAAGTCTTGCAGCAAATTGTGGAGGAAAGACATTCTAGTAGGATCTTTTCTGATAAAACAGTGAGTGGGGAGGATATTGACACGTTACTCGCCCACTCACTATATTGCCCTTCTTCTTGTAATAGGCATGCGATTGAATTATCTATTATTAGTGATAAGGATCTTAAGAATTTATTAGGCGGAATATTGGTGGGTGGGGTTGGTTGGATAAATAGAGCAAGCCATATCATCCTTATTTTTGCTGATTCTGTTGCTTATAAAGCTGGAGATGAAGTTAAGTTTATGCCATATTTGGATGCTGGAATCATTATTCATCAATTGTATTTAACTTCTGCTGCATTAAGGTTGAAGTGTTGTTATGTGAATCCCAACATTAGAGAAATGAATTATGATCATTTCAAGAAGGTTTTTAGTGATAAAATATTTTGTGGGGCATTCGCAATAGGGAAAGAGGTGAGTGTTGCCTAAAATCAGTGTGATATACACGACCGCAAGAGGTGATTGTCCAATGAGGGAGAGGCCTGGGGTGAATCAATTTTCTGTATTTTTGGATTCTCTTGAAGAACAGGTGTTTAAAGAAGAAATTGAAGTGATCATTGTTGATGCATTGAAAGATGTGAAAATAGAAAATTCAAAATTGCCTGCGTATTTAACTGAACGTAAAGAATATAATTTTTCTAAGTATTCTTTTCCTGTAAAGCACATCAAACCTCTTCCAAGTTGGTGGTTGGAACATGGGTTCAGTTCTTATTGTCATTGTGTTAATAGCGGTATTATTGCAGCAGATGGAGAATTGATTATTTTATTTGATGATTGTTCAAAGATAATGGGAAGAGAAAATATAAAATTGCAATGGGAATGGTATAAAAAAGGTGATGGTAAGCAGTTTGCAAGATCTATTTATGAATATTGGATTGGGGATAAACCAAGATTGAATTCTGTTGAAGGAAAGCCGTCGTTTGGGAAAATTGTAAGGCATATGAGTTATGACCGTTTAGAAGAAAAAAATAAATTGTATATAGAAGAGGAATCATTTGGTTCTTATGGGTATTATTCCTTTAGTTTGGATGTAATTTTAGCACTCAATGGATACAATGAATTGTTTGATGGAGCTAAAGGTGCAGAAGATTTTGATATTGGCAATCGTTTAATGGCTTATGGTTGTAGGTCTATCGTAGATATGAGATTGAGGGTAGTAGAGTTTTCTCATTATTCCACTGCGTTTCATGGTTTGAATGTTGGGGTGGGAAGAAAAAACAATGTTTCCACTCACGAAGCACTTTTGCATCTTTGGGAGCCTGATTGGAAGGATCGTGTTCGGGAGAAAAAAACTTTTATAAAAGCGAATGATAGACCTATGACCGAACAAGAATACAATTATATGTTAGAAAGGAACAAGGTTTATGTTCCTAATTTTGTAGAAGATGAAGTCATTAAAAGAATGAAAACTCATCCACCAATTTTTGATTTAAAAGATTTGAGGAAAAAATATCGTGAAGGGTTCTATAACGAGAAATAAAAAGATTAAAGAACGTATTTACATTACTAAAGACGAGCTAGAATCTATTGAAAGTGGGCTGTCTTTAGATGCTCATATTCAACGATACGGATTTGTTCGTCAATATGCTCATGGGAATGTTTTGGATTGTGCGTGTGGATGCGGTTATGGAACTTATATGTTATCAAAGAACCCTGATGTTGAATCAATTGTTGGGGTGGATGTTTTAAAGGGAGCGATTGAGTATGCGAACCTTCATTTTACTAATGATAAAGTTTCTTTTAGGTGTGGCGATATCGGGAAGATGGTATTGTTGAAACAGGTTGATCAGTTGATTTCTATTGAAACAATTGAGCATCTTCAGTATCCCTTGGATTTAATAAATATGGTTGTAAAGAATAATATAAACGAGTTGATCATTTCGTTCCCAACCAAAAAATCAACTCATTACAATAAATACCATTACCATGATTTTACCTTTAATGACATTAAAATGTTATTAAGTGATCAATACAGAATAAGAGATTCGTTTGAATACAAAAGAGAAGTTGGGTTTGTTTTTTGTGTTCGATCAAAACTACAAGAAAGGAATAAGAAATGACAAAAGAAAAGTACAGTCAAATAGCGGAGATCACCACACCACCTCCACAAACTCCTTGGAATAAAGATACTAATAATCTTAGTTACGTTTATTTTCCAAACTTAAAAACAGTTTATTGTATCACTTATCGAACAGCATCTACGTTCATTAAGAGATGGCTTTATAAGTGTGAGAATAACCTTGAAGAAACGGATGTCACTACAGCTACAGTTCCAATTCATCAATTAAAATGGAATCGTTTGACACCATTGCAAGTTTTGGATAAAAAAGATTGTTTAAGGTTCGCAGTCATTAGGCATCCAATAGACAAAATGTTGTCAATGTTCTATTGTTCTGTTTATAATAGGCCATATGATTTTAGATGGTGGAAAAGGTATTTGCCAAACCGTAAAAATAATCACGTTTCTTTTGATGAATTTATGGAAGTGATTGCAGAAAGAACTGTTGATTGGGAAAATGCTGATATACATTGTTTTAATCAAAGCAGTTTACTAACTCATGATGACAAATATTTACCTACTCACATAGGTCTTTACAGTGACATTGAAAAGTTTTTGGCAAACATAGCAAAAATTAAGAATATTCTTCCTCCAGATTTTAATAAAAAGATTAACACTTCAGCGTATTGTTTGTACACTAAAGAAAAACGATCTGAGGTTTCTAAATATGCGAAAAAAATGATTGAAAAAAGATACGAGAAAGATTATGAATTGTATGATAAAGTTAAAAAATCGGGAGGGATGTTATTATGTCAAAAGACATGACTTGGTTTACCATTATGTCACAAAAAGTAATTTGGTTCACTGGACTCCCTTGTAGTGGGAAAACAACCGTGGCTGATTTGGTGGCAGAAGAATTGCATCGTTTTAATGTATACCCTGTTCGATTAGATGGTGATGTTGTTAGAAAAGGGCTTTGTAAGGAGTTGGGGTTTTCTAAAGAAGATAGGCGTAAAAATTTAGAACGGATTGGTTATGTTTGTGAAATTTTGAGTAACAGTAATGTTTTAACATTAGCCACTTTCGTTTCTCCTTACAGAGAAACAAGGGATTGGTTGAGGGAAAAAGTTGGTGAAGAAAATTTTGTTGAAGTTTATTGTAAATGTTCTGTTGAAGAATGTATCCGACGAGATGTGAAAGGAATGTATGCAAAAGCACTTAAAGGGGAGATTAAGGGTTTCACGGGCGTGGATGATCCTTATGAAGTGCCTCAAGAAGCTGAAATTGTTTTGGATACAGAGCGGGAAGAACCAAATGATAGCGGAAGAAGAGTTCTGGAAAGGATTCTTTTTAAACGATGAAGAAGTTAAGAAAAATTAAACTTGGTACATTAGGGGTATCGGGTATTTTTTACCGTATTCATATTATCATTCTTCAATCGATTTTTTTCTACATTCTCACAGGGGAGTGGAAATGGGCGATAGGAACTTCGATATTATGGAATGCCATTTGCACATTGTTATATTATAATTACCATTATTGGTTTGCTAGGTTATTCAAAATAGGGAGGAATAATGAGTGAAGAAATAAAAACAATAAAACACATCATGGACGTCCAGGGGTTCATTTCAATTATAGTGGGTGAATTGGAAACGAGAGCAAGATTTCATGATAGGTCGAAGCTATATTCTCCTGAAGTAGAAACATTTGATGTTTATTCTAAGAAGCTCAAGGGGTGTACTTATAATAGCGAGGAGTATAAGCAGTTTTTAAAAGGGATGAAGCCAGCTTTAGATCATCATTATGCTGAAAATAATCATCATCCAGAACATTGGGAAAATGGCATTGCCGATATGGATTTGGTTGATTTAACAGAGATGCTTTGCGATTGGAAGGCTGCTACACTTAGGCATGATGATGGGGATTTAATAAAAAGTATAGAGCAAAATCAAAAGAGATTTGGATACTCTAACGATATAAAAAAGCTGTTATTAAAAACGGCAAGGAGATTAAAATGAGGAGCATGTTTATTGGTCGATATCAACCGTTTCATGAGGGTCATTTTACGCTCATTAATGAGGTGTTGAAGGAAGAAGGTGGCAAGGTGTTAATTGCTTTGCGTGATACACCTATCCGGAATACAGATCCTTATTCCATTGAAGAGCGTATTGAAGTGATTAAGGTTTATTTTCCTGATGCAGTTTTTTATCCTTACGAAAACGGTTGGAAAAGTGCTGACGTGGTTATTGTAGGCATTCCCGACATAGGTGAAGTTTGTTATGGACGAAAGGTTGGATGGGGTATGAGGGAAATCAAGTTGGATGAAAAAACAGAAGCAATTTCAGCAACGAAGATTAGAGCAAATATGAAAGAAGAGAAATGAAAATTTCGGTTTGCATGAATACAGCACGTGCCGATAGATGTACGGGAAGGGAAACAAATTTCCATATTTTTGAATATCTCATGGAGGGGTTGAGGGAACAAACTTTTAAGGATTTTGAAGTTGTTATTTGTGATGTTTTGTGGGAACAAAGAAAAACATATTTCATAGATCATCCAGAAAAATTCCCAATAAAACATATTCCACCAAAACCAAACATATGGGTTCCTAACGGTTACTGTGCTATTTCTACAACTAAGAATACTTGTTTACTTTATGCGCAAGGTGAAGTTGTAGTTTTTACAGATGATTATTCGACTTTTTCTCCAAAACATTTGGAACTTATTGTTGATAAAGTCACTGAAACACACTGTGTTGCCAACACTTATAATATTTATGCAGATGACGAGTTGGTGCATAGGGACAGGAGGAGGTCTGCACGCAATTTAGTTACTTACGGGAATATAGCATTGTACCTTGAAAGATTTTTAGATCTCAATGGTTATTGTGAAATGTATGATGGTTCAAGGGGGTTAGAAGATTGTGATATGGGGGTTAGGATGCTTAGGAGTGGAATGACCACTGAATTGATACAATATCCTGTAAAGTATCAGCGTCACATTGAAAATTATCCATTACAAAAGAAAAGCAATATAAAATGTCCGAGATTAGCCGAAACTTTATCCAACAATGATTATAGAAAAGGCATTCATCGAGCGAATGAGATTCCCTACACTGATGAAGAAATGAAGATACTTTTTGAATGTTCTAATATTGTTCAAGGTCATAGATGTAAATATGTTGATAAGCATGGAAAACCTGTAGTATGTACTAGCGGTTTTATTGAAGGTGGTAATCCTAGATACAGTGATACACATTTAATTGATAAGTTCACCAGACATCCATCATTACTTTTTAGCCTTAAAGAAATGAGAAAAGACGTCCCAATGGCTTTAGAGAAGCTAAAGGATGTTTGTAAAGACATGTTGCCTTAAAGGAGGTTGATTATGCCAGTTTCGTATCATGAAGGTTATGATTGTTTTAAAAAACTTATTGAAATGTATCAACCAGAAGATTTGTTGGATGTTGGAATGGGTTATGGTAATATAGGAAGTATGGCTCAAATTATTATGCCAAGACTTGAACTTAATGGTATTGAAATTTGGTTGCCGTACCTTAGTCATGAAAATTCTCAGGCAAAAAGATATAAAAGAATATTCTTGGCAGATATCAAAGATATGATTGGTAAACTTTGGCCTGTTGATATTGTAGTTGCGTGGGATGTGATAGAACACCTCGAAAGGGAAGAGGGGATTAATGTTATATATTATTTAAAATCAATCGCAGAAAAAAGTTTGTTAATAAGTCTTCCAATTATCGATTATCCACAAGGCGCAGTTTATGGAAATAATGCTGAGATTCATAAGACTCAATGGAAAGTTGAAGAGATGGAAGAATTAGGTGCGGAAACAGTGTTTAAGGGTAAAGTGATTGGGGTTTTTGAATTTAAAAGAAGTACAACAGAAAGAGAGGGTAACGATCATGATAGAAGATAAGAAAATGAAAAAGAAAGCAAACAATAAGAAGGTGAAAGATACGAATGATAAGGCGGAAGTCGTAAGTCAATTTGGACCGGATTATTATAATGAAGATTATTACGTAACTCCGGATGGTAAAAAGTTTGAAACTCCTGATGGTGAAACTTTAGGATGGAGTTATCAGAATCCTGATGGTGAGTTTTTGGGTGCTGATGATATTGTAAAGGCGTGGAAATTGGTGTTTGATCCAAAGAAAATGTTGGACGTAGGGGCTGGGCGGGGAACATTTGTGGCATACGCTCATAATTATGACATAGAAGCGGTGGGTTTTGATTTTTCATCGTGGGCTGTAGGCGACAAGGGAAGGTACCCGAACTGTAAGGCTGACTGGTTGGAACAACACGATGCCACGAAACCTTGGCCATATAAAGACAATCAATTTGATATGGTAACATGCTTGGATTTGTTGGAACATATTTATGAAGAAGATATTCAATTTGTTATTGATGAAATGTGTCGAGTTTCCAAGAAGTATATTTTCTTGCAGATTGCCAGTTTGCCCCATGATGAAGGTGTTTGTTTTAAGAAGGGTCAGAAGATCCCTGTTCAGTGGCAAGGTTGTGCTGTTGCTGGTCATGTGATTATTCAGCCTAAGAAATGGTGGATTAAAAAAATGTATCGGAATGGTTGGAAAATGAATAAAAATATATTGGATTGGTTTTTGAGTGTAATGGATAGTGATGTCATTTCTAATTGGTTACAAAACACTATTGTAGTTATGGAGAAAGAAAATGACAAATAATTTATTGCCCTATAAGAGTTCCACACCAATTCATTTTTATAAAAGGGAAGATCATTCTTCAATTGATATTGTTGGCGGTAAGATTTTTGAACAAATGAAAGAACATGGCTATAGTGTAGAATTGAGATCGGCTAACAATGTTAATAAGCCAGAAATAAATCCAGTGGATGTTGGGATTGTTTATGGGCTCGTTCGAGATTTAAAGAAGTTGTCTCGATATAAAATAAAAGTGGCGGGGTTAGTTTGTGAAGAAGAATTGACTCCTCATAATATTGAGTTAATTGAAGAAGCTGATTTAGATCAAATATGGGTGCCGAGTGAGTTTGTGGCGAACTTTTTTGTTCAAGCTGGATTTACAGAAAAGGTTACTGTTGTACCGCATGGAATAGACGATTCCCCTATTATTGAATGTAAAAATAATGGGGAAAGATTCGTAGGTTTAATGATATACAATTCATACAATAGATTGAATGATCACGTAAAGAGAAAGAATCCGTTTAAGGCGGTCGAAGCTGTTAACTCTTTAAATGGATCGTTAGACCTTTTGTTGAGATTAAAAACAAAGCATCAAGGGTATTACAATAAATATGATTTAAAAAGGGTCGAATTTATTGATCAATATTTTGAAAATGTGGATGAATTATATAGAGAGTGCAATTTTGTACTTTATCCGTCAGATTCGGAAGGTTTTGGGCTAATTGGCTTGGAGTGTTTGATGAGAGGAATTCCATTGATTTCCACTAAAACTGGTAACGATTATCTGGATAAAGATATCGAGTATGTCCACATTGAATTACCAGTGACCGTAGAAAAGATTAAAGCAGCTATTTTGAAAATGGTGAGTAATTATCAATACTATAGAAAGCAATCCATTCAACAAAGGGATTTACTTTATTCTAGGTTTTCTTGGCCTGAGATTGGTAAAAAAGTTGATATCACTATGAGTAAAATTATACGTAAAATTTATGGGGTAAAGTAAAAATCTCAAATAAGAAAAGGTATACTTCTTTCCATTATGAACGGTGACTTTAAGGGAACAGCGGAAGAATGGCGTGGTTATGCTGGTCGCGCGTTAGAAGATATCGGTAAAGATATAACTGAAGTAAAAAAAGAATTGAAGGAAATTAAGGTAGATATTTCTTCCCATAAAATGAGTATTGTTAGGTTGAAGTTGAAGAGTGGGATTTGGGGGGTGATTGGAGGGGTTCTTACGATTTCGGTATCCTTTCTTATATCCCTTTTAATTGGCAAAAAATTCTTGTTATTTTAAAAATAATCATAAAAAATAAAAATAACAAATAAAAGAGGGTATAATGTGGTCGAATTTAGGAGCTTTTTATTCTAAAGAAAAGGAAAGGAGATTTAAAAATGGCTAAAACGAACGAAGATAAACTTCTTAAAGCTATCGGAAATTTTTTGGATGGTGCTTTAGAGAAAACTGAAAATGAAGAAGATAATCTCGAAGAAGGTGAGGAGATTGTTAAAAAGGCTATGGACGATAAGCCTGGAAAAGAAAAGAAAGATGATAAGAAAGATAAGAAAGATGATGATGATGATGATGATGATTTAGGTAAGAAATGTAAGAAAGGTGAAGTTGAGGGTGGAGAAGATAAGATTAAGCCCGGAAAACCTGCGGTAGATAAAATTGGTAAGAAATCTTTTTCTGGTTCCGATGAAGAATATAACGAATATTTGGAGTTAAAAAAAGCGAAAGATGAGGAAGAAATGAAAAAAGCAAACGAAGAAAAAGAAAATTTTCAGAAAAGTATCACAGATTTAAAAGATGTGGTTGTTGATTTGAAGTCTAAAGTTGAGCTTATGTCAAAACAACCGAACGCTAAAAAATCTGTTGATGGTGTTGATTACATCAAAAAATCTGAGAATAATGATGAGGGAAAAGATGTAGATGAGTCCACGCCTACAAGTGGTATGCCAAAACATATTATGAAGGCAAGAGTTGCCAATGTTATGTTTGAAAAAGGTGTTAAGGAGAAGAAATTGACGGCTGCTGATGTAGCTGAATATGAACACTCTGGAACACTTTTAGATCCTGCTAAACGTGGTCTTGTTAAATCGTTGGTGAGTGAAGAAATTAAAAAGGGTGGATTTCAAGGATAATTGAATGTAATCGTTAAAGGATAGGAGGAAAAAAAATGAATCCGGATTTAATTTTTGGTCAAGATGCTTTTGTAGCTGATACAGATATGTTGGAAACTTTAACCAAAACCTTAACGGCAGGTTATGGTTATGAAGGTGCTCCTGGAGCACTGGCTGGTGGTGGAGCTTTGCAGGTTGAATCTCTTGATTCAACTATGAGATCGGTTACCTGGGATTATCGTCATCTCAGAGCATGGCCAATCTTCCCGAAAGACAAGGCGTTCAATACGGTTGAACAGTATAACCGTGAAACCAGTTATGGTAGCCAGCAAAATGGTGGATTTTTTGATGCGGATCTTGGTGTCGCGCCACAGGCTCATGATGCTAACTTCCATCGTGAAATCCAGAAGGTGAGATATATCGGTACTACGCGTCAGGTTGCTCACCCGTTGACATTGGTCAGAACAGCTAATGGCCCTGCCATTGCTCTTCAGATTCAAGCTGGAACGATGTGGATTTTAGAGCAGTGGGAACGTCAGATTTGGGAATCCAACGGCTATTTTCAAAATACAGCTAATGGGTATTTCACTGGTGATCCTGCACATATTCCTGCTGCAACTGTAAAGTTTAATGGTATGGATCAGCAGATCCGATACGGCCAGGCAGATGCTTCGGCTCAGTATACGGGTTGGGATGGTTATAATCCAGAAACAACGGTTGTAACTAATATGGATGGTGCGGTTCCTGATGAGGATGATCTTACGGAATGGGCTTATTTGCAGTCACTTAATTTTGGTACACCTACCCATGCTTTTTTACCACTAAAAGCTGTGGCAGATGTTTCTAGAACGATGTTGCCAAAAGAACGTGTAATTCCGGCAGGCACCGAAGGACGCGGTGGATTCTTGATGACTGAATTTATCGCTGCAACAGGTGTTTTTAAGATGGTTGGTTCGAGATTCTTAGAACCTAAGCGTGCTCCGATGGTTACAGCTCAAACAGGTGCCCCAGTTCTTCCGGTCATAGGTGCAACTGCAGCAGAAGCTACGGGTGCTGGTGAAACTTCTGAATTGGCAGCTGGTAATCATTACTACAGGGTTTCAGCTATCAATCAATTTGGCGAATCACTCGCTGCTGCTCAGGCTGGCCCAATTGTTATCGTGGCAGGTCAGAGGGCTAGAATCGCCATTAATGGTGGTACGGTTGGAGCTCTTTATTATGCGATTTATGAATCGCAGACTAACGGTTCTGGCTGGGAATTTGTAGGATATGTTCGAGATACGAATGCTGCAGGTGGAGCAGGTGCAATCTTCCGTGACGCTGGTAAACTTCAAAGAGGTTTGGGTCATGGATATCTGCTTCAACTTGATGCGCTTAATGCGATTTGGAGACAGCTTGCTCCATTGATGAAGATGGATCTTGCTATCACAGGTCCGGCCTTTAGGTGGATGCAACTTCTATACGGTACACCGATAGTTTTTGCTCCGCTTCATAATTGTATTATGGATAATATCGGTAGAGCGTAACTTAAAATATAGAAGAGATGGTGGTGGTTTCCTTGTGTGCAGTATGCTTCTTAGTCGTAAGAAAGGGTGGGATTAAAGTCCTACCCTTTTTTATTGGTGAATAAGTAAAAAATAAAGTAAAAAAGAAGTAAAATGAGTTGAGAATAAAAATTAAAAGGATAAAAATATGGGTGAAAATAAAAAAATTTATGAGACTGATGTTCTTGAACTTTGTCCATTTTTACAGATGAACGGTTTAAGGTATTTGAGGGTTAGGAAAGATAAGAACCATAGTAAAATCGATAATTGTGTTTTTGTCTTTGAAGATGAAAAACAACAAGGTTCTGATTTATCTATGGCTTTTTTAAAAAGTAGAGAAAAAGAATATAAGGTGCATTGGGGATTTTTTAGAAATGAATTGGCAAAAGCTCAAGGTAAGAGCTACGCTAATTATGAAATATTGGAAAAGTGAGGAAATAAATGGCGACTGCTTTGACTTTAAGAATATTGGGTGCTCAGGATCAAGGGATTCTCGATGCTTTTGAGTTTTATGGGGGAGAAAAACGCACCATGACTCTTCAATTGGTTAGAATCGAAGATGATCAAAAATGGGTAATTCCTGCTGATGTTTCTGATGTTGAAGTGATAGTTTCGGGAACTCCAGATGATATATCTTTAAAAAAATCTGGGGGTTTCGTTGTAATAGATAGCGTTGATAAAAGTGTAATGACTGTCAATTTGTCAACGACAGCTACTGCAGCAATGATAACGGGGAATATTCAAGCGAAGGTTTCTTCCCCCACCATTGACACAATTTATGCTAGACTTGATTTATCATTAAAAAGGTTACGAAAAATATCGGAGTGATGAATGACTCAAAGTTCAGTTATATTTCCTGAGAATGCTGTATCTCAACCTGGTTATGATAGGTATGATACGGTATTAACAGTCAATGATTTGAGAAAAAGGTACTTGCATGGAGTTGATTTGAGAGATAGTACGGGCAAAAATTTGAGCAAACAAGCTGTTGAATTTTATCTCAAGTCCGCCATTTCTCAAATTGAACATGATTATGAAATAACAATCACTCCCACCAAGTACATGTATGAACCACATGATTATAAGATGGTGGATTATTGGAATTGGTCTTTAATTAGATTAAAACATAAACCAGTTATCAGTATCGAAGAGTTGCAATTGAGAGTTACTAATCCTGATGATAGTAGCGAATCAGATGCTGTAATACCAAACAGTTGGATTAGGCTAACCAATTTGACAGGCCAATTCCAATTAGCCCCTATCACGGGTTCTATTGGAACTTTTAATATTGGTAACACCACATTCTTACCTCGCATACTCATTTTTAACGACACTTTTCCGGCGTTTTTTCGTGTAACTTATACTGCGGGTTTTGAAATAAATAGAATCCCAGCAATCATTAATAACGCTATTGGATTGACTGCTGCTTTACGTATTCTTTCTATCGCGGGCGATCTTGTTCTTGGTGCAGGTGTAGCGAGTTCTTCAATAGGGTTGGACGGTCTCAGTAAAAGTATTTCAACCACAGCATCGGCTATGTACGGTGCTTATTCTGCTCGTATGGAAGATTATAGAAAAGAACTTAAAAAAATAGAAGGCATTCTTAAGAAGTATTATGGAAAAACTTTAAAGGCAGCTGTTGTTTAAAATAAAAGGGGTGATATATGATTAAAGAATATAAGAAAAAAGAAAAGACGAGGTTGTCGGAACATTTTGTATCTACAGAATTTGATTGTCATTGTAAACGAAAAGGGTGCACTATCACTTATATTGATAGCGATTTGATTGACCTTTTAGAGCAATTGAGAGATAAGTGGGGTGGCAACCCTATTTTAATTAAGAGCGGTTTTAGGTGTGTAGATCATAACGCTAAAGCGGGGGGTAAATCCGGGAGTAGGCATTTGGTAGGTAAGGCGGCTGATTTTGATATGCACAAGTTAAAAGAAATTGTTGGGATAGATGTTTTGATACAAGATTGTCAGGCTTTTGGAGGGTTGGGGTTATCAATAAGGAAAAGTTTTATTCATGGGGATGTTCGAAAAACTCGTGCAAGATGGAAATATAAAGGAGGTTGATCATGCTAAGTATTTTCAATATTTTTAGAAAAAAGAAACTTAAAGTTGGAGCGAAAGTTGTTTTGTTAGGGAATAAAGATTATGAAGGTGTTATTGCGGGTGTTAAAGAAGACGGTTGTTTGATTCAGTGGGATAAGTATAAAACAGGTGATATTCATAAATACGCTTTTGATGCGTTTAAACTAATTTAAGAAATGAAGGAAAACGGGGTGAAGAATGGAACAGACAAATAAGGTCTTTGAAGGACTCAAGAGTGATATTATGGGGTTATCTGATTTTATGGGTAAGGAAAAATTGTATCAGGATTTTCATGCAATGGTCGCTTTGATAACTCCCGACAAGGAAATACATGCAGATGTGTGGGATCGTGATGAAAGTAGGATAAGAAATAAAATTCAAAACCCTGAGTATAAAACTTACGGTGAGGAAAAAGGTGGGGTTGAGTTGGCTTTTCGTTTAAAACAAGTATCTCCCCAAGAAATTGGTCTTGCTCCTGTTGATAAGACTCCAGTTTTTTTTGATTCAGCCATGGCGTTATCCCCTTCTTATCAAGATGAATTTAGTGAAGTAGACGGTTACGAACCTAGTCGTGATATTATGGGCGGTGGCATTAAATGTAATTGTGCTGTGTGTGTTGTTTTGAGAAAACCCAAAGAAATTTGGCAGCCCTTTGACTATAAAGTTGCTGAAGAAACGGTGAATTTCATAAACGAATATATTGAAAACAATAGGATGATTGAAAAGAAAATGAATATCAAAAGAACCCCCGAGGAACTAAAGATATTGACAGATAGAATTAAAGAACATTATGCGACTAAATCCATTGATTTTATTGATGAGATCAAAAAGTCCGTTGATATTCGCATTAAAAATGATATCAAAGAAAAGGTTAAACTGGAGAAGACGACTCTTTTAAAGTCAATTAAAGATAAATTGGATTTGTTAAAAAGAACAAAAGAAGGGAAGGAAATCGTTAAAGGTTTGTTTGGTGAAGAATTTAAAATATTCCAAATGAATTCTGATTCTGAATCTGAAATGGAAGGTTTTTGTAAATCGTTAAGCGGGTCTACTGATATCGTAGATTTTGTCGGTGTCAATGGGGCGAAAGGTGAATAATTGTGGTCACAAGAAGGTTGGCAAAGGGGAAGTATACCAAAGGCTCCAATCCTTATAAAGCTAAAACGGGCAGTTGGGCAGTCTTAGATCCCGAAGAATTTAATGCACAAATTGCTGAACATGGAATTAGGGTTTTGCATGAAAAGATCACCTTATGCCCTAATTATCGTGGTGAAAGCGACAGCGGGGTTCATGTTTTAGATTGCCCGCTTTGTCATGGCAGTAATTTCATTCATTTTGATCCGCAAGAAATTTGGGGATTATTTCAACAAAATTCTTTAGTGCAAAACTTTTTTACACAGGGTTGGTGGGATAGGGGAACAGCTCTTTTAACCACTCCCACCCATTTAGAAGGGGAGTCAAGTCAACCAATTTTTTTGAATTATTTTGATAAAATAACACTCCTAGATTTTGAAGAAAGATTTCATGAGTTAATCCATAAGTCTAAAGGGAATCTAGATAAGCTAAAATATCCAGTTGTTGACGTCAACTTCTTAAGAACCACTTATAAGGAATATCATAAACACAAGGATTTTGATGTAACTGATGATGGCTATATAAAATGGAAATCAGATAATCACCCTAGCTACGATATGTATCAAGAGGTAGGCGAGTTATTTACGGTATCATATTTACGAAGACCCATCTATCGAGTTTTAGAAATTATGCATGAAGGTAGGTATAGTCAATACAATTTTAAAAAAGCCACTCGGGTGGCTTCGCGCTATCCGCAGCAAGTTTTGATTAAGAAGGATTTTTTAATTCAACGAGCGGAAGAAACTCAAGATAAAGAAATAATTTCGGCTGAGGATTTAACACCATCCGGACCATAAAATGGCAAATTTTGATATAAATTTAAAAGCAAGTGAGTTGGGAAAGAGTTTGGATGATATTTCCGACCGAGCTAAGAATGAATTGAGCGGAGCATTAGGCGGTTTAGTGGATGCCATTTATGGTCAAGGAATCATTTATGCACAACAACGATTAAAGACAACTCGCCTTCAATATTTGGAGAATTTTCATTATCAAAAGGCTGGGGACAATCTTTATGTTATTTATTTGGATGACGAAGCCAATTATTTAGAAGATGGATTTGCTGGATTTTCTATGATCCCTGGATTAGTGAATGGCCCTAAATCAAAACCCACTAAAGATGGGATGGGGAGATATAACACTGTACCGATTCGTCATTCTGTAGGAAGTCAACAAAAGACGAATATGGCACAAATGGAATTACAACAGAATTTAATAGATACAATTAAGAGAAATAAACTGGGAAAAACTTTTAAACATCCTTCAGGGCAACCCATGCAGGGAGTTGTAGCTAGGGTTAAGGGAAACGATTTAGCTCAGAACCTTCAAGGGTTGGTGAAAGTTCAAAAAACGTATGAGAAGGCGACTCAGAGCTATTATATGACTTTTAGGAGGGTGTCCACTAAGACTGATCCAACTAAATGGAGACATCCTGGATGGAAAGGTGCGCATATTTTTGATGATTTAGAAAATTTTACTGATAGAAAAATAGAAGAAATATTGCAGGCAATTCTGTAATAAAAATTAGAGGCGAGAAGGACTATAATAAAAAAATGGGTGCTCCACTTACAGAAATCATTTTAGAACGTATAATTCGATATGGATTACAAGAACTTAGGGATAAGCCATCGAGAATTGATATGATCTTTGATAAGATGCTTTTGCCTGCCATGGTTAAACAATATGGCAACAAAGAAATAGACACTATAAAGCAATACGTTTTAAATAAAAAGATTGCAGTTGTTCAGGCGTGGCCAATTCAAGCTGAAAAAATACCTTGTTATTCTATAAATGTGGTAGGAACAGAAGAAGCTGCTAATACAGCTTTTTTTGGAGATGAAGGTGGGTATGAAGTAGCAACGCGAACTGCGCCAGTTCTTTTATCTACGACTCCATTGAGTTATGATTCAACCACGGGGTTTCTTAAATTATCTGATGGAACAGATTTATCAAACATTTATGTTGGAGCTATTTTTACGGATCCTACGGGGGAGGAATATGAAATTTTAGGGGCAATTTTAGAGGAAACTGGAAGGACTGGTTTTGCGATAGTTTACGGGGCAGATGTTACATTAGGAAGCAGCGTAGTGTATGGAGCTCCTGATTATGATGTCAGCGACGTTAAGAAAACTCCTATGATAGAAAATGTCCAAATAGGGGTTCATGCTGGGGAAGAAACAAACTTATGCAAGTATCTTTATTACATGCTTTTGTATTTCATTCAAAGTCGGAGAATGGAACTTGAGAATATCGGGGTCCAACTTCATACTTTTACAGTGAGTGAATTTGCTAAAATTCTGGATTTTTTACCTGACAATGTTTTAAGTAGATTTGTTACTTTCAGGGCTAAAGTTTGGTTCAGTTGGTATCAAGATCCTATTCAGTCTATAAATCGTACTGGCGTGCAGGTAAAAGTTGATAAAGATAAATGGATAAAAACGGGTGATTATACGGTTTTAACAACTGATGGAACTGAAGAAGAATAAATAAAAGGAGAATACCATGATAAAAGAAAAAGAAGTTGAAGAGGTAAAGGTAGAAGAAGTGGGTTCAATTAAAGAGGAGAGTGTTGCAGTGAAAAAGGTGGATGGGAAAGTAGATGAGAAGGTCGTTAAGACTTACATGAAAAATATAACATTAGCAAAAATAAACAAGGAAGATTTTGAAATCACTAAAAAAGAAACAGATAATAAGGTAAAATTAGATAACAGATTGACGTTTGAGGCTTTTTTTGAGGTGTTGAAACTTGAGAATAGTAGCATTAAAGATCACCATAAAAGACCGATTAGATTGTTTTTGGAAGAGAAAAATGATTCAAAAATGTTGTTATTTAAAAAAGAAAGATACATGGAACTATTTAAAAATTATTTTTAGCTTAAAATAAAGGAGAGAACATGTCGATTACAATTTCTTATAATGGTGCGGCTATTAACAAACCTGGAGCGTATTCTAAAATTGACGTTGAAGTGAATGCTGGATTGCCGTTAGCTCCTGCAGGTATCGTGGGTATTGTGGGAGAGGCATACGGCGGAGCTCCTGGAAGTTCGGATGGTGTTCAAGAATATGACAGCGTACAATTGTATGAAATTATTGCTAAGTATGTTAGCGGTCCTATTGTGGATTCTTGTAGGGCTCTTTTAAATCCAAGTAAAGACCCCGATATAGTCAACGGTGCGAATAAGGTCAAGATATACAAGACCAATTCATCTGCGCAGTCCAGTTCTTATATTCAACAGATAGATGATGCTGTCACACCTGAATCCATTATAACATTATTGTCTGCGAATTATGGTGACGATGAAAATAATATCAATTTTTATGTCACCCAAGGAGTTACAGAAGATGACTCCTGTTCTTTCACTAGTGATACATTAACATTCCCATTAGTTTTATCTGGTGGTGGAATATTGAATTATTATTATCAAGGGTCTATTTATGGCTTTGTAATGCCAGCAGGTGGACCATATGCCGCAGTTGCTGATGTCATTGCCCTTTTGAATGATGACGCAAATTGGGCACCTAGCCGTCCTATCGTAGCTTCTGCTGTTGGAACAACTAAAATAAAGGTTGAGATTAACACGGCACTTCCAGCTTTTGATGGTTACGAGACAATGGATGAATATGGTTGGGCATTTTTCGGTGGATTAGTGAGTGATGCTGAATTGAAATTCAGAACTGATATCCCTTTTACTGGTAATGGAACTGCTGTTGGAACATTTACAACCAGTGACATCAGTACATTGTCTGTAGGTATGTGGACGCAGGTAATGGATAATGATTCCGCTTTTCTTTTTGTGAAGGTTACAGGAATTAGCGGTTCTGCTGCGCCCTATACGATTACGGTTGATGATGGAAACACAAACCTTTTAGCTTATACGGTGGCCCAAAATGCACGTGTTTGGGGTTCTTGTGGTATAATTGACGAAACCACCATGGAATTGACACATGGAACTGGGGGATGGACGCGAGGTTTTAGGGGTTCTCGATTGGTGATTGCGAAGAAGAATATCACTGTTGAAACTTTACCTGAAAACAGCAATGACACTACGTTTAGGATTCAATATACAGGTTCTGGCACGAATTGTACAATGTCAATTCAAACCGTTGGCGGTATCAAGAAACTAACAACAACTTGCACAGGTGCTGCGGCTGATGATTTAGATATTACTTTATCAACATATACCACCATTCAGCAATTGGTAGATTATATTGATAATTATAGCGGAGGAGCAAAATACCATTGCTATAGCGATTATTACAATGCAGGTTCATTGAGTCCTGCTTATCTCGATTTTTATAACGCCATTCAAATTCGAGCGATTCCACTGGATGTAAAGGTCGCTATCAATGAAACTGTTGTTATTCTAAATTCATATTCTCAATTTTTGAGGGGAACTCAAGTTGATAATGTTTACGGTCAACTTGAAACTATTTCAAGTACTGCGAAAAGATTCTTAACGGGAGCTACCAATGGAGGAACTTCTAACAGTGATGTTCAGGCTGGATTTGATGCATTGTTAACGACTGAATGTGACATAGTTGTTCCGTTATTTTGTAGAAATGCTTCGGCTGATATTGTAGAATCTTTGACAGAAGCGACTTCAAATTATACAATTTCTTCAATTGTAACAATGGCAGATTCTCATTGTCGTACAGCTTCTAACACAATCAATAGAAGTGAAAGAACGGATTTTGTTTCCTATAAAGGAACTTATGCTGCCACTATACAGATGGCAAAACTTTTGAACAGTGAATACAGCTCATTAGTTCTTCAGGACACTCAAGTCATAGATTCAGATGATACGTTGGCTTGGAAAAATCCGTTCGTGTTTGCTTCTCTTTGTGCTGGAGCAGAAGCGGGTTCTGAGGTTGGGTTACCACTCACCAAAAAAGCACTTAATTGTAACGGTGTACGTCATTCCGAATTTAATCCAAGAACGGATTACAGTGCGGCAATTGAAGCTGGCCTTTTCTTCGCTGATATGCCGGAAAGAGGTGGAGTGGTCGTTGTTTGTGGCAATACAACTTATCAAAAAGATGCGAGTTTTGTTTGGAATAGAAGGTCGGTAATTCGAGCATCTCAGTACACAGCTAAAACATTGCGTGAACAACTTGAGACAGCTTTTGTGGGTAAAACTAAGGCTGGAGGAACGACTCTTGCTCAAGGTATTAAGGGTTATGCCCAAATGATTCTTGGCTCTTTGTTGAGGCAAAACATATTAGTTGGAGATAGTAGAAATGGTGGTCTTGGATATCGCGGTTTAACTGTCAATGTATCTGGTGGAACTGTTACTTTGGATGTAATTATTACACCAATTCAAGGAATTGATTTTGTCTTAAATAATATCACTTTGGCTAATATCAGTGATGCTGCTTAAAATAAAGGAGGATTAACATGTCCGGATCAAGAGTTGATGAAGGTGTAAATCCAAGTGCCGTTTTAACAGGTGCGAAGATAACATTTTATCTTGGTGAAACAGTTGTGGCGTATGGCAGTGCACTTAATGTGACGATCAATCAAGGACTAACCCCTATCCATACTATAGATAGGTTAGCTCCCGTTGAGTATGCCGAAATTGATTATACCTGTACATTTTCTATAACAAGATTTAGAGTGCCGAAGAATAATGCAAGGCCAGGGACGGGTTCTCCGGTTGAATTAGGTTGGCAATCTAAGTTGCAGAATATGTTGACACAGGGCACAATTTCCGCGCGAGTGTATGATAAATCAACTCAACAAAATGTGCTAGTTATTGAAGAAGTTAAAATGACAACTCGTAACTTTTCAATTGCTGCAAGAGATGTTGGCAATGAAACTCTTGATTTTGTTGGTATCCTTGCATATGATGAAGCTGGGGAACAAAACGTCATTTAAAATTGCTGACATGATCTGTGGGGAGGGCGGGTCCCCTTCTTCGGCCTGCCCTTCTCACTCCCCCTAAAATAAAAACTGCAGTTACCTAAAAAGATTTATATGAACTTACCTAAAAACATTGTTGTAAAACCACTTAAAATTAAACTAAAAAGAAAAAGGAGAATATTATGAATTTCGATAGTTTACCGCAATTTGAGTTTGGATTTGAAGTAGATGTGATTGGAAGTGAAACGAAAGAAAGGTACAAAGGAAGTTTTGTTTATTGTCGGCCCAAGATCAAAGAACAGTCGGAAATAGCTCGTCTTAAAGGTCGTCTTGATGGTGGTGTAGATGTTGGTCTTACTATGGTCACCATCCACGATGCACTCGCCCGTTTAAAAATCACTTTAAAAGAATATCCTAAATGGTGGGAAAAATGTGATTATGGAATGGAACTTTACGATCTTAATGTGATCGCAGAGTTATTGAAACATATAAATGATTTTGAAGATCAATTTATAGAAAAAATAAGCGACAAACAACCGAAGGAAAAAAAGAAAGAAGGAAAAGAAGAAAAGACCGATGAACAATCAGACACTTAAAAATATCAAGAAGACCGCTCTTGATAATGTGAATAAAACTGTCAATGACGTGGATTCATTGCACATATATCTTAAACGGTGGTGGTGTTGGTATTACAAACGCCCATATAAAGATTCTTTGTTAGGCGAATACACTTATGAAGAGTTGTTGTTGGAATATTGGGAAAGTATATTTTTGAATGATGAAGAATCTCGTATGCAAGCTGAAGTTGATTTTCAGGCAGTTTCAGAAGAGGATAAGGAAGATTATGAAGATTGGTTGAAAGAAGAGATGGGCGATGACTATCAGTCACCATTAGAAATGCAGGATGCATTTGATAAAACCGATAAGACTGAGGAAGTGAAAAATGCCAAAGCATGAATTAGAAATTGGATTAAATTTCAAATCCGATAGAAAAAGTGTAGATTCGATTAAGCGTGAATTGGAACGGGGAATTAAACTACCCAAAGATGTAAAAAGTTTGTTGGATGGCTCATACATTAAAACTATTGAAACATTTGACAGAAGTCTTTCTCGTATCATAGGCAAACTTCAAAAATTTTCAGGGTTATCTCAAGGGCGTCCCCTTACTTCAGGGGAAGGTTATCGGGTTGGAAGACTTCAAGAAACCTTAACACAAGAAATGCACGGTAGAAGTAAAGTTGTGCAGGAAATGCAACAAATGTCCGCAGCGAGAACGGTTGGAGGTGGAAGTGGGATTGGCCAAGTTGCAAGTGCCGCAGCAGGAAGGTTGGGGTTAGGTCGTGTAGCATCATCAATAGCTGGTGGGGCTTCAGCGGCATCGGTTGTTGCTTCGGCTGGTGTAACCGCAGCAATTGCATATGGATTTAGAGCTTTGGGTGGTTATGGCAAGTGGAAAGAAGCTGCTCCAGCGTACGCAAAATTGTCGGGATTGGGTTATAATCCTTCTCCTTCTACAATGTATGGTGCCACACAGTATGGATTTGGATCCGGGAGAACTCGTCAATTAATGACTGGCATTACAACTGGAATGGGTCGTATGGATGGAGGGGTTATGACCCAGATAATGAAAGCCAGTAAGGCGTATGGATTAGATCCTCAAATGTTAGGTCAATTCCCAGGTATGTTGACAAAAATGGGTGGGAATAACATCCAAAAACAACAGGCTGAAATTTTTGCTGCTGCATTTAATACAAAACTTGAGAGGGGTAGGATTGGAGAATACCTTGAGGCCACTGCTTCAACAATGCAACAAATTTCTCAATCTGCTCCAGGGGCAAGTGCATCTTCTATTTCTGGAATGATGTCGACTTTAAGTAGGGGTGGAGGGGTTCTGACGCCTGGTGTGGCAGGTGGAATGGCATCGGGGTTGAATGAATTGTTAAGAAATCCACAAGGTGGATTAGGTATGTTGATGATGGGTGCCACTAGTGATGTGTTGAAGAAGGGTGGTTATAGTGGTGCAATGTATGAGGGTATGTACAGGATGTCAAGGGAAAGTATGTTTTTACCTACGCCTGGAGAATTGCCGGGAAAATTTCCAATCACCCATATGATGGGTAAACAAGGACCGATGACTGAGTTGTCTCGTGCATTTCATTCTGGCGGAGGCACGATGGGGTTGTTGGGGTCTTTTCGTAAACAACTTGAAGGGTTGGGTGGTGGAGGTGCTGCTGATATTTTACTTTCAAGAGCTCCTGGATTTAAGTCTGCGAATGCGGCAAGAGAGTTTTTATCTAAGGTGGAATTTGCTGAAATGATGGGTGACACTAAGGGGTTGAAGGGGTTGAGTCGTGAATATGAGCTAAATACAGAAAAAAACCTCATAGATATAAATAAAACTTTAGCTGGAAAAGAGGGTGTTTTAGGTGCATTGGACGAGTTAAATAAGGAAATTGTTGGAAAAAGCGTTGGTCAAGCAACTTTAGATATGAGGCAAACTCTTTTGAATCTTGAAAAAGGTTTTACCCCGTTGTTTTCTGTTATTTCCAAATTTACAGGTCCAGGAATAGCTCCATCAGGTTGGGATAAAATGGTGGATAAAATTAGAAATAAAACAGGTCTTTATCCAAAAAAAACAGGTGAATCATTTGGAGGATCTGTACCATCAACGGTTGATGAAATCTCAGGTGGGGGAGGGTTTTTGGGGAGTGGTCTGGTTGATGTTAAAAATGCGTGGGGAACAAGAAAAAATATTCATACATCAGATCTTGGCGGTATAGGTTGGAATGTCCCTTCTGGTACAGATTTGAGGTACAACATTCCATCCAAAGTGACTGGCGTTGGAGAAGGAAGTGTCACTGTAACAGGTCCGTATGGGTTTAAAGTTACTACAAAAAATCTACCTAAAATATACGCAAAGAAGGGTCAAATATTAGGTTCTAATGAATTGTTTGGTGTATCAGGGTCGGTTCCGCCTGTCACTAAAGCTTATGATCCAAATGGGCAGTTAATGGATCCCAGGCTTTATAGTAAGTGGGTGGAAATGGTAGGTGAAATGTTTGGTAAAGGTGCAGCACCGTGGCAGGGTAAATTGATAAGTCCACAAGAGATGTCTTCAGTGAGATAAGGGGTAGAAATGCCGATATCTAGAGTTATGCCAAAGATAACTTCTAAGGGTGGATCCCAATCTTATTCGTCAGGCTGTAAGGTTGAAGTTTATCACTATTGTAAACATCAACCTGATGGTATATCCGATGATGCAGATTTGAAAGATGTCTTAGAATCTAAAGTTTTAACATTTAACAGTAATTCCGAATGCAACCCAGTTGTAAGTTCTCATTTTGCAAAATCAAATACAGCTGGAGCAGGACAATTCAGTTTCACCCTTTTACCCACTGAGAATTGGCAAAGTCAAATTATGCCCGGAGATTGGGTTCTTATTTATTTAACAAACGGTAGAGATACGAATAAAACAAGCACACCAGCTGATAATCGTAAACCAAGGGTGATAGCTAGTAGTACCAGCCAAATTTCTGAACGTAGAGAACAAACAGATGTAAGGTATCATGGGAGTGAAGAAGAAACTTTTTATTGGACAGATGAAGAATACAGTCGATTTCGAACAGAGAGTGCTGGTGTTGGTTGGTCTAGAAACATATTGAATTTAGCTCGAGAATACAATGCCAGAATTAGGGCTAACCCTGGGAACAATTTAGAGTCGGAGCCTGAAGATATCTGGTCTTTGCGGTGTTTGGGTGTTGTAGATTCGGTGGTCAAAAATACCATTGTCAATCCTGTGAATGGTGCTAAAACTATTCGATACATAGTTGGAGGGCAAGATTTTGGCAAGGTGTTTACAAACTATTCTATCATGCTTTATCCTTGGATAGCGAAAGATAAGATGCAGGGATTTTATATATGGCAAGTTTTGGAGGCATTAGAAGGAAATGCCGGAGAAATAGTAACCAAAATGATTAAGGGTTTTTTAAGTAAAAAGATTGATGAAGTTGCGGGGTGGCCTGGAGGTGCTGGTGCGCTGCAATGGTATATTCCGAATCAATTGGCGCAAAAATTTAAAGTTGGAAGTTCGAAAGATGGGTCAAAGTTTTATGACATTTTAAACATGAAACATATAGAGTTGGATATGGATGGAAATTATTTCACAGCCAACCCCGACCCGAACACTACATTGTGGAATATGATGAAACAGTATTCTAATGATCCGATAAATGAAATGTTTTGTGAAATAGATGAAAAAACATCCAAACCGTCAGTGCATTTAAAACAAATCCCATTTGCTTTTGCTAATTATGAAGATAAAAATTTAGATCATATAAACAAATTTAAGGATTTAGCTTCTGTTGAAATTAAGGACAATGAAATATTGGGTAGTTCGTTAACTTATTCTGGTCATGACGGATACAATTTTTTCTTAATGGCAGGCGTCATTTATGACGACAATGTCACTTCCCCTTATCTATCTGTGAGTACATTGCAACCTGATTTTCCTTACATCAATAAAACGATGAACAAAAGGTACGGATTGTTACCAATAAGAAATTCTGTTATGTTTATACAAAAAAGTGCAACCAAAACAAACGACAGTCTTTTGAAGTCTTGGAATAATTTGTTTAAACATTGGTATCAATACAATAGGTATTTTGAAAAGGGTAGTATGACAATTATGGGTAACCCTGGTATCAGATTAGGGAAGCGATTGGATGTGATGATTGAGGGAGCAGATAAGGCGGAAGGGCAACAGCCGGAAAAAAGGTCATACTACATTGAATCTTATGTTGACACTTGGGATTATCCTAATCGGTGGTCTCAAGATGTAACTTTAACGAGAGGTGTTTATTACGATAGATTTGGTCAAGAGAAATTCAACCATGAAACAAAGGAATCGAGTGAATTGCCAATTGGTCAAACTGTAATTAAAAGAAACTGAGGATAGTTATGCCGCATTTTATGCAAGATGGAACACCGATTAGTGGAAATATTCATGTGGGGATTCAAAAGGATTCTTATCAAAAACAACGTGAAAATTTTGCTATTTTAAAATGTAGAGTGGATGAGGTGATCTATATTGATGATGCAAGAAACTCAACAAAAGGAACATCTAATGAACAAACTGAGTATATATTGACAATCATTGGTGGCCCTGAATTGGGGAATCGAATTTTCAATGCCATCAGTGTAGTTCCGTTAGGCGGTGTTTATAATAGTGGTGAAATCATACATGACGAATTGATTGAGGGTGACACTTCCGGTGAATTTGAAAAAGAACCCAATAAAACCCATGGAGCCATAGTTTTATTGGCTAGGGTGAGTGGACGCAAAGGTAATAATGTTATTGTTGGTTGTTTAAAACATCCAAAATCAATACAGAAAATAAGAAAAGATGATGGTAGGAAAATTCTTTATCAATATAATGGATTGGAAATCGCTGTTGATAAAGAAGGCGGAATCACTTTGACAAATATGGGAGGACCAAGAGACAAAAATGGTGATCCTACAAATACAGAAGCTGAAGGAGCTTCTATTGGTATTGATTCTGATGGAATGATGTCGATGAAAAAAGGAAGTCAAGAAATAAGTATGGACAATGAGGGGCAAGTCAGTATAAAAGCAGCTGGTGAAAATGAAATGGTAATGACTTCCGATGGTCAAACAGAAATGAAAAGTCAAATTACAAATATACAGAGTAAGCAAGCGTTAAACATTAAGAGTCAACTCACCTCCATTGGGCAGGGAGGGACTCCTGGTGCGCGGATTGGGGACATATGTGTTGGAACTGGAAATGAAGGTAGACCTGTGATGTCTAAAATTATAAACGGTTCATTTATAACGATGATGGGGAGTTGACATGGCTGTAGTTTTAACTCCAGATATGAGAAAAGCAGTTTCCAGGAGGTTGGTGAAACTTCCTGGAGAAATAGTTGCATTGACAAATACATCAGACAATCTTGATGATGCAGGAACTGCGTATGGGAAGGTTGATGAATCTAACTCTGAATTTCTTCAAAATTGGTTGAATATTGCGAATATGTATTTGGATGAAAAACAAAATATCAATGGTGAAGAATATGACACGTACAATCAAGGGGTAGGAGATGATTTTGATATTGATCGAGTTTTCATCACCAATCCCACGTTAAATGTATTCTTTCCAGTCAGTCATGCTACGTTATCTGACAATTATTTTCTTAATCCTCAAATAAATATTTACACAAATAGTGCTGCTAATGGAGTGATATCGGCAACTTATGAGTCTAGGGTTTCAAAAGATTATGAAATGTTGGCTCTTACTTTATTGACAGGGTTGACAGGGGGAGTCAATACAACTGTAGCTGTAACGTATAGCGGTGGTAACACTCTACAAGTTGCTAATGGTGCGGGAACTTCGAATGATTCTTGTGTTATTGTAGATGGAGATAACGGAGCTGTGGTTCCTTCTCAATATCTTTTTTATATTGCTTCTGGGGGAGGAACGAACACCTTAACAGGTTGGGCTATTTCTGGTGGCCCTGGTAATGTAGTTCCCGCAGGTTCTCAAGTGGTTGTTGGTGGTGGAGTGGTGTGGAGTGATGCAGCAAGAGACAGCTTGTCCGGTGCCGCACCTTTTGTGATACTTTCAAATAATATTGTTACTTATATGAATAATACAGCAATTTGGAGTGGTCATTTAACCGCTGAAGATGTAGCGTTAACAGCCAATGATGATGCAAGAGCACCACAGCAAGCTCAGAATACAGCGGCATTAGCAGCTATACCCATTATTGAAGCAGCGACCACCACTTGGTTGACATTTCCGGTTTCAGATGTGGGTGGTAATAGTAGATATAATGATCCAGCTTTAACAGCGTTTCAAACTCCGGTGGATGTTCGTTCAGCTTTTGTAGTTACGAGGTTGGCACAAATTGTAGTTGCGTTAGGTGCGGTTGCTTATATCGGAGGTGGTCCAACATTTACAGCAACTGGAGCTGCAGGGAATAAGTATCGTTGGGCAGATAGACGTTGTAACAAAAATTATGGATCGTTATCTCAAGAAGATAATGCAGAATCAACGAAAGAGATAATAGATGAACAAAAACAAAATTCAGAAGATTTATTGATTGATTATGAAGCTGTAATGACAGCGGCAGCCTTAAATGTAGAACCTACCGGGAGTAAAACGGTTTATATAACGGATGTATCAGGTTTTAGTGTAGGGGATTCGATTTATGCAATTGATGAATTAAATCTAGAATTGAATGGTTTTGTTACAGGGGTTTACGTAGATATAAATAGGATGGATTTAAGTTTTGATTTTCCATCCACATACACTTTGGATTATTTGGCGCGTGTGTATAAATTATTGTAGGGTTTTCAAGTATAGTAATGCAGAGGTTTTAAATGGGAATATCTACTTTTATATCGGAAGGTGAAGATTTAATCTTAAATCAAGGTGCGAATATATTTACTACACCATTGATTCAAGGGGGTTCTGTTGTTCAAAATGCTGGTTATATAACCAAAGGCGTTGAATATGCTCTCAATAGAATTAAAACAAGTAATTGGAGATTTGATTTAGGATACGGTTTTTCGGTGGAAGGGGATCCGTCTAACAAATTTGCGAATCTTAAACTTCAAATAAATCCCAGCGAATTGAGACAATCTGAAAACTTTGCAATAACTGTTACGCCTTGTCAAACTGGAGTGATTACAGAGCATCAAGGGTTTGTAATTAAAAATTTGACTATTTCGGGTACGACTGGAATGAGACCGATGGGGGCTGTTAGAACTGGTTACGCTGAGTTTATGAGATTGAGGAATTATCTTAGGAGTTATGCAGAGTGTAAAAAAAATCCAAACTATAAAGATTTAAAACTTATTTTTCGCAACAAAAAAGATAATGAATATTGGTATGTAGAACCAACTGGCCCTGGAGTTGATTTAAGAAGAACACAGGATAGACCGTTTTTATATGATTATACAATTTCATTGATTATAGTGGGTTGGGCGGAGGCATATCCTCGTAGGGGTGGAGTTTATGGTCAAATTTTAGATAACATAACTCTTGTTGAGAATATTGTCGATGAGGTTGGTGATAGAATAGAGAATGCTGCGGCTATCATTCATGACAGTGCCGATCTATTGAATAGAATTAGTCGTCAAGTGGCAATCACTTTAACAATTCCACTCAATAAAGTAAGTGCAGCTTTACAAGCAATGAGATATGCAAAAACAACAGTGTCAGCCCTTCCGAGATCTTTTTATGAGGAACTTAAGAGGTCCGCTGCTGATGTGAGAGATAATTTTATTGATTTGGTTGGATTGGGGGATTCTAGATACAATACAACATTTGGTAGAACGCCACTTTCTGCACAAAAAAGTTTTATATTATCTGATGTTAAAACTTTAGAAGCTGTTAGCAGTATAGTGACTGGTATGGATAGGGTTTTAGCTTCTGATGTTATTTTTAGCCCAGAATCAGGATCTGGAGTTTTGAGTGGAACATCGGACAATTTAGAAAGTGCAATTGAAATTAACAGCAGTGCAGTTCAAGCTACCAGAACTGCTTCTGCCCCATCTTTGAAAGCTGCATTTAAAAATGCGCTTGATTTTGTGTTACCGCAAAGCGTTAAGGAAGAGGTTATTCAGTATAATGATACACTTGAAAAAATTGCATATCGAGTTATGGCAGATACGACATTGTGGTATCAAATAGTTCTTCTTAACAATCTTGATCCACCTTATATTTCAGAAGATCCTATTGTGGGTAAAAACACTTTGTCATATGGGCAAACAATTTTGATTCCTCAATATGGTACACCTGATAAAATGGCTGTATTACAAAAAGGTGATACTGAAATTACTAAGGATTTATCAATTTTTGAAAAAAATCTTGGAGTTGATTTGCAATTAACGAATGAGAATGATATTGCCGTTAATTTAGCAGCTCAAGATTTTGAACTTATAGCTGGTGTAGAAAATGCTGCCCAAGCTGTTAATATTAAATTAGGGATGGAGCCAGGTGCTTTAATGTATCATCCTGAAATTGGAATTGATATGCAAATTGGTCAAAAGATGGTTTATACTGCAGAAGAAATAACGGAAATGATAGAATCCACAATTGTTGCAGATAATAGATTTGCTTCTGTTGATTCAATCCATGTTGAACGTGAGGGCAACACTTTAAGGCTCAAATTGAAAGTTTCGCTTATGCATTCAAGCAAACCTGTGCCCTTACAACTAATTTTAAGGAGTGGGGAAAATGGCTGAATTTACTTTAAAATCTTTTCAACAAATTTTATCTGATATGATCGCAACTGTGGGGGCAAACTCTGCATTGACAGATATCTCAGCTGGTTCTGCAGTCATTACCATGCTGGAAGCTGCTTCAACAGAAGATGCGAATTCTTATATTCAAATGCTGAATATTATTCGATCTTATAATTTAGATACAGTTGTTGGGATAGATTTAGATGATCGAGCTTACGAATATGGATTGACAAGGATCGGAAGCAACCCTGCGAACGGGTATGTAACTCTAAGTGATTCTGCGTTTAGTAAAGTTTCTACGGTTATTTATCCAGGGTTGCCAGGGCCAAGTGCAGGAAATACAACTGTCAACATCGTAGATTCCACCAGTTTCCCAGCAATTGGAGGGTCAGTTATTGTTGGAAGGGGAACCAACAACGTAGAAACAGTTCCTTATGGTTCTATAACTAATATGGGAACTTACTATCGTTTAAATTTGACGTTAGCTTTAACAAAAGATCATGGTACTGATGAAACCATTATTTTTGCACAAGGTGGCGATCGAGTTGTTCCCGCAGGTAGTGTAGTTTATGTTCCTGAATCTGATTTGATCTCTCAAATAAATTTTATTTTGCAAGCTGATCAAACGATTTTAGATGGTGAAGTTTCTATTTTAAATTCTACAGTTATTTGTAGTCAATCAGGCACTGTGGGTAATGTGAATATCGGTGCAATAAGATTCTACTCAACTTTACCGTTTACTACAGCAGAGGTTACTAATCCCTATTCTTTTTCTACAGGTCGAGATGTGGAAACTGATGAACAATTAAGGGATAGGATTCGTGCCACCATACAAAGTTTAAGTCGTGGAACAGAGAAGTCGGTTTTAACAGCAGCAGTGCAGGTGACTTCATCTTATCAAAATAATAAAGTTGTATCAGCATCCTTTGTGGAAGCTACGACTTTAAATGAATTGAATTTTCTTTATATTGATGATGGTGTGGCACTTGAACCGTGGTTTGTAGCGGAACCTTATCAATTGTTGATGGAGTATGCAGCTGGTGGAGAAAAGTTTTTACAGCTTGATAATTCAAAAACACCGTTGACAAAAGGAAGTCTTGTAACTCAGAACAGTGAACCGTTTGGAATTATAGCTGGTCAAACACTGATCATTAGGGTTGGGGGTATTGAAGAAACCACTGTGACTTTTGGTGGAGCAGACATGTTTGCAGTACCAGGGTCTGCAACAGCGGAAGAAGTGATAAGGGTTCTTAATGATGAAGTATCGTTCATAGAAGCCAGAACGTCCGGCAATAGAACAAAAGTTGTTATTGAAGCACTAGCTAACACTAACGAGGAAATTCAAGTTGTGGGAGGCACTGCGAACGTTGCACTGGGTTTTAAAGAGGGCGTAGATGTTTACACTTTGAAACTTTACAAAAATGATATTTTGCTAAGTAAGGATGGATGGAATGCCTATGTTATTTCTCAAAGTGGTCAACCCTTTGCGATTGTTCCTGCGACCACTTTGACCCTAAAGATTGATGACAAGCCAACGGTGCAAACGATAACATTCGGTACAGAAACTACAGCAGCAGAAGTTGCTGCATTGATAAACACACAGATAACAGGTGCGCGAGCGTATACAATTCAAATTGGAAGTTCGGTGAGAGTTGTGATAGTATCCACTAATCCTTATCCAGGACAATCGGCAGTTGAAGTCACTGGTGGAGCTGCTAATGCTATATTGAATTTTTCCACTACAATCGTGTATGGAGCAGCAAAGGATTATTCTTTAAATAAATACAATGGACAAATTGAATTAGAAGATGTTCTTGTGGCTGGCGATGAAGTGGTTGCAGGTTCTCCGTACACGAGGGCATTTGAAGAGTCTATCTCAGCTCAAAATTATTCTGTGGTTATTGGTCAATTATTGATTTTACAGGTGGATGATATTGTGGATAGTTCAGTCACCACTCAGATTAATGTAACTGACTTTATTGATGTCAGTTTAGCTGCAACATATGTTGATGATCATTTTGAAGACTTGTATGTTCGATTTAAAAGCACAACGACAACAGTAGCACTTCAAGGTGTTTATCGACAAATATCAGCTTATAATGGTACAACAGGTCAATTCACCACAGCTGCATTCCCTGCGATACCTCAAGTTGCAGATGTTTATGAGGTGGTTCAAATAGCCACAGCGACAGCGACAGCTTCTTTAGATTGCGATGGTGTTAACACCATGTTTGAACCTTTACTTAGGGGAGTGAGTTTTTATGGTAAAACCAAGAATCTTGACACTTTTTTGAGAGTGCAATCGAATAGTCAAGATGAATCTGGAAGAATACGCATTCATTCCGCCACTACAGTTGTGGGCTTGGATCTTCCTACAGGAGTCACAAACTCAGCGCAAGAGAGTAATTACGGTTTTGTGGAAAGTGGAAATGAACAGGATTTTACATTTGGTGTTGGTCAATTTATCATTTTTGTTTTTGACAATGATTTAACTTATAAAACTGTAACAGTTAATATAGATTACGACAGTATTGTTACTGCTGGGGTTGGTGCCAGTGATTTTAGGGCTGCAAGTTTGATAACCTATTTCACACAGCAAGACTTCTTTGTGGGATGTAGAGTCAGATTTAAATTTAATACAACTACAGCAGCTTTAAGAAATCAAATTGGGACAATAACAGCTTATGATGAAACTAACGGTCAAATAACAGTTGCCGCACCACTTCCAGCTGCACCTGTTATTGGGGATACTTTTGAGATTATTCCAACAACAACACGCAATGTGGTTGATCTTTTTAATCATAGAACTTTTACAAATTTAGGGGTTTATTGCGATATTGAAGCAAGCTATGACGGGACGAAAGTTCAACTTACAACAAAAACCGAAGGAACTCTAGGTGCTGTTAGATGTGCAGGTGGTAATGCAAATGATTTTAGTATACCACTATTGACAGATGGTACGCTTCTGGGAGCTTCCACTGTAGATTCGATTGAAGGGTTGAGTGTTGGATTGCAATTGGTCATAAACGATAGCGGAGTAGTTGGCCCTGCGGATATAACTATAACAAACATAGCGGGTGCTGCTTCGCCTTATACAGTTTCAGTTTCAGTTGATGCTGGTGGAACTGATATCAGTGGTTATTTAACGGGTAATTCAGCTTATTTTATGCCTCGAAATCAATTTGATTTTACTCTTATTCCTGCTGAAGGAATTGATGGTTATAAAAACTATGTTGGTTTAGTTCAAGAATGTCAGTGGATAATCGACGGTAAGGATACTGATTTTGAAAATTATCCTGGCATTAAAGCGGCAGGGGTTCAAATTGAAATAAAAGCACCTGTTATGCATTATGTTGAAGTTACCATTGATGTTTCCACATCAGACGGTTTGACATTGGCTCTTGTTAAAAATGATGTTAAATCTGCAATTAGTAATTATATAAATGGCCTGGGAGTTGGTGAAGATGTGGTTCTTAGTGAAATAATCGCCGCTGTTATGGCTGTCACTGGTATTGTGGATTCAAGTATTCTCACTCCGACTGCGAATGTTTTAATAGCTGCCAATGAGTTGGCTCGCATTTCAGAAACCGATATTATAGTAGGGTAATTATGGATAGATTAGAAAGACTTTACAGTTTTATGCCATCTTATTATCATGCTGAATCTAGCGAATATATTAACGCTACTTTTAAAGCATTTGCTGAGCAAGATCAGTTGATAGAAAGCGCAGTTGATGATGCTAAAGATCAATTGTATGTAAGTCGGGCTGTTCATAATTATCTTGATTATTTATCTTCTAATTTTGATATTTCAAGGCCCACAGATATACTTTATTTTATTGACAGTAAATTTAGAGAACTTATCCCTGTTTTGAGTTATTGGCCGAAGCAAGTGAAACCTACTATTTACAAATGTTTGGAATTGTTTTGGAGTATCGAATACTTACACTCTACATCTACTAGTGGGAACTTTGAAACTTTTAATTTAGTTGGTGGTGAGACTTTGAGTTTTACTGTAGATGAAACAAAAGAAATATCTGTGACATTTTTAGCAGAAGATTTTGCAGTTCCAGGAGCCGCAACTGCTCAAGAAGTTGTTGATCGTATTAATGAATGGGTGCCAGAATACGTCATTGCACACACTTACCATGACAAACTTTTAAATCAAATACACGTTCGGATAAGCACTTTGACTTTTGGTTTGGCTGGAACTGTTCAAATAACAGGAGGTACTGCGAATGTTGCATTAGCTTTTGATACAGATAAACATCAATATACAAAAGTCAGCTTACATGAGTTGAATCCGAATGAATTGATAGTGAGGATGCCCAAGAAGATTATACTGGAATATGACACACTATTGTGGTCTCATCATTTCCATGCAGATGCAACAATTGTAGATAGTAGACCAGTCGTTGATGCAACGCATCCATATTGGCCAGGATCTTTCTTTTATGATCGACCAACAGGATCAAGTATTCATATTACTAGTACGGTTACGACTTTACAACAATCCATTGGAGCGTCTGGGCATTATGCTGCTGTAACATTTGCCGACACTTCTCAATTTCCAGGAGCAGGCGGTCATATTGTTTTTGATTTTGGTGGAAATGAGCAGGAAGTTGTAAAATATCTTTCTCGCCCAAACAACACAACCTTATTGCTAGATGCTACGTATCCATTTGTTTATTCGCATGGTATCGGTGATAGAGTCAATTTATGCTATCCTACGCCATATAAACCGCGTATAACTGGTGTTGATTATCCAATATTTTTTGTTGATACAGAAATAGCGTACGAGTTAATCAGTCGATTTATTTTGTTGTTGAAAGCAGCGGGAATTGTTGTGAGATGGATATTAGAAGATGATTAAAAGTTTTTTAAGATATAAAATATAGTTTAATAAATGAGGAGTTAAAATGGCCCAACAAACAAAACTTATTATGTATGCACAGGAGCGTTACGATTTACCAGATTTTAACACTTTGCAATCTTTAATAGAAACCGATGAACAACTATTGAATAAAGGTGCTATTTCAGGGTTAAATTGTTATATTTTGGGTGGTTTTGTGGTAACTCACGTAGTTCCACCGAGTCTGAATATTAGCATCAATCCGATAGGTTCTGTTTTGATAGATGGTGCAAATGATGGCAGTTTATACTATGGTCCAGCTGGAACTGCATTGTTAACGGATACAGCAGTGGATGGCACCACAACTTATTTTTGGCTTGAGACCGATTTCCAAGGTGGTACGCCAGCAGTTAGAACCTTTTGGGATCCTGCTTCAATGGTTGGTGTTGGAGCTGAATTTAATCAAATAGTCAACACTCAAAGAGAATTGATTGTTACTTTGAATAAAAACACAACGGGATTCCCTGTTTCTGGAACTACAATCCCATTGTGCAAAACAACTGCGATTGCTGGTAATATCACCACTTTTACAGATTGTCGTCAAATGTTGTTTAGACTGGGGTCAGGTGGGAATGCTCCAAATTTAGATTATGTATACCCATGGATAGCGGGTAGAGGCGAACCTGGGGTTTCTGGTGCTGTTGGTATATTCAGTGGTGGAGATAAACAGCTTGAAAATTTAAAAGATAGTTTAGATGCTATAATGTCAATGATTAAAGAAATTAAATTTGGTAGTGCAACAGGTGCTGCAGCTGTTTGGTACGCACCTGCACATTCTAGTTTAGCAGATGTTTCTATTGCTATGACGGGTGGTGGAGTTTGGTCTTGGGCTTTGGGAACTGGAAGAGTTACACTTACGGCTGATGCAACAATATTGATACCTGGTACAGCTTTTATTAATACGATTGATTTTACTGATCCAGAAGGAACTGGAAATGCATGGATAAGCATGCCAGCAAACGGGAATGTAGCTTATGTTGATATTGATAGAACTTCAAATGCAGTTTTAACCGCCACAGTCGTGGCTTCTTCGGCATACGTTCCAGCACCAGATAGATTTATAATGATACGTAGAATCAGTGACGCTGTTTATATTGGTATGGCATAAAAGGAGATTGATATGGCATTAATGAGATTGGATAATGGTGAATCAGGTGAACTCGCAACTCCATTGACTAAACAACATTTAGAGTATGTTGGAGGTGCTACTTTAACAGAGGCAGATTCTCAGCCTGATTACAACACTCTTATCGCACCTAAAGTGGTGCATGGATTTGCTAATTTAGAGGATTTAACACTGGCATTAGCTAAGGTTGGAGATCTGTTCACTAATCGGTATGGTGATGATATATTTGGAATATTGGAGTGGCAGGCAGCAGCCCAAGCAGATTTTATTAATGGAGCTATTCTCAACATAGGTAATGGAGCTGTTATCAATGTATTGTCTGGAGGAGAAATAGAATGTCGATCTGGAGCGATAGTGGATTTTCAAGATGGTTGTACACCAAGTTTTGCAACCACCCCAGGAGCTCCGTTTACTGTTGCTGCTGGTGCAGCTGTGGTCACCAATTTAGATGCAGACAAAGTTGATGGTGCAAATGCATCTGCAACTCCATCAAATGGCATAATTGTTATTGCTAATGCTAATGGGTTTTTAACAACTCCAGCAGCTGCTCCTACAGTTAATTATGAAGTGGCGAATAAAAAATATGTTGATGATTCGTCAGGAGCTATAATCGATCATGATCATTCGGTTAGTGGCACCAACCATGGTGGACAACTTGTTCCTGGAACGATATTTGCAGCAGGTAATAAAACTGGAACAGGCAAAGCGGTTCTTGATGAATTTCCAACTATAAAAGCTCCGACGATATCTCCTACAAGTGCAAGTGCCTTTATATCTGCTCATGAATATTATAGAGCGGATGGAACGCCTGTTTATATGCAGGAAAAGGGGGAAGCTCGAACTCAAGTTGATGCGTCTTACGCTATAACAACTGTTGCAGATGCAAATAATCGTAGGACTTATATATTCTATTGTGCATATACTGCTACTGGGGCTGGAGATGTTTGGATTGATGTATTTGATGCAACATTGCATGCAAGCGATGATCAAATAATGATACATGTTGAGGTAATGGGTTCAGATATTACTGGGGCAGCCTCATATTTACTTTGTGATGGAATGTGGCACTCAAGAAGGGGTGTTGGTGGCACCACGTTTGTTGGTGATGCGGGGTCAACTGGAGGGTGTGCGCAACAAATGGCGTGGGATGGAACAAGTAAGATGACGTATTCATTAAATCGCGATGATACAGTAGCAACGAGATATATGGTTAAAGCTACAGTGCAGGCTTGTTAATGCCAGAAAAAAAAGAAAATGATATATACATAAGAGATAGGGATAGCAAAAGTTATCGGCTTGCATTCTGGAGTTTCGTTGCTTCTCTTATTTTTGTATTTTTAGGAATTATAGAACATGTTCAATATGGAGACTTTATGTTGAAATTTAGAGCGGTGGAAGGTCAAGTTGTTTTGTTTCTACTTACTCCTTGCCTAAGTTTATATGGATTTCGTAGATATACAGATTATCTAGTGAAGAAAGGCGAAAAATAGGGAGGGGTAACCCCTACTCTTTTTTATTATCTCCCTTTAAATATAACGGCTCAAACTTCCAATGTCTATAAGATTCATGTTTTCTACCGTTACAAGTTAAACACTTCCATCGCTTGTATTCTTTTTGAGTCCAAGGACTAACTTTTTCAAACAGTCTGTTCCCTTTACATCTAGGACAAAACAATATTTTAGTTCCTTCCCTCATATCTCATTTTCCTTGCATAAATTCATTGTGCCCCATCTCTACCTCTTCGTACAGCCTAGCTATCTGCTTACAATGCTCATCTTCTCTGCGTTGGTACTTAACTATCTCCCTATCCTTCTCGTCTAACAGTTCTTGTATGAAGGCTTGTAGTTCAAGAAAGCCACCAAGGTCAGCCAAGTCATATACTCCACCTTTTACCTGAAGACCTTTCTTCTTAATTATGTCGAAGATAAGTTCTCTTAGCTTTTCCTTCCAGTCTTTAGGCTTATCACACCTAGCGCACCCCAACTGAACAATACCAAACTTCTTCATCACCTTAATTACTTCATCGAAGAAGTCTGACATTGACACAGCCTTATCTAATTCATTTCCTCTTACATGCATGAAGCTGACTTCACTTTTCTCTGAATCAATCATCTTACACTCCTATGTAAACATTTGTAAAATTATAAGCATCAGGTTTTGGTTATACCTCATAATAGCCATCTTTGTTGGGTGTGGCTGGCCATATTATTTTATCATAGGGCTGTAGAAGCATAATTTTCTGCACTTCTTCCATAGAACCATATAGCGTTGTGGTTAAGTACCATATTGAATTGATCGCATTCACTACCCTGTTGATTAGAGCCGGTGCTAATAATAGCTTGGGTTCTTCTTCTACATAAAATTCCCAATTGTCATCAATTTTTTCATCAATATCCCATGAATTTTCGCGGTTAGATCTACTGAATGTGTCTTTACCAAAAAACATTTTATCACCTACATAGAGTATCTTTATGTAGCAGTTTTCGCTCCATGCTTTCTTTCTTACTTTTCTTCCTACCATACTTTTTGTTATTAGCATTTTATTTCTCCTTTAGATATTTAACAATGTTTTCTCAATAGCCAATACGATAGCTAGGGAGGGTGTAGGTGCTGTTGCTTTTGCAGCAATGTTAGGCCCTAGATACCCCCATGACTTACTAAAACTTATGTCACATTCTTTATCAAAAAAACTCATAACAAAATAACGGTAGCCTTTTTCTCTCATCTTATCCACAAGCATAAAAGCATCTGCTATGTTATCGCAGAAATTGGGCAATCCCAGCATAAGATTACCATTGCAAAACCAATCAGTGCTGTGGATGTCAGACCCTATCCCATTTACCCCCACAACCCATGACTTTTTTTCCCACCCTAGAACCTTCTCAGCCATCAGTTTATTTAGCTTCTGTTTGTCCATATCATCCCCTTTAAATATTAACAGCGTAGAGCATGGCAAGATTCGAACTTGCTTGTCAATACGGGTGGCAACCAACTGTAGGACTTTTCAGTCCACCCACACGGGGAGCTTTCTTCGCACAGTGCCACAGAGTGCTTGTTACTCCGTAGGCGTCCCGTATCAACACTCTAGCTTCTTACCGACACTATTAGCATAGGTGTTCCCACCACGCCGCACGCCCTAGCTGTCAAAGATCAATTGCGATTCCAATACCAATTCAATGTGCTGTTAAACCCCAATTCCCTTATTGCATCCTGTAGCCATTCCGGTAAAAGGCACCCATTATTTTGTAGAGACAATAAAAGATATTCTTCCTTTTTATTTTGTGGGATAAAATTACAATTTCCACATCCTAAGTTTGCAATTATTATCATGTCCCTCCCACTAGCTGTTAAAGATCAAACCTCATGAATCCCTTCAACCCCTCTTACCTCTCTGTCTTGTGTTCTTTTATTGAGCCACATCAGAGCTTCTTCTAGTTTTATTATTGCCATAGCGTTTTCTTTACATACGAATTTGCTTGATTGATAGGCTTGAATTCTTTGCCTACAAGCATCCATTACAGTTTCAACAAATGCTCCATTAGGTTCTCGCCTATCTGTGCCTTTTCCTAATGGTCCATCTTGCCAACTGATTGAAATTCCCGTTCCTTCGACACTTCCTCCAGTTGGATTACCATTTTCGTCTTGTGTGTTAACTGCATGATATTCTGCCAACATATTTACCTCCCTTTAAGGTTTACATGTCCATTTAATATGCAACTCGTTATTTTTCCATCTTTTTAATTCATCGTCCATACCCGCACTGGATAAATAATTTTTAATAGCAAAATTAATGTCTTTAGAATTAGTGCTGGAAATAGGACTAAAAACAATTTCAAGTACATCTCCATCCCACCTATGATCTATAACAAAAAACGCTCTACTTGTCATTCAACCCTCCCTTTTTAAATTTGTGCTCCCAGCGGGATTTGAACCCACAATCCTCAGCGTGAAAAGCTGATGGCCTAACCATTAGCCCATGGGAGCATTCAGTCATTAAAAATCTCTATATATTATCTCGCTGGGATATCTTTTATAGATTTCCATTCGAGCATTGTGATGTTTATAAAGATATTTCGTCCCCTTATTCGTAAAATCAATAAAATAAGCTGACTTTTTGTTTTCATGTGGACGCAATAATCTACCAATTTTCTGAACTACTTCGCTATCAGCTTTAAAACCAGAAGCTAATATACCCACTTGGGCAGGAACAGTATCAACACCCTCGCCTATCACTGATGTTCCTATCAAAATATTGAATTTGTTATCATTAAAATCCTCAAGAATTTGCTTGTTCACTTTTCGTTTCCATTTGCCAGTAATAAAAACAGAACCTTCAATCTTTTCTTGCAAAATTTCTCCATGTTTAATCTCGTTTACAAAAATAATAGTAGGGACATTGTTGCTGTCAAGTTTTTGAGCAATTTCAACAATCTTATCATTATACTCTTCGTTTTGGATAAGAGCCATTTGATTTTCTTCTCTCCATTTACTCTCTATATAAGGATTATCGTATTTATACACTATGAATTTAATGGGACTTAAAAACTTGTCGCTTATACCTTTATTAAACCCATACTCATACAAAACGTCTGACATAATAGCTTTTAATGATAAATCTGAATTATCATTTCTATAATTAGTAGCTGTGAAGCCATAACGAAAATAAATATCCTTAAATTGATTGAAATTTAATGAAGATAAGGTTTCAGCTGAGGAATGGTGAAATTCGTCTGTAATCAACATGTCGATTGATTCAAACCATTCTGCAGGTATCTTCGGTAAGGATTGATAGGTGGCCACTGTGATATCTTTATCAAACTGTTTTTTGCCACCTGTGATAACCCCTACGAATCTTTTACCATACAATTCAATCAATTGACTTTCAAAGATATCTAAGATATTGGAAGACGGTACCACCACAAGAGTCTTCACTCCCTTTTCTTTAATCAGTTCCTTAATGATAAGTGTCTTCCCTGTTCCAGTGGCTGCTTCTACAATTCCACGGGAGTGAATCTTTAACTTTTCTAAGATTTCTTTTTGATAATACCTTAATTTTGGTAATTTAGTGAGTTTAAGATAATTCTTTTCTTTTTCTTCGGGTTTCTTTCTAGCATCTTCTATGGTGTAATGAATCTTAAAATTTTTGAGATATTTTTCAACCATACATAAAAGACCTGTCGGGAATGAATTATTTGACCTATTGAAGAGTTTAACAATGGTAGCTTTTTCAACCCATTCTTCCAGCCTTTGTGGAGTGATATAAAGATACTTTAAAAGATCTGGTCGACTCTTCCTCAATTCTTCTTTACTGAAAATTTTGGCATCTCTATATTTCTTCTTCATTACATTACGTATGAAGACATAATCCTCTTTGCGATAAGAAAGAAGATCATTAAGATTGGAAGATAATTCGTTGATCACATTTGGATTATTATCTCCATATTTTATAAAACAGGTGCTATTATGGATTATGATTGTTATCATATTTCACACTTTAATTGTTCTAATGAAGAAAGTAAAAAACTATTTTGTGCCCTTTTATTTTTTAAAAGATTTTAGTTTGCTTCTATAACTCTACTTACCTTATGAATTTATTTAATTCTCAATTGAATAAAACTGTATCCGAGAGTTACAAAACATTCTTTTTTTTAATAAAAAAAACAGCAAAAAACAATAAATCACTTCATTAAATGAGTTGATAAAAACTTTAAAAGTTAAGTGGTTAAGTGAGTGAAACGGATTTTTGATATAGTTTTTCTTAACTTATTGATTTTAAAAAGAATGGGGTATAAAAAAATGAAACACTTCCTAATTATATGTAGTTGTGGATTGATACTTCTAATAATCCACGATTGATGAGGTTGTGTAAAAGATAATATCCAAAACATTCCTTATCTCTTATCCCCCTTAGCAATTCTTTCATATAACGAGGTCTTTTAATCTTCTTTTTGTAATTATCCGATAGATTTTTCTTGAACCTTAGAACGTCTACGATCCTTGAACAATCTTTTTTTGATGATGTAGGTCGGATAATTTTAGTATATACATTAGTTATATTTGTGCTTATTTCCGGAACACCCTCAAAAGGGTGAATTTTTTCTGTTATTTTTGTAGATGGATTGACGGGGGGAGGGCTTTTTTTATCGATTGTAGTCTTAATGATAAGATACAATTTCCAAGTATTGTTTTTAAAATTCTTTTTGATAAATGCCCTGACCAGTGAATATTCTTTGGGACTTGTTTTAGAATGACCGATAACTTTCGTATGACCATTTTTTTGGTCTACTTTTTGTTCGTGTTCTAATAAATCAATTTCGTTATTTTTTTCGTATCTTTTTGCCAGTTTAGGTGTTGTAACGATCCCCATTTTCATAAGTTTTTTAATGACATCTTTTCCTTCTAATGGGAAGTTTATCTTTTTAAATTTAAGCCAAGCGTCAAAGTAATTTGATTTTTCGGATTTACTTAGTTTGAATGATTGTGGTGAAAGTAATATTGGTAGGAAAATCTTCTCATCAGAACCTCTTCGGATCACTTCATCTCGAATGAGTTGTATGGATGTTGCGTGTAAGTTTGGGAATTTTTTTCTGCATTTTTTATATAGTATTTCGTGGTGAAATTTACGATCAACGGTTTTATTGGTTTTTATCAAGTTTGAATGTAGCTCAACAACCTCGTTGGTGTCGTTTAAAAGACTTTCTAACAAATCTCGTTTTGCTTTTTTGGGATTTAGATTTAAGTGTAATGTAGTGTATTTTTCTTTCATCGTATTTTATAGATACTCTTATAGTTGCCAAAAATCAAAAAGTAAAAAACTATTTTCAAAAAAGATAAAATAGTTTTTTATTTTTTTGTTTCAATGGAGTAAAAGGAATGCAGTTCTTTGAGAGAGCTGTTTGTGTGGCAGGTGGATTGGGGGTCGTTGATTTTCCATCCCCCAAGTGCGACCCTCATCCGCTTGTCATAAAATCGATAATAACATCATAGGAGGTCAAATGGAGTCTGTAAAAGCAAAAAGGATAGTTTCTAAGCAGAGGTTTCGTGATTTGGTGATTCAAGGTGTGGGCATTTTATCAGAACCTGTAGTTGCCACATTAGGCCCAGAGGGTTTGCCAATCTTGATTCAAAGAGATGGAGCTCCGCCGTTTTTTACAAAAGACGGTGTAACAGTGGCTCGTCATACAAAAGTCAAAAATCCGTTGCTTGATACGATAATCACTTCATTAAAAGAAAGTTCTGAAAAAACTAATGAAAAAGTTGGTGATGGAACAACAACCGCAGTGGCTTTGTCTGCCGCTATTATTCGTGAGGGGATGAAACAGATAAAATCTGGAATTGTCACTCCACAAGAATTGGTTAATGGTATTCGTAAATTAGGAGATCTGTTTCCAGCTGTTTTAGAAAAATGGGTAAGAAAGATAAAGACAAAAGAGGAGCAGCACAATGTTGCTTATATATCAGCTAATAATGATAAAGTCATTGCAGATAAAGTTGTGGAAGCTGTTGAGATGGCAGGGGAAGACGGTTATGTTTCGCTTGAAGATGGTACTTCAAAAGAAATTAAGGTTCAGTTTGTTGAGGGATATACTTTATCGTCTGGGTGGTCTAATATCGGAGCTTATGGGACTACTTTTGTTAATAATTCTCAAAAAAATTCAGTGGACATATTGAAGCCAGCGATTCTTTTATATGATGGAGTTGTTTCTGATGTCAATGATTTGGCTAATTTCTACATTGCTTTAACAAACAACGGGACTAGACCGATTCCATTATTAATAATAGCTCATAATTTTGAGGGCGAAGCACTTAATATGCTTATTCTCAATAAGCGTGCTGGTCAAATTGTTGGGCTTGCAAAAGTTCCTTATTTGTCAACCATCAGTAGTCGTCGTTGGCTTTTAGATGATTTGGCAGCTTTGACGGGTGGTAAGGTTGTTGAGCATGATTCTAATGGTATTATGAAGGGAGTTTTTAGTGGTGAAAAAGTTAAGACCCTTAATGAAGGGGTGTTGGGGTGTTGTGATAAAGTGGTTATTGGTAAAAAAGATACGATAATTTATGGTGGTCATAGTGATGATGAAGAAAAGATCAAGTACAGTGACACTTTGAGAGGACAGTTGCCGGATGCTGAAAGTGAATCGGAGTTTGATGTTGATTTGATCAAAACTCGTTTATCTAAAATGTTTGGTGGTATAGTGGAAATTCAGGTGGGCGGTTCTACTGAATTGGAGGTTAGAGAGAAAAAGTACAGGGTTGAAGATGCACTCAATGCGACGCGTGCTGCAACTGAAATGGGTGTAGTTCCTGGTGGTGGGATTGTTTTTTTCAATCTAGCAGAAATTTTCTTAAAAGATTATTTAAGAGATAATGTTCATATGGCAATAGCTATTAAAGTCATGAAAGAAGCGTTAAAAGATCCCCTTAGAATTATATTGTCAAACGCTGATATTAAACCTGATGAGATAATCGGTGATCTTTTAAAGACAGTGCGGTCGCACCCTCTCAGGGGTTATGATGCGAAAAAGAAGGTTTTAGTGGAGAATATGATGGATGCAGGGATTATGGATCCTCTTAAGGTGTCAATTTTGGCTCTTAGAAGTGCGATTTCAATATCTTGTGAATTATTGTGTGGTGGTGGAATGTTGGCTTTTGATGAAGGCACTGACAATCCTTCACAATCTGACTTTTATGTTAATGAATCCAATCAGGAGGTGTAGCGGTGGCTCAAATTGATCAAAAAGAACTTGTTGCATTAATTATTGAAGAAATGGATTGTAAGAAAGTGTTTCAAGCAAAATGGGTTTTTGATTGTGCGTTATGTGGAGATCATGTTGACGAAGGCACTGATTTTGTATTTATAGGTGATAAGCAGAAGATTTGTGTGTCTTGTCAAGCGTATATATCTGAATTTTTTAGTGATGCGTTGCAGAGAGAAGAAGAAAAAGACGGATGTTTAAAATAGTTTTTTATTTTTGTTTATAAAAAGCGTAAAAGAAAGCAGTAGAAATGAACTGTATTTAGGAGAAACAAATGGTTAAAGAGTGTAAGCATGACATATTGATAGCGATTTCTCAGGAGGATGAAAAGTTTTTGTGTTTTGATAAAACAAGGAGGTACAAGTGTCAGTTGTGCAGTAAGGAGATTTTGATTTTACAATATGAAGTGCGTGAATATAATGAAAGAAAATTGGAAGATGATGATAGGCAGTTAAATCTTTTTGAAAAGGAGGAAGTGAAATGAAAGTAAAATCGTTGATATTTAAAGATTATTTAAGGCAGTCATGTATGGCAGGATCAGCAGCAGTTGGAGAATGTTTTCTTGATTTTAAGGATGAGGGTGTTGAGTTGTTGACAGTTACTGCAGCGAATAATGTTATGGTTAATTCATTTTTGTTAAAGAAAAATTTTGAAGAATACGAAGTGTTTGGTAAAATTGGGATAGACAATCTATCCAACTTGATGAAGTTGCTTGAACGTATTGAGAGCGAACATATTGCTGTTGAGAAAAAAGATAACAATTTGTTGTGTTTTAAGGGTGGTAATAAAAAGATTGAATTTCTATTGAAAGATCCTGAATATATTGAAGCACCTCCAACAGTTCCAAATGATTTATCTCATGATATTTCAATAAAATTAAATCCTGACCAAATTCGGGAATTCCTTAACGATGTTTCGGCATTGAGTGCAGATGAGATTTTGTTTACCACAGAATCTGGGAAACTATTGTTGGTGGCTTTAGGTCAACATAAAATACGCAACAAGATTGATGTTGATATTGACGGTGAACTCAATGCAAAGTTCACTTCCCTTTTAGTTGATGCTATTGGCAATCTTACGGGTAACATTAAGGTTGATTTAAAAAATGATTATCCGGTTTTATTTAGCACAGATTTGAATGCTAATGGATTTATTAAAATTTTAGTAGCTCCAAAAGCGTAAAATGAGAAAAGGTCAAAAAGTATCAGAAGAGATTCGGAAATGGAATGGGACGAAGGTGTCCATTATAATTACGATGGCTCATTGAGAGAACGAGACATCAATAGGCAGGGAGAAATAAAAAGATATTACTCTAATTTTAGATTTTTAAGAATAAATGAAATAACTGAAATGATAATACAAGTGTGAGGTTTTTATGCGACTAAAAGATTGTGTTTTTGTTGAAAAATATCGTCCCAAGTCTATTGCTGATATAGCGGGGAAAAGTAAGACGTTTCTTTCTTCTTATTTGGAGAAGAATGAATTACTTCCCCACTTCTTATTTTATAGTACTTTTCCAGGAACTGGTAAAACATCGTTGGCGAAGGCTTTTGTCAATGATTTGGGTTGTGATATTTTATTACTCAACAGTTCTGATGAACGTAAGATAGACGTTGTACGAGAGAAAGTGAAAATGTTTGCTAGTTCTGTATCTAGTAAGCAAGGTAAGAAGAAGTGTATATTTCTTGATGAGGCAGACGGTTTGACACGGCAGAGTCAGGATGCATTGCGAAATGTGATGGAAACTTATAGTAAAAATTGTTTTTTTATACTTTCTTGCAATTATATCAATAAGATTATTGATCCGCTAAAAAGTCGTTGCATTCTAGTTGATTTTTCAAAATGTTTTAATAAAAAAGAAGTTTGTTCGTATATATCAAAAATAGTTCAAGAAGAGAGTTTGAATGAATTGGGTGTTAACGATGAAGTCGTGGAAAAAGTTGTGGAAATGTACAGGCCGAATGTTCGCAATATGGTTATGTTTTTGCAAAGAGTTAAGGTTTCAGGTGCAGAAGTTGTTGGAGAGATTTTAAACAAGGATGTTTATGATTCTTTTTGGGATCTTTTTAAAGAAAAGAAGTTTGCATCTATAGGAAAATTGTTGGCTGAAAATGATTTAGATGTTGAGTTGATCAATAAGTGGTTGTTTGATAAGGCGATAGAAAATTCAAAAGAATTGGGGGTTAAAAGACTTATCAAAACTATCAGAATAATTGCTGAGAATGAAAGAGATTTTGTTTCAGGCGCGGATAAGAATTTAATTTTCCGTTGCGGTATTTTTAGTATGATGATTGGATAACTGGGGGGGGCAGATGTTCAATATAATCAAAAACCTTTATACTCGAAAAGATTATGATTGGATAAGGGAGTTGGATGACAATGTTCCATCTTTAGTCATTTTCAATTACCTTTTATCTGACCCTTCAGTTGGAAGAAAGATTAAGAGTTTGGCTCCCAGTTTGTTCAGTATTCCTCCAAAGAATTTTATCGCTGTTTTGCATACGTATGTTCCAAAACAAAATAGAGCTCCTTTTCTTGGAGGTGTTCGTAAAAAGGAAGAAGACAAAGTTGTTGATGAAATAATGGATAAATTGAGGAGATATTTTAAATATTCTGAAAAAGAATTTTCATATATTCAAAAGTATATTTTTGATAATTTTGTTAAAGATAACATAAAAGAATGGCAAATTAAACTGGGATTAGGAGGTAAGAGGCATGTCGTTAAATAATTTTGTGAACCTTGATTCAGGGTACAAAGAAAAAATGAGTCGGCTTGAAAGGTTGAAAAAAAGGTTTTCTGAATCTTTACCTGAAAATATAGCAAAATATAAGGCCCAAGAAATTGTTTTAACATCTGATAAGTTGGAGAGTGTTAAGCTAAATGCCAATAATCATGCAGGATTAAGACCTAGTTTAGCTTTTTATTTTGAAAATGCAGAAGAAATTAAAATGGTAGCAAAATATTTCAATACAAGTTTTAAGCAAATGGCAGTGAAAGATTCCGGTTTGTTAATTGAGATTATTAAAATGTTGGAGGAAACGAAAAATGGATAAGAATAATTGTGAGATAGACAGCATGGAAAATTCTTGTGATTTGAGAGAAGAAGAGAATTGGGATTTTGATACAAAAGAAAGGTATGGAAGTCCACGAGTAAGTTCTGAATATATGGATTGTTCTTTGCCATTGACTTTTGATCAATATTCGTATTGTTCTATGAAGTGCAAATATTGTTTTGCATATTATCAAAAAGCGATGAATCCGTCTATGCGTTCTGGGATAAAATTAAAGGGGGTTAATGTAGACAAATTGATTAAAATGTTTAAAGGGGAAATACCTGAAGACCCATATTATCATAATTTTATTAAAAAGAAGTTCCCATTCCATTGGGGTGGCCTTGCTGATCCGTTTGATATGGTTGAAAAAAAATATAAACTTGGTTTTAAATTATTGGAAACTTTGGTGGAATTGAATTATCCAGTTATATTTTCTACAAAAGGAACATTACCCTCACAAGAACCCTATTATTCTTTGTTTAAGAATGCTGCAAAAAATAAGAATTTTGCATTTCAGTTCAGTATTATTGCTAATTCCGATGAGTTATCGAAAAAGATAGATGTTGCAGTTCCGACAACTTCTGAAAGATTACAGTGCATGAAAACAATGTCAGATTTAGGTTATTGGACTGTATTAAGATTAAGACCTTTTATAGTTGGAATAAGTGATATTGATGTAGAAGAGCTTATAACCCGTTCTTCTCAAAATGGTGCGAATGCTATTTCCACTGAATTTTATTGTTATGATGCTAGATGTTCAAATAATGTAGAAATAGCAAAAAGATTTAAGGAAATATCGCAAATATGTGGTTTTGATATCATCGATTTTTACAAAAAGTTAAGCCCTTCTGAGCGAGGTGGTTATAGGAGATTGAATAGAAATCTTAAAGAAGAGTATGTGAAAAGAATGTATACAACCTGTAAGAAGGTTGGTATGCAATTCAATATTTCGGATCCAGATTTTAAAGAACTTAATGACAGCGGTTCTTGTTGTGGTTTGCCTGAATTAAGGGAACAGTATGACAGTGATTTGGTTAATTGGTCTCGTGGGCAATTAACTTATCATCTCAAGGAATTACGTAAAAGATATTGGGCAAGTGGAGGTAAAGAAAGGTATTTAAAGATTCGTGATGTGATGGGAGATTCTTATGATGGTTGGTTAAAAGAACCGCGTTTTTATAGTGATAGTCTTAAAAATTGGGCAACTTCTTGGGCAAAAGTTAATATGGGTTATAGAGACGAATTCATACAAACATGGAATAATACCAGGAGTTCTGGTAATCCGTACAATTATTTTCATGGTAAGATTAAACCTTCTTATATTGATGATGATAATAATGTTGTTTTTGAGTATGTTCCCCATGATTATGAGAAGAGGTGGAAAGAAGAAGGGATATTGTAAATGGGAATAAAATATTGTAGGTCTTGTTGTCAAATGACTAGTCACGGTTTAAATGACAGGTGTTTAAAGTGCGGAAAAAATAATTTAATTCAAAAAAATATATTGGGGGAAGAATGTTGGGTTAGAAAAGATACTTGGGATGAAAATATTTTTAAAGAAATGGGATTGTATTTGAAAAAGATTTCTTTAACTCCTGAGGATGTCTGGCTGGATGTAGGCGGTAACATAGGGAGTTTTTGTAAAAAAATTGCCAAAGAAGTTGCCACTGTTATTGCTTATGAGCCAGATGAAAATAATTTTGAACTTTTAAAGAAAAATAATGAAGAAAGTGATAATATTATTTTTGTAAATAAAGCTGTTATTGGAAATGCTGATATTGTGAGGGATTTTTATTTGAATCAAAAAACCAATAAGAGTACACATTCTTTTTTTGTTAAACGTGGAAGGGAACGCGTTGAGGTTGGATGTGAGAATGTTAATGAGATAATTCAAAAGTATAAAGTTGATAAAATAAAAATTGATTGTGAGGGGAGTGAGTACGAAATCATAAAATCTATTGTTGATTTTTCTTCAATTAAAGAAATATTTGTGGAATTTCATTTAAATATTTTATGTAAAAAGAATGATTTAACTAAGTACAGGGAAGTTATTAAAATCCTTAAAAAGAATTTTGCGTATTTGGAGTATCCGGAGGATGTTAAAAAAAATTGGCATGTTTATATTTATGTGAAAAAATAAATGAGATATATACATTCACAAAATAAAGATAAAGAATTTATCGATTGGAGAAACCCTTCTAGAAGGAAAGAAGGGTTTTTAAAGTGGTTAAAATGGAGAATGCGGTATGGAGATTTGGACCATTACGTTTGTAATAATTCCTACAGGGATGCAATTGGCAAAATGTCTCCAACTGGTAAATCAATGACTAAGGAGCAGGCGCATTGGTTTTCTTTAATTTTTGGTATGACTTATCAATCAGAAATGGCGTGGGTTATTTATTGGAATTTTCCTGATTTTTGGTCTATCAACATTGAAGAGTTAGAAAAATGGAATTTGGATAATATTGATCGACAAAGGTATGCTCGTGATACTAAATATAATAAAGGGAGGATCGTTAGTCAAGTCAAGTCCCTCCAAAATGAAATTGGTCCTTCCGGTTCTATTGAAAAGTTTTTTGGTGAATCATTGAGTGATGATGAAAATGAGTCTTTTGAAAAAGTTTTTAATTCTTGTATGAGGTTTCATAAGTATGGAGGTATGACTTCTTGGTTGACTTGTCAGTTGTTATTCGAAACTGCCAATGTACCGATTAAACCTGACACCGTCAGAGCCACCACACCTTGGAATTGGTCAGTAAGGTCGGGTTTGATGTATGCTTATAATAGGGACGATAAGATTGAAGCTACTTGTAAGGATGTTGAGTTTTGTGATAAAGATATTGAACAAATAAAAGAGTATGAAAAAGAGTTGTATGAGTTAGCGAAAGATTGTATTGATGAAAATGATAAAAAGATTTTTTCAAATTATTTATTAGAATCTCATTTGTGTCAATATAAAAAGTTAATGTTAGGAGGTGATTATGCTGGTCATTCTTCTGGAGATCACTTTTCAAGGGCACTTTGGTTATCTGAACGGTGGCCTGAAGTAAATTTTGATGTATTTTTTAAAGAAGCAATAAAAAAACATTGTCCGATTGTAAGGGGAAAAAGGGAGAGTAAACAGCTTCGGTTTGTTTGTTCTAAGACAGGTCAGATGATAAATATGCATGAGGACTTTCAGGAATTGCCTAATATGTATTTGGAATTGGGAATAAATCCTGATTGGTTTTATACTAAAGAATATGACGAAGAAGTGGGAAGTAGAGTTGATAGTTATGCAAATAAAATTTATAATTCTAATTGGTGGTGAAAGGAAGGGGTAAAATGATTAACACTTATGATCTTGATGGGGTTGTTTATTTAGGAGATGATTATGATGGTATTTATCCAGGTAGAGAAGACATCATTATAACGGGGAGAAGTATTGAGGAAGCGAAGTCTACGCATGAAATGTTGAGGTTGAGGTGCATTTATAGTCATGTGTTTTTTAACCCAATTCCATTCAGTGCAAAAACTAGAGAATCTTCTGGTTATCATAAAGTTAATGTGATTAAAATGTTGATTGAAAGCGGTTATGAACATGGCCTTCATTTTGATGATGATGAAATTCAGATCAAAATAATCAAAGAGCTCCTTCCCAATGTTCGTGTTGTGCATGTAGTTTCTGATATTGTTGAGAAGGAAAATGTTAGACATGATTGAGGGCAAAATGTTAGAAATAGAAAAGAGAATAGTTATTGAACCTGAAAGTGTTGTTTGGAATCAGAAGGTAAAGGAGTGGTGCGGTCTTCCGTATTATGATAAAAAAAATGGATGTCCAAATTTCAATAAACGTAAGGGATGTCCGATGGATAATAAGAATATAGATGAAATTTTAGATGTCAATAAAAAAACTTATATTGTGGGTGTTGTTTTTAATTTAAAAGAATATCGCGATGAAATGAAGAAAAAACATTCAAATTGGACATATCGACAATTAAACAATGTGATATATTGGCAAGGATCAATTTTTGGAAAAATGAAAAGGGAAGTCAATAAGTTTTCATTGATGAATCCTGGTTTAAAAATTGTTTATAAGCCAGAAGCATATGGAGTTAATTTAACAAAGATGTTATTGAATTCGGGTGTTCCGATAAACTGGAAGTACCCGTTGAGAAAGATTTATATTGTGGCGTTATTAGGAGGAAAAATATGAAAGAATTTATTGCAGTTATTGGTCAAAGTGCATGTGGTAAAACAACATTTGTTCAAAATGAATTTATTGGGGCAAATGAGATGGTGTTAAATAAAGATCCACTTTTACATACTGTTGTTAATGATTGTTGTTTATTGGGGGATTATGTTACGTCTGTGAGGACAAAAGGTACTGACAGGTTTTCTTATTCTATTTTACCAGATTTGATTGAGTTTATAAAAAATAAAAAAGATGAATACAATCGTTTTGTCGCAGAAGGTGATAGAATAAATTGTGAAAGATTCTTCCAGTCTTTAAAAGATTTGAAATTGAATGTTACGGTTTATGTTTTTTTATGTGATGTTAATTTGAGCGTTCAGCGTAGAGTTGATTCTGGTTCAAAACCTTCAGAGCAATTTGTAAGGGCAACTCAAACTAAAACTTTAAGAATGAAAAAAATGGTAGAATCTTTAGGGTTTAAAGTTATTGTTGAAGATTCTAGAACAGAAAACAATATCAAACATGGATGGTGGTGACTTATGCGTGAAGAACTTGAAGCAAAAATGTTTTGTCAATTATTATATAAAGAGGGGTATGTTGAAGGTACGTCTGGTAATTTAAGTTTTAGAGATAGAAGTAGAGTTAAAATAACTCGTACAGGTTGTACATTGGATGATCCATTTTTTGTTGATACAGAAAGTTTTGAGGCTTCATCTGATGTTAATTTACATAAAGAAATTTATCGATTGACGGATAGTGATTGGATTTTTCATGTTCATAAAGACCTTAAATTAAAATTTCTTTTGACAGATAAAGATTTGGATCTTCATTGGTTTAATGTAAGAGATCATGGGGTTTGGGTTGGATGTGGAGTTGATATAAAAATTTATAGAATTCTTGAAGATGAGGGAATTTTATAAGGGTAGGTGATGATATGAAATTTAAAAAGTAGAATAGTTTTTTATTTTTATTCTAGTTTAAAGTAGAGTGAGGGGATATGAATTTAGACAACAGATTTCCGTTCGAGTTGGCCCTGCAAAGAACTATTTTAAAAGTAATGTTCAAAAACGAAACATTTTTTTTAAAATGTATGTCGCATTTGAAAAGTGAATATTTTGAGAATCAATATTTATCTTGGCTTTATAAACTTATTGTTAGTTATTATAAAGAATACAAAACACTTCCATCAATGGAAACTGTTAGAAATGAAATATTGAAGTTTGAAGTTAAGGATCGAATATTGTATGAGAAAGTTTATGATGATATATTGGCAACTGACTACAAGGATTTGGAATATCTTTATCATGAATTGACTGGGTTTGCAAAGAGAGCTTATTTTGTTGACAATATAAAGCGAACCTTAAGTCTTTATAATGAAGGTAATCGCAATAATGCATATCGTCATATGAAGGAGTTTTCTCAAAGTTTGTCGGAAATAGATTTTGAAGAAAGTGACTTATTTGATTATTCGAATTTGTTTCCATTATTGGAAGGTCTTCGTTCTCCGAAATTTAGAATGCCACTATCTATAAAACCTTTTGACGAAGTTATGGCTGGGGGGATGCCAAAAGGTCGGTTGATGTTGATATTGGCAGGCGTGAGTCAAGGTAAGTCGATGGTTTTAACTAATTTGGGGAAAAATTTTATTCAAAAAGATAAGAAGGTGTTGTTTATTACGTTGGAGAATCCAGAGGATGAGCAAATAACTCGTTTTTTGTCTCCTATGACGGATATATCTCAAGATGATTTTAATAAAAGAGAATTGACTGATGATGAAAAAGTCAAGGTTATAATGGCGAAGGAAAAGATGGAAAAGAATCTGTTTTTAAAAAGTTGGTATGAAGATTCCTTGACTATTGAACATATTGTTAATTATTGTAAAGTGAGACATGCAATGGATCCGTATGACGTTTTAATTATAGATTACGTCCAGTTGATTAAACAAAGGGCATCGGAGCGCATGCGTGACCTGTGGGCTATCCAGGGTGATATTGTGAAGGGTTTGCAGAATTTAGCAAGGAATTTGAATATTTGCGTTATAAGTGCTGCTCAGATCAATAGGTCAGCAATGCAAAAGACTCGCAAGAGTAAAGGGTTCAAAGATTTGACTCGGATGACTGATGTTGGTGAATCTTATAATCAAGTTAAGATAGCCGATATTGTTCTTACTTTAACTGTTTCAGATGCTGATTATAAGAATAGTGTTATGCGAATGTTGTTGGATAAACATCGTGGGGGTGAAAAAGGTATCTTGGTTGAGGTTGAGGTTGATTTTCCAACTCAAAAAATATTCAGTCCGGATTTGCGATGTAGAAAGTTGAAATGGTCAGATGCACTTAATCCCTCAGGAAATAGAGATCCAAAAGATTTGGATGAAGAACCTGAGAGTGAAGAAAGCGGGACTGATAATGTGAAGGTGTCGGAGGCTGAAATTGAAAAACTCTTATCATAATCAACAAGATGTATTGAGTTTTGATTTAAAAGGGTTGTTGTCTTCCCATTTCAATAATTATTGTGAAAACAATAACAGCTATTATATGGCATGTCCTTTTTGTGGAAAAAAAAATAAGTTTTATATTCAGAAAAAATACAAGTATTTTATATGTTTTGTATGTGAAGAAAAGGGGAGCATTTATAGACTCCTTGCACATTTAAAAAATATTCCGTCTAAAGAAGCGTATAAGATAATACATAAAATTAAAGAAGAGAATTTGTCGTATGATGATGAATTGAAATTGAAGTTTGTTGATGAAGTTTATGAATCTGAATCTGATGTTTTGAATTTGGATTTGAGTTCTTTGGGATTTTATTCATTGTTAAAATTCAAAGAAAATCACGAAGCAAGGGAATATATAGCTCATCGCGGTTTAGATGATAATATGATACAGCATTTTAATTTACATTATTGTGATAGAACTAAGAGGGTGATTTTTCCTGTTGAATTTGAGGACAAAATTGTTGGATATCAAGCTCGTGATATAACGGGAGAACAAGAACCGAAGATTCTTTCTTCAAAAGGTTTTCAAAAGACTAGGTTTTTGTATAACTACAACAAGTTGCTCTATGATTTACCAGATTATGTTGTTTTAGTGGAAGGGCCAATAGATTGTATAAAGTCGTATGAGTATAATTCTGTGGCATTATTTGGTAAACACATGTCAAAAGATCAGCTTCATTTATTATTGAAAATACCGACTTTAAAAAAAGTGTATATAGCTTTGGATCCGGAAGAAGAAGAGGGTCGGTTTGAGATGATGAAAGATTTATCTGCTTTTTGGGAAACGCTGCTCGTTCCTGTGGAAATTGGCAAAGATATAGGGATGTATAGTTCTTGGGAAATTGGAATGTTATTGAAAAGATCTCAGTCGATATTTGATTTTGGAGATCAACTAAATATAGAAGATAAATAGAGGTTACAGTGGTGAAACCATCTTATGTTGCTCTTCATTGTCATAGCACTTATTCATTCATGGATGGTGTTGGTACCATTGAGGAATGGGTAAAAGGTGCAAAAGAAAAAGGTGTTGCTGGTTTGGCGATTACCGATCATGGCGATGCCTCATCTATGTTAGAGCTGTATGGGTTGGGGAAGAAACATGGTTTACCTGTTGTTTTGGGTTGTGAATTTTATATAGCAATGTCAAAGGAGAAGGATAAGAATGACAGATATTCTCATGTTGTAGTTTGGGCAAAGAATGAAATTGGGTACAAAAATATTTGTAGATTGACGTATTTATCTTATCAAGATGAGAATTTTTATTATAAACCGAGAATAACATTCGATGATTTAGTCAAGCATAAAGAGGGCCTTATTGTTGGTTCAGCTTGTGTGAAGGGTGTTATTGCAAAATATATAAATGATTTATCTGATGTTGATAATGAAGATGCGATAAACCTTGTAAATTCTTTTAAAGAAGCGTTTGGTGAAGATTTTTATTTAGAGATTCAACATGGCGATTTGACATATGAATGGGATGAAAAGAAAGAACAATTTTATAAAGCAAAATCAGTTAATATACAGGAAACTATCAATAGAGTTATTTGTCAATTGGGTAAAAAATGTGGTGTTAAAGTTATAGCAACTCCTGACGCTCATATGATTGATAAAGATCAGAAGATTGTTCAAGACGTTCAATTGAAAAATTATTTTAAAGATAAAAGAATGTACCATGAAATTTATTATTTGCCAACACGTGAAGAATTTATAGGAATGTTCAATGAAAAGCATCCATACATTCCCAATGAAGATTTGGATATTTATTTGGATAATACTTATGAGATTTTGAATAAGTGTAAAGATTTAAATCTTAAGTTTGATTACAATTTGCCAAAAGTGGATGCAGCTAAGGTTCATGGTATTTGGGGTTTAATAGAAGAAAAAGGCATTATAGATATGAAGAACGAGGTTTACACTCATAGAATAAAAGATGAATTGGAAGTTATTATTAATAATGGGGTACTCAATTTATTGCCCTATTTTATTGTGTTAGAAGAATTGGTTGAATGGTGTGAACGAAATGATATTCTGGTCGGTCCAGGAAGGGGTTCGGCTGCGGGTTGTTTATTAAATTATGCTTTGGGTATAACCAAAGTTGACCCCATCAAGTATGGTTTACCCTTTAGTCGGTTTTTGAATTTAGCGAGAGTTCAAGAAGGGACTTTGCCCGATATTGATTTAGATTTTAGTGATCAGCAAGTGGTGAAGGATTATTTGGTTAAAAAATATGGCAGGGAATACGTTTTTAATATTTGCGTTAATCAAACCTTAAAAGCTCGATCAGCTTTTAAGGATATAATCAGGGTGATGGCTCCTGAAGTTAGTGCAGATAAAGCTAATCAATTGAGTAAAATGATTATTTTTTCCTCTGAAACTAATCAAAAACAGGTTTTAAAAGAATCGTTGAATAAAAATCCTAAATTGAAATCGTTTTTGATAAATAATAGGGAAGTTTTTATAGCAATCACTAAGTTGATTGGACAAGTGAGGCAAAGGGGAACTCATCCTTCTGCTGTGGTTATGTCTAAGGTTCCTGTTTACGAGGTGGTTCCTGTTGCCAAGAATAGAAATAGTGGCGAATACGTTACTCAATATACCATGGAATGGTGTGAAAAAGCTGGATTAATTAAGAATGATATATTGGGCCTCAAGACATTGAAAGATGTTTCTGGATGTAGAAAATTGATAATGGGCAAATACAAGAAGGATATTGATGTTTTTAATTTAGATTTTGAGGATGAAAAGGTTTTTAAGGAATTTGAAAAATGCAACACTGATACAGTTTTTCAATTTAACACTGATTTAGTGAAAGGCATTTTAGGTAGAGTTAAGATTAAGAGTTTAGAAGATTTGTCTGTTGTAACTTCTTTGGGTCGCCCAGGTCCGATGGATATGGGTATGCATAAAATTTATATATCATGTTCTAATGATTTGGAAGAAGTTGTTTATCCACATGATTCATTGAGAACATTGTTGAAAAGTACTTTCGGTATTATGGTGTATCAAGAGCAAGTGATGGAAGCAGTGAAAATTTTAGGTGGTTTTACCGATGTAGAAGCGGATAATATTCGTAGGGCGATGGGTAAGAAAAAGATTGAATTATTGAATGAAGTTAAGGATAAATTTATAGAATATGCAGTCAATAAATATTCAGATATAGATAATGGTAAAGCAAACAAGTTGTGGGATTTGATTTATTCGTTTGGTCGATACGGCTTTTGTCATGCTCATGCCATTTCTTATTCAATGTTGGCTTATATATGCATGTGGTTAAAAGTTTATTATCCATTGGAATGGTGGAGTTCAGTTCTTAGCAATGAAGGGGATGCAGACACTGTTAAGGAGTATTATGTAAAGAATAAAGAGATGTTTATTATGCCAGATATAAATAAAAGTAAGGATACATATATAGTTGATGGTGATAAGATAGTCATACCGTTGATTTTTTTGACGAGGATAGGTGAGAAAGCTGTTATAGAAATCATTAAAAGACAACCGTATTCTAGTTTTAGGGATTTTTTGAATAGAACAGATAGGCGTTTGATAAATAAAAAAGTTGTGATGAATTTGGTATGGTCAGATGTTTTTAGCAATGTAAATCGAGGTGACAGCAATAAGGAATTACTAAAAGAATATTATTATTTTATGGCGAACGGGAAGAGTAGGCCTCAGATTGCAAAGATTTTGGAAGAATATTCTAAAGACATTGAATCATTGAATAGATTTGATATAATCAATAAAAAGATTGAGAGTTGCCCCATTTATGATGTAAATTGTCAAGAATATTTTAAAGATTATTTTAGTAAGGATGTAGTGTCTTTAGATAAGATTTTAAAATTTGAAGAAGAATGTAAGGTAAAAGTAGGTGGAATATTTGGTGGAATAAAAGTTATAAAAACAAAAACGAATAAACCGATGGCTTTTGCTAATTTGCGGAATAATAATTGTTCGATTGATTTGGTTTTATTTCCTGAAGTTTATGACGCTCATAAAGATAAGATTAAGAATAATTTATTGTCTGAGGTTGATGGAAAGTTTAATGTGCGAAATAATAAGAAGTCCATAATAGTTAATGGATTAAAATTCATAGAAGTATAAAAAAGGAGAGAGTTATGATAAAAGAGAAGAGGGATGACCAGGAAGTTCAAGTTGTGTTTGCTATTTATGGTGGAGATTCTGAAAGTAGGAGGAATTTGTCCGGTGGTATTATAAAATATTGTAAAGAGAAAGCCATTAAAGTAGATTTGGCGTTGCCATTGCACACTTTAGCTCGATCTTTGTTCAATGTGCCTCCACAGTATTTGTTGGAAAAGGATAAAGAATTTTTGTCTCCAATTTTGGTGAATGATTTTACTATTAAACGAGCGATAAAAACTATTTATGATAGCCTTGGTACTTTGGCTAATTTTAATCCGAACAGAATTGGATTGAATAATTTTAATAGGCCGCGTTTAAAATCGGGTAATGATGTGTTGAAGTTCATTGGATTTGAGCTTATTCGTAAGGTTTATCCGAATTTTTTATCAGTTGTTTCGTGTAAAAATATATTGGGGAGAACGGGCAATTTTGTTGTGGAAGGGATAAAGTTTTATGATGAATACAATTATTTGGTTGATAATTTTCAATTAGTGTACCCAATAAAGATTGAAGAAAAGAAAGCAAAGAAGGACGATGTTGTTGATGATTATGCTGTTTTAAAAGATGATTTACGAGATATTCAGCCGTCATCTGTATTGTCATTTGGGTTATCGGCGAAGGATGGACTTAAAGAGGCAGAAAAGTTATGCCCAAAAATAGAAGAAAATGTCAATGAATTGTTGGAGCTAGGCGATGTAAAGCCAATTTTTATCCCACAAGTTGTTGCACCGAATGCTCTTAATCATAATCAATCCAATGAAAGTGGAGTTATTCGTACAAATAATGCTGTTTTTGAAAAAAAAGCACATATTTGGAGTGATGATGAAGTGATAGTCTAGCGAGGCGATTTGATATGGGTATAAAGAGAATTTTTATTGCATTGATTTATATTGCACTTATTTTGGTGTTTAGTTTTTTTATTATAAAAGGGATGAAGGGTTGCACTAATGATAGTGACATTAAAATGAAGGGTAATATTGATGCGACTTATTTGATTCATTCTTATGCTCGTAAAACAAATTCTCCAGATTTTGTTTATAAAAAAGATGGGGATGTAAGGTATTTATTTCATGAAATTCATTTGAATGAGAAAGGTAAAGATGGTCCGGCATTAGGTTATGTTATGATTTATCCGGATGGTCGTGTTGTTAGTGGTGTGTATAAGCATGAGATTCAAACAAGAACTGAAATTGTTTATGAAAAGGAAGAGGTCGTAACAAAAAATAAAGCATATTTAGTGATGAAGCAATCTGGTTTGGCTAATCGTAAAGGCAGTGACAGAGTGAATTGGAAGAATGTTCCTTATGAGTTGGAATTGATAAGTGTAGAAGAATCTTTTAATGTAGAGGTTGTGAAAAGGCGTAAAATAGTTTTTGATTTTTGTCCGGAAATAGGGGTAAATGGTATTATGGTTTTCAAAGATCAAGAATTTGATGTAATTCCGAGTTTGGGTTTTTCTGTCATTAGCTATAAAGACGGTGAGAAGATTAAATATCGTTTTTTAAAGTTTGCAGTGGGAGTTAGGGATCTTAGTGCAGGTGCGAATATCAGTTTTTCTCCTGTATTGTATAATCTTGGTAATAAGATAAGTTACATCAATAACACTTATTTAGCACCTGTTTTGGGTTATGATAAACGTGGTTTCGATTTTGGATTATCTTTAAGTTTAACATTTTAATTAGGGTTATTGGTTTATTAAATTAATTGCCCCAGAAAAGGAGATGGTCATGACAAAAGGTTACGAGTATGACGAGAGTGAGATGGAAAAAGCTGTTGAGAAAAGTAGGGCAAGAAGGAGTAAAGAAGGTTCAAGGGGTAAATTTTTCAATTTGCAAGAAAATATGGATAATATCTTTAGATTTTTGCCACCTCCAGCTGGTTCTGAAAGAAGATTGCCGTTTTTAGAAACTACGAAACATTTTATGCAGAATGAGGGCAAATATTTGGTCCTCAATTGTACATTAGAAAAGCATGGTGTTTGCCCTATTTGTTCTCATGTTAAAAGTTTGAGAGATAAGGCAAGGAATCTAAGTAGTGAAGAGGCAAAAAAGAAGATGAGAAAAGCTGCGTCTGATATCCGTTGTCAATATGCTTATGTTTATACGGTTTTAAATGAAGAAAACGAAATTGGTACTTTAGAGATGCCATCTAAGTTGCATGATATGATTTTAGAACAGTGTAGTAGTTTGAAAAAAATTGGTGGAGACAATTTTGTTAATGTTTATGATTTTGAAAAGGGAAGAAACATAATAATTACAAAGAAAAAAGAATTTAAGTCAAATTCTACAAATTATATGTGGGTTTATAGTGCGACCTTTTTCCCAACTGAGAGTGCCATTCCAAAAGGGTTGTTGGATGATTATGAAGGGATGTATGTTTTTCCAGAAATTTATGTTAAAGATTATGATCCAGAGAATTTAGAGGCTGCATTAAGGGGTGATTTTTCTTTTTTACAAAAGAAAAAGAGTGATGTTGAAGATTCAGATCCCACTAAAATCAAGGATGACGACGAGGTAGATACGAAGGAAGATGGCAAGGTTGAAGGATCTGATGATAAAGGCGATTCCCAGCCTTCAACAGAAACAACGAGTGACGATGATGATCTTATAGATGAGCTCTTAAAGTGACGATGATCTTATAGATGAGCTCTTAAAGTCTTAATTAAAATAAAAAGGAGATGTGTCATGACTAAAAAATACAAAAGATTGCCTCCAAAAATGATTGTGAAAGTGAAAGATTTATTTGATAAAATATCTCCCGAGGATATTGATGTAGATTTTTTAGATGATTATAAAGGTGAAGGGGACAAGGAATATGCAAATTTATCTGATTTTAAAAAAATAGGTTCTGAGTATTTATATGCACAAGATTTATGTTTGAATAATTCAAAAGTTTGTGCGGCTTTTCAGGAAGAAGCAAAAAGAATTTTAAGCAAGGAAGAATCTTTGGCATTCCTTGATCGGGCTGTTCAGGCTTATGGTGCCCTTAAAAAAGAAAAGATGGAGATTACAGATGGGAAGGCAGGATCTTATGTGAATATAGATGAGAAAGTTAATCAATTAAGACAATTGCATTCGAGTTGGGGTATTCTCAAAGATTACTTTTTTTCTTATTACAGATTGTTTGAGAAAAAACATGATTGGGTTAAGACGATGATTTATATGGAGGCAAAAATGGATGGGAATAGGGGGGCAACATGACGTTGGATGCGAAGTTAAAAAGTAAGTTGTTTAAAAACTCCCCTGTTTCGGATAAAGAAATTGATGAGATAATTTCTGAGAAAAGGGTTCCCACTGTTTCTCCATCTATAAATTGGGCATTAGAAGGGGGCATTGTTCCTGGGAGATTTTATTGTTTTGTTGGTCCGGAATCGGCAGGTAAAAGTATGTTTGCTGTTTCTTGTTGTGTGGAGATGTTAAAGAACAATCCCAACGGTCGGATTATTTGGTTTGATACAGAAGAATCTTTCACTACGCATTGGTTGGATATTTTTATGAAAGATGAGGATGGGTTTAATGATGATGATAGAAAAGGGTGTCTTGATGATGAGAAAAAAGGGCGATTTATAGTTAAACAAGTGAAATATGGGAGAGACATCTTTGATCATTATATTGATGATTTGACTCAAATTCATGATTCGGGAGTTCCAATTTTGAGTTGTGTGATTGATAGCAAGGATTGCATCATTCCTCCAAAAGAAGAGAGTCGCCAATCAACTGAAGACCACACTATGGCGGCTTTGGCAGGTTATTTGCCTGCGGCTTTTAGAAAGATGATTTCTCCTTCTCGTATTCGTAAAACTTCTTGGATATTTATTTCGCAAGTTGGTATGCAATTTGATGAAATGCAAAAAAGACTTGGGAATAGGTATACAATGTCTGGTGGTAAAAAGTTTTTGCATTATATGGATGCGATATTATTGTTTGAACAATTAGAAGGGAAAGTTAATAAGATTTTTGATGATGAGAAGGTGGGTATGGATGGTAAACCAGTCCAGCTTGGGTGTTATATTAAAATGAAAGTAAATCACAAATGCCGTGTTGGTGTGCCTAATCGTGTTGCAGTGTTTAAGTTTATTTATAAAGAAGGGGTGGTTGGACAATGGGAAGAAATAGCTAAGTTAGCAGTAGGGATTGGAATTGTAAATAAAGAAGGGAGAACGTATTTTTATCAAGAGGGTAAACTTGGAGTCAGTGAAGGTGAATACTTGAACAAGGTTAAAGAAGATGAAAAATTACAAGAAGAATTATACACTAAAATAATGGAGAGTTGAAGTGAATTATTTAATTGTTGGGGATTTACATTTGAAGTTGAATAATCTTGAAGCTGCGGATTTATTCTTTGATTATTTGTTTGAAGAGATAAAGAAAAAGGGGAAGGATGTTGAAGTGTTTTTTTTGGGGGATATTTATGAAGTAAAATCTATAATTAGAGTTGAAGTTCAAAATTATTTTTACAATAAGTTGAGTAAAATTAGTGATAATGTAAAGGCGATTTATTTAATTTTAGGTAATCATGATTATACGAATAAGAATCTAGTTGACCATGCCTTTAATTTTGGTTGTGAAAAGCTCATTAAAAATTTGAAAGTTATTGATAAGCCATCTATTTTGAATGATGGTATATGGGCAATTCCATATTGTGAGAATAGTCAAGATTTTATAAAACGGTTAGCAGATCTCACTTCAACAGTAGAAATTAAAAAACCTAAGATCATTTTTTGTCATCAAGCGTTTAATGGGTTCGCTTACAGTGTTCGAAGTGGGGTTAAAGAAGAGAATGGTGTTGATCTTGAGAAGGTCAAGTTTGATGGTTGTAAGGTTATTGCAGGTCATTTTCATTCATTTCAAGAAAAAGATGTCATTGTTTATCTTGGTACACCATTTGCCCACACTTTTTCTGAAGCTAATGAGAGCAAAAAGATATTGTGGATAAAAGATGATAAGTGGGAGTATTTATCAACTGGAGATAAAGTTCCACGATACTGTATTTTTGATACTAATTTTAATGAATTATTGGGCGGTAAAAAGTTTGGATATAAGGAAAACGATCATGTTAAGTTTTTGATATCTGATAAAGAGGAAAATTGCAAAAAAGTTACGAAGGATTTTTTAGGTTCTTTGATGGATGAAGGCAAGATTAAAAAGTGTGACAATGTTTATCTTCAATATAGTTTTTCTGATCATCAGGTTGATATAAATATAGATGAGAATCAATCGGTGATTAGTATGTTTGAGGATTATGTGAATATTTATTTAAAAGACAACAAATATAAGGGTTTGATTTTGAAGGTAGGTGTGGGGAGGTATTTGAAAAATGCCTCTTTATAAGTATGAATGTGCAAATTGTAATACGATTTTTGACAGGTTAATAACCCCACCATCACCTGCAGTTGCCAGATGTTTTAGTTGCGGTGGGGTAGCTCAAAAACTTTTAACGAGGAGTTTATCTCCCACAGTGAAAGTTTTGTTGGATAAATACAGAAAAAAATCGGTATTAAGAAACATTAATAAAGTCATGAAAGACAGGTCTTGGAATCATCAAAAGAAATATGAAATAGGGGGGATGATTTCAAAATATGGTGTTGGCTACTTGAAGAAAGTGACTAATTTTTTTGATAAGACAACTGGGTTGTTAAAAAAAGATAAAGTCAAAAACGATGAAGGTGAGTTATGATTAAATTAAAAGAGTTGAAGATTTTGAATTTTTTGTCTTTTAAAAAGTTGGAGATGAACTTCGAGAAAGGTATCTTCCTTATTGATGGTTGGAATTACGATGAAGATACGGCTAATGGTGCGGGTAAATCGGCGATAATAGATTCTATTTGTTTTGCATTATACGGTGATCTACCTCGTAAGGTCAAGTTTGAAGAGGTTATAAATTGGGATGAATCTACATTGGATATGCAACTTTCTTTTGAATCTAGTGGTAAATCTTATTTTATTCATAGATCTCGGAATCCGAATGTTCTTAATTTTTATGTAGATACTAATCTTAAGAACGGTAAAGATATGCGGGAAACACAGCAGATAATAACTGAGGTGTTGAAAATAAGTTTGGATACATTTCTTCGTTCTGTTTATTATTCTCAAAATAATGATATTGTGGCACAATTTCTTTTTTCTAATGATGAGGAAAAGAAAGATGTTTTAACTGAATTATTGGATTTGCATATTTTTGATGATTGTTGTGAGAAGGTCAAAAAGGATAGTCAAATTTTTGTGGGTAAAAAGGATGGTATAATTAAAGATGTTTCGTACATACAAAAACAAAATAAAGAAAAAGAAGGTGAAATTGAAAGATTGCAGAAGTTATTTGATACTTTTGAAGAGATGAGGGAGATTGACGTTCAACGGATTAAAAAGCGGATTTCTGATTTGAAATCTGAGAAGATAAAAATTAATGCAGATTATAAGAAAGAATGTGGATTATCAGATACAATAGATATTTATTCTAACAAAATGGATGATTTGGAAAAAGAAATTGATTTAGTATTTGAGTCTCGTTTAAAAGATGCTGAAAATAAATTGATATCTATCAATAAAGAGTTGCAAATTTTGAGTAAACAATTGAAAGAGTTTGATTGTTTGATTGTTAAAGGGAAGTGTCCCACTTGTTTTCAAAGTGTTAATGATGGGGCTTTAAAAGATGTTGTTACTCCATTGTCTGAAGAAATAAATCAAAAGAAAAAGGAAAAGGAAAATCTAGACATTCAGGTGAGAGAATTTCAGAAAAAAGTTGATGAAATGTCTGTTAAGAAAAAAGAAGTTAATGAATTGAAAATGAAAATTATAACTTCACAAACTATTTTAAAGAAGGCACATTCTAGTCATAAGGATATGTTAAAAAATATTGATCGTCATCTTGATGATTGTGATAAACAGTTGTCTAAAGAAAAGGGCAATAAAAATAATTATGGTGAAATGATTAAAGAGTTTCGTGATAAGATTGATAAGGGTGAAAAAGAGGTGAAGGATAAGAATGAGGAAGTTAAGAAGATAACCAAACTTATGGATGTTTATTATTATCTCATTCGGGCGTTTAGTCGTGAGGGTGTTAAAAGTTATGTGTTTGCTAAGATTATAAATGAAATAAATCATTATATAAACGATTATTTGGTAGAGATATTTGATGCAAATATAAGTTTGCGTTTTGATATAGAATCTTTGGATTCGAAGGGGAAGGCAAAACAGAAAATTGACACTGTTTTGACTGTTGGTGGAGAACAGAGAAATATTAATATTTTGTCAGGAGGAGAAAAAGCTCGTTTAATTTTAGCTACCAATTTCGCTCTTTCTAAGATTATTTCAACTAGATGTTCAAGCGTCCCCAATTTTATTTGTCTTGATGAGTGTTTCACTGGATTGGATGTGAGTGGTAAGGAAAAGATGATGGTGTTTCTGAGAAAGTTAAGTGAAAATAAAGATTTTGTTTATATTGTAGATCATACGTCAGAGTTTAAGTCGCTTTTTGATGGGATATATAATGTTGAAAAACGTAACGGAGAAAGTAAATTGGTCGTATGATCAAGAAAGGGAAGTGGCGGTATGCTTAAAATAAAAAATAAAAAACAAAAAGTGGAAGAGGTTAAAATAAGCAAAGAAGAGTATGATCGTTTGAAGGATGTAGATGAAGAATATGGAGCGATGTTTAAACAGTGGAGAGAAATGGGGAAAAGGGTTGGGTTGGCGAATAAAAGTTTGATTATAATGGCTGGTACGTTGAAAACTGTGGATGGTTTATTGAAAGATAATTTTAATGTTTGGTTAAGTAAGACGATCAAGGCAGGGAAAGCGGTTATAACTGCGAAAGTCAGTACGTTTAGGAATGAAAAGGATGTAGCAGATACAATAGAAGGGGCTTATTTGCAAGCTGTTTTGGTTAAAGTAGCTCAAAATTCAAAAAATTATTACAGTGGTGGAAGTGATCTTTGTGAAATGTTTATGGGAAATTTGGATGATAGTGTACCGAAAGAAATAAGGGAAGTGATGAAAGAAGGGGTTCTTAAAGGTGCTGTTAAATTGGATAAGGAGGGGGAGGAATGAAATTAGATAAGGTACAAGCTGTTAAAAAATACCATATTGTTTATGCTACAATCAATTTAAAAAATTCTAAATTGTATATTGGAAGGCATTCTACCGATAATTTAGAAGATGGATATTTGGGTAGTGGGAAGATTCTCAATAAGGCTATTAAAAAATATGGTAAAGAAGTTTTTGCTATTGATATTTTGGAGTTTTATGATACATTTGAAAAATGTTGTAAAGGTGAAAAGTTTTGGATTCGTATGTTTAAAATGCCAAATAAAATATCAAATGATGTTTATAATATTTCGGATGGGGGGGAAGGGAATTTGGGTTATACTCATACAAATGAAACTAAATTAAAGATATCGGCTCCAGGTGAGTCTAATCCTATGTTTGGTAAAAAGCATAAAGAGAGTACAAAAGAGTTGATAAGAGTTAAAAGACTTAAAAATTTGGAATCTAAAGAATTCAGAACTAGGATGATTAAAGTTCATGCTGATGTGTCAGGGAATAAAAATCCTTTTTATGGCAAGCATCATTCTGAAGAAACAAAGAAGAAGATTGGTTTATCCAATATGGGTAAAAAGCGTTCCAAAGGAATTCTACAAAAAATTGAGATAAATTGCATTGGATAGAGTATCACTTACTTTAAGTTAAGGGTTTATTCAAATGAAAATTAATATTCTTAGTATTGATCAAGGTTCAAATTGTGGATGGGCTGTGTCTCGAAGTATTTATGGGGTTTGGGATTTAAGAACTAGGAAAGATGAGTCTCAAGGGATGAAATTACTTCGATTCAGGGCTAAATTGGAAGAGGTTTGTTCTTTGCAAAAAATTGATTTGATTGTTTATGAGCGCGTGGCGGGATTTCATAAAAGTTCGATTATTCATGCGGCAAAATTAGTGGCTGTTGTAGAATCTTTTTGTGAAAAAATGAATATTTCTTATAGGGCATATTCAGCAACCGAAATTAAGAAGTTTGCGACGAGTAAGGGTAATTGTAGTAAGCAGGCAATGATTGACGCGGCAAAAGAAAAATTGGGATACAGTGGAGATTCTGATGATGAGGCTGATGCGATGTGGCTTTTGGAGTTGGCTTTACATGACTTGAAGTTGGGGGATTAAAGTGAAAAAAGAAAAAATAGAGGAAATTTTAGAAGATGTTAATGCACCGAATTCTGTTTTTAATGTTGTGACTTCAGATATTTGGTTGTCTGAAATGGGGTATTTGACAGAAAATTACCTAAAGGGTTCGTTGAAATTGATTCGATTGATTGATAGGGGGGTTAAAAGATGTGAATTAGATTATGATAAAGGAAAGAATCTGATTAAGTGTACTTTGAAATTGTCTTGGTTTTCTTATTGGTTCAGAAGAAGTAAGCTCTATAATAAAATACTTATTTTTTGTGAGAATAATTTTGTTGAACAAGATGTTGATTTGAAATTTATGAGGTATAAAAAAGAAAGCTATGAAAGAACTCAAAGAAAAAAACGAAAAGAAAAAGAAGCAGAGGGGACGCCCCAAGGGGAGTCTGGGAGCTCTGTCGAATGAGATAACACCACAATTTGCTGAAGAATTGTTTAGGTTGTGGCTTAACGGCAAAACTCTGCATGATATTGTGCATCTTTATATGGGTGCGAATAATCGTCGTCCTCAGTTCAGTTTGGTTAAATTGCAGAGTGTTTATAGGGAATATAAGTGGGAAGAGAGAAGAAAAGGTATTGTAAAAGAAATTATGGAAGCGAGTGATAAGCAGATTATCATGGATAAGCATAAGCAGTTGGTTGCTTTATCTATGATGTTGGAAATAAACACTCGTAAGATAGAGGAAGTTTATAAAGAATATGTGATCGATCCAAAGAAATTTTTTAATAAAATTGAGAAAGATAAAAAAAGTAAAAAGGGTAAAAATAGTGGTCACTTTTTGTGTGTTGTTGATTCCATGGAAGAATTGAAATCACTTTTTGATTATTATAAGAAAATAACTTCTCCAGAAATGGCAGAAAATGGTGTGGTCACTCCTGGACTTTCATTTGTTCAACAGAATGTGATGCTTCCTCAGCAGAACAATACAGTTAACAATAATGTTCAAATAAGAGACAATAAATTGTGCTTAGATAACCCTGAAATAAGAGGACAGTTTTTTAATTTAATAAAGAATATAGCTGATTTGCGTGCTAATGGGGAATCTGAGAAAGAACCTTTGTTGTTGGAAGATAAAGATGACAGATGATTTAGCTAAAATGTTTTCTGAGGCTGAAGATCCATTTTTAATGGGTTTTGAAGAAATTCCCAAGACAAGGGAAGAGCTGGACAGTTATTTGAGGTTTTATTTTGGTGTTTATCTAGCTTCCAAACCTATTGAAGATGGGAACTCTTCTCCGTTAGATTTTGCGTGGGACATCATAAGTTCGATGATGGGGTATAAAAAGAACCCAAAATTAGAAGATTTTAATTTTTTGGGTATTGCTTGTCGATCAGGTCAAAAATCTTTGTCTTGTGGAATAATTGAGGCATTTGCTCTTAAGCATGATAGGTGGCGGGACTATTTTCACATGGCTTCGATTTTTGATCAATCAAAAGTCACTTATGGATATGTTCAAGATATTTTAAATAAAAAATATGTTGATGCAGTGGCTGTTAAAACTGTAATGAGTGAAACTATTAGTAAAAGTGGGAGAAAATTAAAAGTTGGAACAGGAACAATTCGTGCAGTTAACTCTTTCCATGGTAGCGTCATTCAAGATGAAGTTGATTTGACAGATAAAAAGGTGTTTATTGAGTCAAAAGGTATGTTGTCTCCAGGTGTTGGAAATAGGAGTCCATTGAATGTTTGTATAAGTACACGTAAATTTGCGTTTGGTAATATTCAGGGTTTACTTAAGAAGAAAGAAAGGGATTCTGATTATCCGCTGAGAGTGCATCGGTGGGGTGTATTAGAAATAACAGAAAAGTGTTCTGATAAAAAATCTGGAGAATTGAATAGCGAGCTTTATGTTGATGAAGAAAGGTTGGTGGCATTAAATCAATTTGAGTATGAACGGTTGACTGAAAAAGCAAAACTTGAATACATGCACTACCCAGCTTATGAAAATTGTTATAAATGCGGTATTTTTTCATTTTGTTTGAGGAGATTGAAAAATCAAATAGAAGATAACCCATATTTACAACCTATTGACGATATAAGGAGACTTTTTTTTACTGATGATAACGAATTTTTTAAATCTCAAAGATTGAATAGAAAACCGTCAAAGTCGGGTTTAGTTTATCCAGATTTTGAATCGTCCATTCACCTTGCTTCTTATGAGAAAATATATGAAATTTTTTTAAAGGAAGAGTATACAGGGGAGGTTGATCTTGAATTGGAAGATATGATTGAGTTGTTTAAGAAGCACAAATGCAAAGTGTTTGTTGGTTTGGATTTTGGTTTTAATGTGTCGGTGGCGTTGTTAGGCGTGGTAGACGGTCGTGACAATATTTATATATTAGCAGAGTTGGTTTGTAATTTCAAGTCCGACGCTGAATTTGCTTATGAAACAAATATGAAGTGGGGGCATTTAGGTGTTGATAGGGTTTTCCCTGATATTGAAGATCCAGGTGCTATAAAAGAATTTAAGAGATACTTTCAAGTTGTTGATGCTGATGTACAGCCATATTCTAGGATATCAAAGGATGTAAAATGGGGTATTGGATTAGTTAGAAAGCATATGAGAGTCCCTGGTACGAATAGAGAGACTAAGTTGTGGGTACACGTTTCTTGCGAATTAGTGACTGATGAAGTTATAATTTATCGCCGTAAAATAGACCCTGAATTAGATGAACCAAGTGATCAAATTAGAAAAAAAGAAGATCATGCGATGGATACATTGCGTTATCTTATTGTTGGGATATTAGGGATGTACAGAGTTGGTTATATTTTAATTGAAAATGAAAAACCTGTTTCTAAAAAGATCTATTCTGGAGAAAACCCTAATAATATTGTTCCTTCTGTGGATGAGGTGGTGTCTGCTGCTGGCGGAATAATGGGTGAAGTTGGTCTTGATAGTGGAAAAATCGTAGGGAAAAGGGCGAAATTCACTCTGACATAAGTGTGGGTAAAAGTTTTTAGTTGAATAAAGTATACTTATTGAAATAAAGGAGATTGATATGACACTGCATTTTACTTTGTTAAATAAGATAACAGCTTATGAAGATACAACTGCTACGGATTTTCCAAAAGAAGTGATATTGGATTATCAAAAGGAAATAGAGAAAGACTACACTCAGTACGCTTCTGAGAATACTACGAAGGTTGCAGCATTATCAACAAAAGTCATTGAGTTACCTGCATCACCGAGTAATCTTTTGTATGTTTTAACCGATACAGAGATTTCTATTCGATTAAATGGTGAAGTTGATAACAACAATTTGTTGGCTCCGAGCGTGCAAGGGGTAAAAAATGGCATTTTTGTTAAAAGAGGGGCGTTCACTTCTTTGTCTTTTAATAATGCTACATCTGATGATGCGAATGTATCGTATTTTATAGGAGTTTAAATATGTCAAATTTTTATGAAAGAAATAAGGGTATGGGGAAAAAGGTTGGCCAGTTGGTTAATCATGTAGTGGATGGTTGGCTTTTGAAAGCTAAAAGAACTCTTGATTATACCAATTACATGACATTAAAGCGTAAAGCTGTTTATGTCAATGATAGTTTTATCACTAATCAGGGGATTTTTCAGGAAAAAGCCAGTATCATTCCTTTTGATATCTTACGTCAGGTTGCCCAAAGAGATATGGCTGCATTGGCTGTTATAAATAAAGTTGTAAATCGTGTAGCTGCATTTTCTAGACCTCAAAAGGATAGGTTTAGTATGGGATATGTTTTTGCACCAAGGGATAAAAAAGAAAAATTGACTGAAAAACAAGATAAAGAAATTAAAGGGTTGTATGATTTTTTTACTTACACGGGTTATACAGACGGTAGAGATAAAGCGGATATACGCAATTTTGATGTTTTTTTACGATTGTTGACATGGGATTCGTTGGTTTACAATCAAATTGCAATAGAATGTGTGGCTCAAAAAGGTGATGATAGTAAGTTGGGATATTTTACAAATGTTCCTGGAGGTTCCATTCGTTATTCTGTAAAAGATTTGAAGAATAAAATTAAAACTCTTGGTGGAATGATATTCAATCTTGATAACAGTCCTGAGAGACAATTAGTTGTGGATGATATGGAGAAAGAAGATCTTGCTGACATTAAGTATGTGCAGGTCTATAGTGGTCAAGTTTTAGCTGTTTTCACTGAAGAAGAGTTAATTTACAAGAGTAGGAGGCCTAGCCTTGAAATTGGATGTCAGGGGTATCCTGTTGGTGAATTGGAATTTTTAGTCAACACTATTGCGAATCATCGTGTAGCAGAAATTCACAATGAAGTTTATTTTAAACAAGGTCACTCTTCAAATGGTATTTTGAACATTAAAGAAGAGATGACTGAAGAAGATTTACAGGGTCTTAGGGTTTTGTTGCAGAGGCAAGCCAGCGGTGTTAGGAATGCCCATCGACAATTAGTGACAGCTGCCCCTAAAGGCATTGAGTATGTTCAAATGTCAAATTTGTCTAATCGTGATATGGAGTGGCATGAATGGATGATGTATTTGATTAAAATGATTTGTGCTGTGTTTGGTATGAATCCTGCTGAAATTAATTTTGATATATCAAAAGATACAACAGGTTCGTTGGGTGACAGTGGAAGAAGAAATGAGATAGTTCTTAAGGATACTCGAAATAGTATGTTACGTCCACTTTTGAATTGGATTGAGGATATTATAAATGATGATATAATGCCTAAGCATGATAAAGATTTGGCTGAAAAGTATATATTTGAATTTGTTGGTTTGGATGCAATGGATGAAGATCAAGAGTTGGATAGAATAAAGAAAAAAATTACTGCCATTTACACTATCAATGAAGTCAGAAGAGAGCTTGGCATGGAAGATTTGGAAGGTGGAAATATTATATTGGATTCTATATTTTTACAAGGGAAACAGCAAGATCAAATGGGTGAAGAAGGTGATGTGGGTGGAGATTTATTTGGTGGTGGAGATCCGGAGGATGAAGAAACGGGTTTGGGGGGTGAAGAAGAAATGGCAACTGAAGAGGAAAAGGTTTCGGATGAGGGTGTGGATTTGGGTGATGTTTTTGGTGAAGATAAAGATAAAGCTAAAAAATCTTTGGAGAAAGCAAAAAAAATGGAGATGAAGAAAGCAAAAGCAATTCGAGTGGAGTGGTGGAGATAATATGGCAATTGTTAAGATTAAACTTGAAAAAGGTGAATGCATTCACGATGTCAAAGAACGGTTAAGTAAGGCGTTAAGTGATGATATAGTCAATTTATCGAAGGAATCTTATAATGATCCATTGATGGAAGGTTTGATGGAAGAAGCAGAGAAGGATTTTTCAAAAATTTATTTGAGTATGATGAAAGAAATTGTGGGGATATTGAAGGATGAAGTTTAATGAAAAAGGGTTCAAAAATATAATATGCTTGAAGAAACTAAAGTTTAGGTTTTTAAGAATAAATGCAACCACTAAAGACACTGTGAAAGTGTAATTATGATTATATCTGATGAAATTAAAGAAAAAATATTTGATGTAATAGACAGCCATTTCAATGGTATTTTGATAAAGATGGGAGGTAGGGGTGCATTGAGTAGGGAGCAGATTGAAGAGTTGATACAGCGAGGTATTTATTCGTTGGAAATTCCAGTAGGGTTGGTTGAGGATGCGTATTACATCGGACGTCTGAGACCCACTGTGAAACTTCCAGATGCGGTAATAGATGACATACGACTCGCTAAGTTGGCATTGCCAATGTCAGACACTGAAAATTATGCGTTGAAATATGTGAAAGAATCTGTCGGTGAATACGTAACTAAGTTACAGAATAATTTTAAGACCACTGTATCTCAAATTATTGGTAAACAAAATCTTATGTATAGAAACAAGATTTTAACGGAAATTGTTCGTCCCACAATTGTTAGTGGAATAATCAAGAGAAAAACGGTTGGGGCAGTTGCTTCAGAATTAAGAGATAAGACAAAAGATATGTTTCGAGATTGGCAGAGGGTGGCCGAAACTGAAATGACTAATGCAGTAAATTACGGTGCTTATGATGCTATTGTTAGGCAAAGTGAGGAAAAGGGTGAGAAGTTGAAAGATGTTTATGTTGCGAAAATTGTGGTGATGGACAATGCTTTGTGTCCTCATTGTAGAAAGTTTTTTGTTAGTGGAGATGGGTCACCAAAAGTTTATCCTCTCTCGGAATTGCAGGCGAATGGGGATAATTATGGTAGGAAAGCTGTAGATTGGAAACCTGTAATCGGTTCGGTTCATCCTCGGTGTCGTTGTCAATTAGTGCACATTCAAACAGGTTGGCAATTTGAGCCTGGCACTCAAGAGCTTCAGTTTGTTGGAGTGGGAAAAGAAAATTATAAGTAAAATAGTTTTTTATTTTTGTAAAAAAATAAAGTAAAAGGAAGGTACTATGAAATTACAACAAAAATTAAAACAGATTCAGCACAAAATAGATTTAGTTAAATTGTATAAGCTAGTTGAATCATGGTCTAAATTCCCGATACATTTTCCTGATGAAATTGATGAGAAAGTTGCGAAAGAAGTGGTTGATGCATTGGTTATTTTTGCCAAAGAGAAGATCAGAGAAATAGAAAGTGAAGAAGATATGTTGGGTGAAGAAGGTGTTGTGGGCGATGAAAAAATAAGGTTTTATGATTTTTCTTCGAGAGAAATCTTTTGTCTTAAGAAGTTGGCTGAAAAATTGGTGGGATTATCTTCGGAAGATGATACGAAAAAAGGTGGGGCGGTTGAAGAAAAGAAAAAAAAGCGGGGAAGACCTAAAAAAGATGGTAAAAAAGATGGTAAAAAAGATGAAATTGATAACAGTCGATTCAAGGGTCTTACAGTTAAGTTGATATCTTTAAGCAACCTTAATCCTAGTGTTGCTGAGAGACCAGTATGTGCGTATGATTTATGTAAAGTGATAGGTGTTAATCATGATATTTTAACCATTCAACATCAGTCGACGGGCGATGTATTTGACGTCCCTGTGGAGGATGTAGAATAATTATTATCAGAAAAGGGGAAGCCATGAAAAAAGGTTTTGATCCAAAAAAAGGCAGTGTAACTAATATTAGAAAACCATTAAAGGCTCAGACACCATCACCTTTTATGGATCTTAGTACTGCGGTGAAAAATGAGGTAAATAAAACTGCTGGTGTTTTAATTCAGCAAGTCAGCATTCTCAGTCGTGCGAATTCTTTGTTCAGGCAGTCGCTTGAGGTTTTGCAGACAAGTGTTGATGTTTTGAAAAGACGTTTGAATGAAAAAGGTATTTTAAGCGAGGAGGAATATCAGAAAGGGTTCGCCATCTGTTATTCTGACCTTCAATTGGCGAAGATGAAAATCAACGAAGAGGCGTTAGATGGTAGGGATGGCGTTCAGGACAGTGATTTAGAGGCAGAAGATGGTGATGTTGTTATAATGAAGTATGAGGCTCATATAAATGATGAAGAGTTTGAAGCGAATAAAGCTGACTATTATAGGCTCAAAATTGGTGGTCCGGAGAGTTGGACAGAACTTGGTGCATCTTTGATAGGTAAGAAGAAGGGCGAAAAGTATTCAATTAACTTTAAGTTTCCCGATAATGAGATTCGTAAGGACATAGCAGGGAAAGAGGCAATATTTGATGTTGAAGTTTTAAAAGTTAAAAAGAAAATAAAAGTTGAGGGTGACAATGAGAGTGGTAATTAACAGAAAAGATTTGTTATCTGTTCTTGGGGAATTGAATAAAATAACAGTTGGTAAGGCTAGGAATTTGATTTCAAAGTGTACGACTTTTTCAATCAATGACAATAAGATTGAGTTGTTTGCAGGAAATGCAAGGGTTTATAGAGAGTTTACTCTTGATTGTGTGGAAAGCGACATTCACAGTTTTTCTTTTTGTGTATTGACTGATCTGTTGTTACGATTTTTAAGATTTTGTAGAAATGAAGAGGTTGTTTTTGAAATAGATACTCGAACAAAGATGTGCGTCATTAAGGAGGATAACACTGAGTTTTTGGTTTATTTTTTTGAATTGGAAAGTTTTTCAAATTTTAATCAAAAAAATAAAAAGGAAGGGTTGTCATGTTGGATTAAGAATGACTTATTCAAAGATGTGGTCAGTTCTGTAATTTCCATTATTGGTGATGATTATGGTTTTGATTGTGTGAAGTTTGATTTTGGTGAAACTATCAAAATAATTTGCACTGATGGTGAGAGGATGAATTGTGGTGTAGTAAAAGATATTATGCATTTTGATTTTGATGGTACCGTTAGTTTTACATTATCATTAAAGAATGTCAATGATATGTTGAATTTTTTGAATTTTTGTAAGAATGACAGTTTGTTGAGAGTGATTGTTCATGACAATCAAATTGAACTTTATAATGAACAAAATTGTTGTAAAATAAAGTTTTGTGATGACTCGAATTGTTTTTTGTCGTTTGATGACCTTTCTTTTAAGTATCGGGAAGAGTTCGGCAAGATGATGCTAAACTGTGATGATTTTTATCGTATGTTGAAGAGGTTCTCTATTCTATATGAAAAAGGGTTTTCGAAAGTGGTATTTGGTATGGAAAGATGCAGGTTGCAAGCCAAGATCAATCATCGAGCCTATGGGAGTATTAGTGATTCTATTCCTGCAATTTATAATTCTAAGACAAGTCCGGTGTACATTGGGTTAAATCCTTATTATTTAATGGATGCAATTAAAAAGAGTGTGGGTAAAGGGGTAACATTATACTATAGAGACAATCATTCCCCTGTTGTTTTTGATTGTTGTAAAGAAGATTATGAAACATTTTCTTTAATCATGCCAATGCAAGTGAGTTAATTATGAAGACAAAAAAAAATTTTTGGGAAAGTTTATCTGTTTTTTCTTCTTTATCTGGAGTGAAGGAAGATATGAAAGATATTGAGAATAAGTTGAATGTTTTAAATGAAGACATTCAAGTAAAGAATAAGATCATTGAGGTTTTTCAGACTCAGCTTTATAAACGCGAGAATATGTGGAAGAATATCGTAAATGAAAAGCAAGATATGATGGAAAAACAGGCTGAAATTATCAATAATTTGGAGGGAACAGCTTTGATGTTTTACAATGTTTTGTATAAAATGAAAGATGTGGAGAGCGTGGAAGAGGTTGAAGATATTTTGGATAGTTACAGCATTGATTTTCAAGACATGCCTTTTGTTCAATGAGTGAAGTGATTGATATTTAATGGTGTTTAAAGAAAGTTTAAAAAAAACTTTTTTTTTGTTTTCATTGAAGTATAGTATGTTAACTGACAATTGAAAGGGGGGAGTGATGGGGGCATCATGGAGATCTACTATACCAGTCGCGTTTTATAATTTCACACCAGTTGTATCGTTTGGCAAATGTAAAGAAGAGGTCGAGTTGGAGGATAGGAATCTATTTCTTGATATAGAAAAGATTCCGGATAATAAGTTGTATCGTTTTTGGGAGGGTTTTTGTATTGATAGAAGGTATTCTTATGTTATAGCGGAAGGGTCTTTAAAAGATGAAGTTCGATGTAGGCAGGTTGAAAGAAAAAGCAAGGATATGGGGAAAACTGTTGATCAATTCTTAGCTGGAAAACAAACTAAAAAAGGTCATAAAGATTACTCTATTGGATATCCGGATAAGATATTCGGGTTTTTCAGATTAGATCGTGATTTAGAATATCTTAAAGCTGATGAGACTTGTTAGTTTGATAAATGATTGAATGAGGGACATATGTTTTTGTCCCTCTATTTTTGTATTGTGACTTTTAAAATATAGAAATTAGTGGGTATAAAAAAATAAAACATTTAGATATTGATGTAAGTATTTGATTTTGAAAGTATTTTTAATGACATAAAAAAAGTAAAAAAAACCTTTTCTTTTGTGGTAAAATCAGTATAATAAGGTTATAAAAATAAAAGGGAGGTAATATGAACGAAGAAATCAAAAAAGAAAAGTTGGAAGTTTGTTGTCATATTAAGTTTTGTAAGTCGATGGGTTTTGATATTGCGAAAATGTTTACTTCTAAAAAGAATGATTTAGAAAAGCTGGAAAGAGAGTGCCCGCCTTCCAAGGAATATCATGAATTTATGAAGTGGGAAATTCAACAATACAAGGATGCAATATGAAAACCATGGAATGGCGAGTTTGGAGAGATGGAAAAGTTGAGTTGTTGGATGAAGGTGGTGTTGTGTTTTATACGGCAACAGAATCGATACGGCAACGTATTTATGGGAAGGCTAAAAATATGTTTGAGGATTCGGCGGTTGTGTCTGTTAATGTTGAAGCGAATGTTGAACATTTGTTTAAGTGTAGGTGGAAAGATGAGGCATTGAGTTGTCCGGCATATTATTATGATAATGTTGTGTTTCGCACTTATGCGGAGGCATTTGAACGTGGCAGGAGGCTTCGGGCAAAGTATGGGAATGTCGATGTTATTGATTTTTGGGATGGCTTAGACTTATCAATTATTTAATAGGGAGGGATATATGACGGATTTACCATTAAAATTTAATGAACAATACTATTTATTTTTGGATGAATTAAGGGAAAGTGGTATAACGAATATGTTTGGTGCTATTCCATATTTAGAGAAACAATTTAATTTAAACAAAGAATTGGCGAGGGAAGTGTTGAAAGATTGGATGGAAACTTTTGAAGATAGGAGTTCAAAATGATTGAAGCTCGGCATGCAGATGAACGCACTAAATATAAAAGCAAAAAGGGTGTGATCATTGAAGTTAAGCCAAAGTGTTCTAAGTGTGTTATGAAGAAGTTGGCACCAAAACGCAAAGTTGATTCGGTGCTTTATCGTTGTAAGAGTGAATCGTTAGTGTATTATGGTTGGTTGCCTGCTGATTATGAATTAGAAATAATAAAAAAATAAAAGGGGTGATTATGGAAACGCTTGATATTAAGAAAATGTTTTTGGATGCATATGAATCGGCAAGATTTAGAGAGAATGTGTGTTGTAGATGTAAGTGTGAGGAAATAGAGCCAACACTTAAACAGGTGATAGAAGCATTGCCAGAAAACACAGGGGGAGAAAATGAATAAACAAATGGTGGTAGTTGGGAAAAGAATTGGTGGAGCATGGACGAAGCTCTATCATCCTCGTTACAATAGGGAGTTGTTGGGGCCATTGTATGTGGCTGATGAAATTCAGCGTATAAGAGAACGTCAGGCGATGGATAGTTGGAGATTAGAGTATTATTCAAGGTTTCAAAAACAAGAGGAAGTTGAATGAATATACATTCAAAGAAAGGTGATGAGGTTAAGTTTACACAACCGACGGCAGGCTATCTACCTCATCAAAAAATAGCTGCAAAGTACCTTGAGGTTCAAAAAGTTTATACGATTGAAAGAATTGGGGGGTATATGAATTACATAGATGAAAAAGTTGAAGAACTCCATGAAGAGTTCGGACTGTTTAGAAAGATAACGGCTATAACAGATTCACCAGCGTTTGAAGCCTTTCTCCGGCTGAAGATACAAGAGACTATCGAGAAGTGTGCAAAGGTGGCTGAAGATTTCGCAAAGGATAGCTTTGATGAACACGAAGCAAGCACATGTAGAGCTATTGCGTCAACCATCAGTGAAATAGGAGATTAATATGAGTTACATAGATGAGATAGTCAATGAAATAGATAAGAAGTTGACACACGGCTGTGAGATTGCAGTGTTTAAAGCCTTCCTACGTCAGAAGATACAAGAGACTATTGAGAAGGCGGCAAAGGTGGCTGAAAAGTTCGATATGACTACAGACGAACAAGGAATACATAGCGTGGTAGCAGCCATTCGTAAAATAGGAGATTAATATGTTAAACAAAGAAGTTCCATCGATCGAGTTGTGCAAAGCGCTTGAAGGGTTGGGGTGGGAACGTGAAGGGTTGTATTGGTGGAATCCTACTTATGATTCGCTAAACCAACCAGAAGACTATGTTCTGGAGCTAGAACCATTTGATGGCGATGCACTAATTGCCCCCACAGTTGTCGAGATGTTGGAGGTGTTGCCTGAAAGAGTCTTAAGATCAAGAATTAGTTATTATTTGTTAATAGAAAAAAGTAATGGATGGTTTATAAAATATCGAGATACAATGCCTGATGGTCTTTCTTGGATAATAGTAGATGAATCTTTACCAAACGCTCTAGCAAGAATGATAATATATCTTGAAAAAGAAGGTCACATTAAATTGGGGGTAAAAGGTGAAATTTAAAAAAATATGTGGGTGCGGTTATGAGACGATTGTTGATAAAGAAGTGTGGACAGTGTGCCCTGAATGCGGGGAAAGGGTTGACTGGGAATTTATCCCGTATTTGTTGAAGGAAACGATTGTAACATTGAAGGGTGAAAAGAGGTATGAAGGGAGGGCAAAAGATGGTCGTAAGAAAGTGATGATGGAGGATGACGGTGTGTATGTTATATATTTATTGGAATCTAATAAGTGTGTGGGGATGAAAGTAGGGGAAATGAAAAATCGTATAAAAGCTGAATCAATTATGATGAAATTATAAGTAAAATAGTTTTTTATTTTTTGATAATAAGGAAGTAAGGTAATGATAATTGATCTTTAACATCAGAACATTAAAAGGAGATAAAAATGATGAAATATGATGAATTAAAAGAACAGATAGTGGCTCGCCATCAGGAATTGAATCCTGTGGATCATATTGTTTCTTACCCTGAAGTTGAATACAAATATGATGAGAAATTTAATCGCCCTACGTTATTGACTAAGAAGGGCGAGTTTAGTCTTGATGAATGGGCGCATGGGCAGTTGTGTGGAAGACTCGGCATCCCCAATGGTTATATCAATAAATGTCCACCAGATTTAAAAGAAGATAATATCAATTATTTTCTTAAACATCGTTTGGGAGATTTGAAATTACGAACAATCAAAGAGAATCGGGTTCGCGCTGTTCTTACACCAAGCTACACGTCTATTGATGATTATGATTTAATAGATTTGATTCAACCATTTATGGTATCTAGAGAAATTGAGATTATCAGTTGTTATCATGGTGAATTGATGACATCTTTTCGTGGAGTTTTTGTTGAGCAAGAAAAAGTTGCAATAGAAATTGGGGACCCTACAAAAAGAGGGGTTATGATCAACAATTCTGAGGTTGGTTACATGGCGGTGCAGTTTAGGGCGTTTATGTATCGTTTAGTTTGTACGAATGGGTTAGTTCTTCCTCGGGATGTTGGTGGTTTTCATTTTAGACATCGTGGCAATAAGGATCGTATTTATCATACGTGTGAAACGATAGTCAATTCATTGGATGAACATCTTGAAGTTTATTTCAATAAATTTCAAAATTCTCGTGAAGTGAAGGTGAGTGATCCTTTGATGATTATTCAAGAAACAGTAAAAAAAGAGAATTGGCCAAAGAAGTGGGAAGACATTTTTGTGTCGGCTTATAATATAGAACCGCATGAATCTTTATTCGGGATTATCAATGCATTTACGAGAGGTGCTCAGAAATTGAAAATTCATCAGCGTGTTCAAATTGAGGAATACGCAACTGAGTTATTGAGAGAAGTGGCATAAGGGGAAATAGAGATGAAGAAGTGGGCTAAAAAATATGATAAGTGTTTGGAATGCGGAAGTGTCAAAAGGAAGCATCTGTCGTATGGTTTTTGTGCTCGCTGTTATTGGGTTAAGCGTAGGCAAAAAAAACTTCCTCAACATAAGTGGGCCAGAGATTATTTTTGTTGTGTTAAATGCGGTAAAACAGACAGTGTTTTTACTGGAAAAGGAATTTGTGCTAGGTGTAGGAGTGAAATTAAGAGAAGAAAGGAGGGAAAACTTCAAAAAGGTGGATGGGCTTTTGCATTTGATAAATGCATTAAATGTGGGACTATTGCTAGACCTCATTTGGCGAAGGGTTTATGCGATAGATGTTACAATAGAAGACATAGAGAAAAAATGGGGATTGTAAGTCATAAAGAATATAGGGAGTTATGTAAGTGGTCTAGGAGATATGATAAATGCGTTAAGTGTGGGGCAGCGCAAAAAAAACACAGCGGTAACGGTTTATGTCGTACTTGTTATTTTCAAAAAAATAAAGAAAAGACTTATGAAAGTAGAGAAAGGGGGAGAAGAAGGTTTTTAAATAAAGCGGAGAATGGAGTGTGTGAAAGTTGTAGCAAGAACAAAAAATTAACGCATAAAAACCGGACTATGTGCGCTTCTTGTTACACTGTATTTGCGCGAAAGAATAGGGAAAAATGGGCAAAAAAATTTGATCAATGTGTGGTTTGTAATTCGTTTGACAAATTTCATGTGGCAAAAGGTTTGTGTGTATGTTGTTATTTAAAAAAAGCGCGAAAAGAAAATCCAGAAAAGATGTCGCGGTGGAGAAAGACGTCGTATAAAAGAAATATTGCTAAAATTAAAAAGTATTATGGTCTTGTAAATTGGGGTAGTTTTGCGGATATAAGGTTAAAAATGCTTGAAATTGAAAAACAATATAAAAATAAAAAAGGAGGAAGAAATGAAGAAAAATCGAAAGGTGACATCAGAAGTGACGTCCGACGAATTCATGAATTACTTTTGGAAGTTATCACGAAAAGTAACAAACAAAGAGTTAACGCCCACTAGCGTTAATGCGGCTTGTAATGCGGGTAGAAATGTCTTGAAGATGGCATTTTTGAAAGAAAAACTTGCTAGAAGTAAACATTCGTCTAGCAATATTGTTTTGTAATTATTTGAATGTATAGTTGAGTTATTGAGAGAAGTGGCATAAAAAATAAAAGGTTTAAAGAAGTATAATAAATGGATGAAGAAAGCAAAAGAGTTGACTTTAGAGATGTTTTTGGAGTGGATTAGTAAAAACAGTTCTGATGATATATATGTTTGGAAATTATGGAAGGGCACTCCAAAAGAGTTTTTTGAGCAATTTGATGGATTTGTTATTAAGAAAAAAAAGACGGTTAAGGAGGGTAGTTATGGGAAGAATAGATAAACCTTGGGGATATGAAGAGATTTTGGTGCAAACATCTCGTTATGTTTTGAAGAAGATTTTTATTAAACGAGGTTGTCGTTTATCTTATCAATACCATAATAAGAAGGATGAGACAATATTTGTTTTGGAGGGTGAATTGATATTAAATTTGGATGATTCATACATGACTGGTCGCATGGGTTTTTGTAAAAGAATTAGATCTAAAAAGAAACATAGATTTATAGCGTCCATGAAAGGGGATTGTGTGCTACTTGAATGTTCTACCCCGGAATTAGATGATGTTGTCCGGTTGCACGATGATTATGGTCGTGATTGTGGTGAGTGGTAAATAAAATTAAAATTGTTTGAAAAAAAAGGGGAGGGATTATGGCAAAGATAAATTTTCCGAGTGGAATAACAGTAGAAACTGATTCAAAAGAAGAGCTTTTTGAAATTGTAAATTTTTTTGATAAATCAACTAAAAATGAGGCAAAAAATGTATTGCCAAAAGTCATTAAAGTTAAAAAAAAGGGAAAAACAAAATCATGTTTGAATTGTGGTAGGACATTTTACAAAAAGGGGAGAAGGTGTTTCTGTTCAAATATATGTTCTACTCGATATCATGCACTAAAAAGAAAAGTAGAAAAAGTGTGCAAATATTGTGACAAGATTTACAATGGGGGACCTAACAGTATCTATTGTAGTAAAGTGTGTTCGGGGAAAGCTATTCAACGAAAAAGAAGGAAAATAAAAGTGGAAGAAAAGTGTGCTGAGGTGGGACCCTTTTCTCCTGTTACTATAAGGAGGGCTGCGACTGGTGAGGAGACAAGAAGAGGTTCACCGGAGATGAAAATGATAGCGAAGGGAGTTTAATATGATTATAAATAAAAAAAAGTGGAATGAGTTTGTTGAGCGTAACCAAAAATTTTCGTATGGTAAAATGTTGGTTGATTACACTCGCGCTGTGATTAAGATGTTGGATGACGATGATTTATGCGATTTTGATATTGAAAAGATTTTTGATGATGCTAAAGAAGAATGTTCTAAATGGGAGATTGATATTTCTGATTTAGGTCTTTTTTTTCTATCAAGGGTTGCATTTGTTATATGGCAATGCCATGATAAAGGTGATTTTTTTGCCAAACAATGGAATAAATGGTTTATGACTAAAGAAGTTCCAGATCAACATATCATTTTGATTCAACCACGTGA